TTTAGTGCTCAAAACATTAGACGCAGGAAATATCATAGCTAATGGCGGTGGTGCTTATAAAGTTCTGACCGAGAAAAACGCTGTAGAAATTGTAGATAGAAACTTCGTTAACCAGGCCGGCGACACAATGACAGGTGTTCTCCGTGTTAATGCTCCAGTTCGTGCATTTGGTACGAAGCCTACATTAGCATCGCAGGTTCCTACTGCAGAAACAGTTGGCTTCTGGTCTGTCGATATCAATGATTCAGCCACATTTAACCTGTTCCCGGGTTATTGGACGATGAAAACTAAACGTCAGGTTAATATTGATACGGCCCAATCTAAACCTGCCGGTGTTTCTGATGAGGTATGGAATGCTTCTGGTTGGTTAACAGAAACTGGTGCATTTAGTTCTCCGGCTATTCGTTATCGTAACGAAGACGGTAGTTTTGGTGACGAGGTTCTCGGTACGTCAGGTCAGAAATTACGTGGTACTTGGTTTGATTATTCTGTTCGTGATAAGGAAGTTAAATATCCTGGTACGTTAACCCAGTTTGGTAATACATTGGATTCATGTTATCAGGATTGGGTGTGCTATCCTACAGGACTGAATGGCGGTACTATTCGTTATACACGTACCTGGCAGAAGAATAAAAACGCGTGGACTACGTTCTCTATGGTCTATACAGCGGATAACCCTCCTTCCGCTGAAGATGTTGGTGCATTGCCTGCCGATAACGCTACAATGGGTAACATTACAATCCTTGATTGGTTACGTATTGGTAACGTTCGTATTATTCCTGACCCGGTCACTAAATCCGTTAAGTTTGAGTGGATTGAATAAGAGGTATTATGGAAAGATTTATGGCAGAATTTGGACAAGGATATGTCCAGGTTCCTACATTATCTGAAAACAATGCTGTAAGGTATAAACTTAGTATAGCGGGTAGTTGTACTAAGTCTACCACAAAAGCATATGTTAAATTTCAAGATGGGAACTTCGGTTCCCAGAATTTTCAAAATGGATTAAACCTTATAGAAATCGATGTTAGCACCGAACCTAAAATAGTTGCTAACAAAACTTATAGTTTTACAAAAGATTTTGATGTTATATCTGAAGCTTTTATAACGTATATAAATTCTATACCAGCCAATAGAATAGTTTGTTTAATATCCTCAGGTAGATTAAATGCTTCACAAAAACTTATTGATTGGTTCCGTGCAGCAGGAAGCACTGCATTCCCGACTAAATGGCTAATAGACCGTTTTGAGCCGTCTTATTCAGCATTTTATGTTTCAGGAAGGAATGCTATAGTAATGGAACATGTGCTTTATAATGATGGGGTGCTTGTCGAAGATGTTTCTACTCCATTAGAAGTGGTATTTGACGATATCAGTGATGTTGGCGGTACAGGATATCCTGTCAGAATTGTTGAAGATGAAAACACTTATCTAAGCAATGAGGGAGATGAAATTAAGCGATTTCCTACAGAATCTCCTACTACCCCATTAACAGATTATAATATGAAACCAGGCGAATTCTTTTACCTTAAGTTTCAATTAATGTGTGACCAAGCTTTAAAAGACGTCGGGACCTCTCAGATGTCTGTTAGATTTTTTAATGCCTCAGGTGCTTTAACCGGGACAGTTAATATGGAAGTTCCTTCCAACGTTCCTGCTGGTGCATGGATGACATTTGAACGGGTAGTAATGGTCCCTGAAGGTACTACAGACTTTACCATTTATGCCAGAAAAACAGCTTCGGCTGGCCAAGGCGGAGTTCGAAATGTTATGTTCGGTGAGATATCTGAATCAGAACCTCAGCCAAAACCTGCTGAATTTGGTGTTAATGGTATTCGTATGAACTTTGGTACGGAAACTAAAAATATGGGTACTACCATAGCCCAGCTATATGATAAAACAGGCACTAAACCTGGCCAGGTTTGGGTCGCTGAATTTAGAGAAAAATATTAAGGAACCTTCGGGTTCCTTTTTCGTTTTCTACGACCATAAATATATAAAAGGCTATAACTCCCAAAGGAAACTCAAATGGCAGATTTAAAATTAGGTTCTACAGCAGGAGGTTCAGTATTATGGCACCAAGGTAATTTTCCCTTAACGCCTGTATCAAACGACCTTCTTTACAAAACATATAAAGTTTACACCGAATATAATAAACCACAAGCTGCTGATAACGACTTTGTTTCAAAAGCAAATGGTGGCAATTACCAGAATAACGTGTATTTTGAAAAAGGTTTGACCTTTAATGATACTAATGGATACGGTATTAAATTAGGAGCAAGAACTGGCGGAGCCCCGTTCACAGCTTCTTTCCGTATTAAAGGTGCTTTTGGATATGAAACGGAAGATGGTACGCCGTTCGTGATATTCGACCCAAATACGGCAGTAGGTGCTAAACGCCTTATAGTAATGGGTGATTCATTATTCCGCCAAGTATATGACGAATCAGGTCGCGTATTCAGCCCAGGGAACACCCCTACTAAAGCTCAAGTAGGATTATCGTTAGTAGATAACGCAAAACAGGTCCAAATAAATAATACTAACATGCAAACAATGACCGGAGTACTTGCTGCTCCTAACTTTATTTCGCTGAATCCGGCCTCTGACGCAGGACACGTTCCTCGTTTTGACCAGATTGTTATTAAAGATTCTATTCAAGATTTTGGTTATTATTAAGAGGCATTATGGCTACTTTAAAGCAAATCCAATTTAAAAGAAGTAAAGTGGCCGGTGTACGTCCAACACCGGCCCAGTTGGCTGAAGGCGAACTGGCTATTAACTTAAAGGACCGATTACTTTTTACTAAAGACGATACCGGTGCCATCATCGACCTTGGCTTTGCTAAAGGTGGTAATATCGACGGAAACGTTATTCATAACGGTAACTACAATCAAACCGGTGATTATACCCTAAATGGTACCTTTACCCAAACAGGTGATTTTAATTTAACCGGTATTGCTCGTGTAACTCGTGATATTATTGCTGCAGGTCAGATAATGACTGAAGGCGGAGAACTTATTTCTAAGAGTGCTTCAACTTCTCATTTGAGATTCTTTGACGGTGCATCACGTGAACGTGGTATTATCTTTTCTCCTAATAATGCAGGTTTGACAACTCAGGTAGTTAATATCAGGGTTCAAGACTACGCCGCTGGTAGCGAAAGCACTTATGCATTTTCAGGCAGCGGCCTATTTACTTCGCCCGAAGTATCAGCATGGAAATCTATTTCGTCTCCACAAATTCTGACCGATAAAGTTATTACAAACGGGAAGAAGGCTGGCGATTATGATATCTATTCAATGGCCGATAATAGCCCATTGGCAGAAAGTGAAACGGCTATTAACCACCTTCGTGTTATGCGAAATGCTGTAGGAGCAGGTATATTCCATGAAGTTAAAGACAATGATGGGATAACCTGGTATGCAGGCGATGGATTAGACGCCTACCTTTGGTCATTTACATGGTCTGGTGGATTGAAAGCTGGTCATTCCATGTCGGTCGGTCTTCCGAACGGTTCTAAAGGATATTCTGAATTAGGAACAGCTTCAATTGCTCTTGGCGATAATGATACCGGCTTACAATGGTACCAAGACGGATATTTCTTTAATGTAAACAACGGAACAAGAACTTTCCTGAACGGCCCGGCAGAAACCACCAGTCTTAGAAAAATGGTTATGGGTTATTCTGTAAACGGTACCGATTTAACCACTCCTCCGTCGGAAAACTATGCTTTGGCGACGGTTGTCACTTATCATGATAATAACGCGTATGGCGACGGTCAAACTCTTTTAGGTTATTATCAAGGTGGAAATTATCATCACTATTTCCGTGGTAAGGGCACGACAAACGTTAATACTCACGGTGGTTTGTTAGTTACTCCTGGTAATATTGATGTTGTTGGTGGTTCGGTTAATATTGACGGCCGCAACAATGCATCTACTCTGATGTTCAGAGGAAATACTACAGGAAATAGTTCAGTTGATAACATGACTATCAACGTTTGGGGTAACACCTTTACTAATGTCGCCGGTGACCGCAAAAACGTAATGGAAATATCTGATGACGTTGGTTGGATGCATTATATTCAGCGTAAGACTGATAATAACGTCGAAGCCCATTTAAATGGTGGCATGAATGTAAACGAAAGCATCAACGTCGGTAAAGAAGTTAACGCCTCTGGCACTATTGCTGGTAATGCTGTCAATGCCCTTAGAATTTGGAACGATGACTACGGTGCTATTTTCCGCCGTTCAGAAGAAAGCCCTGACCTAGATTTGAGTTATGCTTCTTTTGCGGCAAACGGTTATATTAAATTCAGTGGACATGGTGCAGGTGCAGGTGGTTATGATATTCAATATGCACAAGCCGCTCCTGTTTTCCAAGAAATTGATGATGACGCTGTAAGTAAATATTATCCTATCGTTAAGCAAAAATTCTTACAAGGAAAAGCTGTTTGGTCTTTAGGTACTGAAATAGAATCTGGTACTTTTGTTTTACACCATCTTAAAGAAGACGGGACCGGAGGTCATACCTCAAGATTTAATGCTGATGGTACAGTTAACTTCCCGGATAACGTACAGATCGGTGGTGGTGAAGCTACTATTGCCCGAAATGGTAATATTTTCTCTGATATCTGGAAAACATTTACTTCAGCAGGCGACGTAACTAATATTCGCGATGCCATTGCTACTCGTGTTTCTAAAGAAGGCGACACGATGACCGGCCGCTTAACTCTTAAAACCAACTCGGATGCTGTTGTTATTGATTATCCAGCAGATGAAGCAGGTTATGTTAAGGGTAAAAAAGGTGGCGTTGATAACTGGTATGTAGGTAATGGTGGTGCTGATAACGGTTTAGCCTTCTGGAGCTTCCAATCCCAAGGCGGTATTAATATTAACCCTAATGGCGAGGTTAATTTTATCTCCACAAGGTGTTGCGATGTTCAATAGAAGGTCTTTGGGATACCCATGGTGCTTTGTGGACTGAAACAGGAAGGGCTATTATTTCTTTTGGCCATTTAGTCCAACAAAGCGATGCCTATTCTACGTATGTTCGAGATGTTTATGTCCGTTCTGATATTCGTGTTAAAAAAGACCTTGTTAAATTTGAAAATGCTTCCCAGAAGCTTTCTAAAATTAACGGTTACACTTATATGCAGAAACGCTGGAACTGACGAAGAAGGTAATCAGAAATGGGAACCTAACGCTGGTTTAATTGCTCAAGAAGTTCAAGCTATTTTACCTGAATTGGTTGAAGGCGACCCCAATGGTGAAGCTTTACTTCGTTTAAACTATAACGGTGTAATTGGTTTAAATACGGCTGCAATCAATGAGCACACTGCAGAAATAGCAGAATTGAAATCAGAGATTGAAGAACTTAAAGCATTAATTAAATCATTGTTAAAATAATAAGAGGGGCTTCGGCCCCTTGGAGGTTTATATGGCAGTTGAAGGACCGTGGGTAGGATGGTCTGCAGTAGTTAATACAGGACAAAATTGGATGGGCGGCGCCGCCCAGCGATTGAGAATGGGCGCTCCGTTTTGGATGAGTAATATGATAGGCCGTTCTGTTGAGGTTATTCATACCCTTGGCGCAGACCATAACTTTAACGGTCAATGGTTTCGTGACCGTTGTTTTGAAGCCGGTGGTGCTCCTATAGTGTTTAATATCACAGGCAACTTAGTATCATATACTAAAGATGTTCCATTGTTCTTTATGTACGGTGATACCCCTAACGAATATGTTACTTTGAATATTCATGGTGGTGTTCATATGTGGGGCCGAGGTGGCAACGGTACAGTAAATGGAAGCCCAGGCACTAATGGTGGTGACGTAATCCAAAATGATATTGGTGGACGACTTCGCATTTGGAATTATGGTGTGATAGCCTCCGGTGGTGGTGGCGGTGGTGCCGTATCATTACAGAATAGTTGGCCTGCAAATTCTACAGCAGGTGGTGGAGGCGGTCGACCATTTGGTCTCGGCGGCGGTGGTGTTAATTGGCCAGGCGGCAATGCTAGTTATGATGGTCCAGGTGGCGGTGGTAATACAAGCCAATTTGGCGGTGGCAATGGCGGTGATGCTGGAGGCGCTGGTGGCAATGGATGGGGTAATAACTTATCCAGGTCGGGTGGTGGTGCTCCTGGTAGAGCGGTATTCGGAAGTTCTCCTTCATGGGGCGCTACAGGCACTATCTACGGCTCTTGGTTATAATACGAAAGTATTAAATTATAAATATCTTTAAAGGAGAAAAGTATGGAACCAAAAGTAGGAATATCATTATCAGACCTACTTTTTGGACTTCTTGATAGAATTTTTAAAGATACTTCTTCCGGGAAAGTAGTTTTTTCCCGGGTCCTAGTCGTGATATTATTGTTCTTTATGGCATTGGTTTGGTATAAAGGCGAGTATATTCTAAACTTTTATAAAGAGACAACTTATGCCTCTTATACTGAAATGATTAGACAAGACCAGGACAATAGATTTAAAATTGCGGCTATCGAGCAGCTCCGAATAGTGCATTCTTCTTCAGGCGCAGACTTCACAGCAATATATTCTTTTAGACCAACCAACATGAATTATTTTGTGGATATGGTTGCTCCTTCACAGCAATATATTCTTTTAGACCAACCAACATGAATTATTTTGTGGATATGGTGGCCTACGAGGGTAAATTACCGGAAACGGTAGACGCAAAAAACACGGGAGGGTTTCCAATTGACAAAACGTCAATAGAATATATGGCGGGAGTTAACGGGAACTATCTACGAGGGTAAATTACCGGAAACGGTAGACGCAAAAAATACGGGAGGGTTTCCAATTGACAAAACGTCAGTAGAATATATGGCGGGAGTTAACGGGAACTATTTTGAATCAAGTACCCTCGTGCTTAGCTACCAGATTGTTCACGTAATTTCCTTAATTGATATTCAAGAGAGCTGATAATTTCTTTATTAGTTGCAATATACATATCACGTAGGAACGGCTTCAACCCTTCCATATTACCATGGATTGTCTTAGAACTAATATTCTTTATATATTCGTGGTCTAAGGCATCCCAAGCCGGTTGGTTGACATAAGTTCCCCAGTTGTCTTCCACCATGACATCGAAACTGTATTCCTTCCTACAAAGAAGAAAACACAATTCACGTATATGTTTTCATGCCCGTTTTTTAATTTGGATAACGTCTACTCCGGCTCGATATCGTTGTACTGGTATGATATCTTTGAATCAAGTACTGAAACTGTATTCCTTCCTACAAAGAAGAAAACACAATTCACGTATATGTTTTCATGCCCGTTTTTTAATTTGGATAACGTCTACGCCGGCTCGATATCGTTGTACTGGTATGATATCAAACCGGATTTAGGATTTCCTAGACTTTCGTCTATGTGTGGTCAAGCCGGGCAGGACATTAGGTCGAACACGTTAGAAATTGGAGGTATACATCATTAAGTAACGGTGTATATCTTCATATCCTTCATTAAATTGCTCAATAAGAGTTTCACGCTCATCTTCAGATAAAGACTTAAATAATTTGTTATAAGACAAACCATTAAGTTCCTTTCCATGTTCATTACGAATACCTAACTCATTCAAAAAGGCGCCAAACCGGATTTAGGATTTCCTAGACTTTCGTCTATGTGCGGTCAAGCCGGAAGGACATTAGGTCGAACACGTTAGAAATTGGAGGTATACATCATTAAATAACGGTGTATATCTTCATATCCTTCATTAAATTGCTCAATAAGAGTGTCACGTTCATCTTCAGTTAAAGACTTAAATAATTTGTTATAAGACAAACCATTAAGTTCCTTTCCATGTTCATTACGAATACCCAACTCATTCAAAAAGGCAATAAACTCATCACGACGTTGCATGATGTCTTCACAATCCGTTTTAATCAAAATGGAAACAATAGTAGCAATTTCGGAAACAATTTCAATTTTAGTCATAATATTCTCTTCAATTCAGTACGTCATTATCTGATAGGGCTATACTAACATATCCTTAGGGATTGTAAACATGTTCATAAACTCATCACGACGTTGCATGATGTCTTCACAATCCGTTTTAATCAAAATGGAAACAATAGTGGCAATTTCGGAAACGATTTCAATTTTAGTCATAATATTCTCTTCAATTCAGTACGTCATTATCTGATAGGGCTATACTAACATATCCTTAGGGATTGTAAACATGTCCCGTGTACGCATGCCTGTTACGGTATTCTCTAAGTTATGACTCATAGCCTTTACCCTTATGTTTCTGTTTACGTTTAGACTCTTTAAAGTTTTTCTTCTTGTCCTTATGAGTCGTGCTTAGCTACCAGATTGTTCACGTAATTTCCTTAATTGATATTCAAGAGAGCTGATAATTTCTTTATTAGTTGCAATATACATATCACGTAGGAATGGCTTCAACCCTTCCATATTCCCGTGGATTGTCTTAGAACTAATATTCTTTATATATTCGTGGTCTAAAGCATCCCAAGCCGGTTGGTTTACATAAGTTCCCCAATTATCTTCCACCGTGGCATTCAGTGCGTTTAACATGATTAATATGGGCTTCGATTGCATCAATCTGGAGTTGTTTAAGATTCATTAGTAAAGGTCCTCAGAGTAAAGTTCTTTTTCACTACCACCACGTTCAATACGAACCTGATTAGCATATGTTGCAATTATCATTGCTTCTTCACGAGTCCAATAATTACCATATTGGTCGACAAAGCCTTGGTCATCATCACAGACAAATCGTGTTACCAATTTATCTTCAACTGCCTTGATAACCGCACCCATATCTTTAGAGTAATGACGTGTCGCAGGAATAACCAGAGTTCCACCATCTTTTAACTTAAAACGGTTTGCAGCACATACAATTCGACGCTGGAATTTTTGGTCTTCACACCAATGGGCCACTTGCCAACAGATTTCAGGGACTTCTTTTAGAACATCCTCTTCCGTATATTCGGTGTAATCACCATAGGCCTGTAATTTAGCTGCTAGACTTTCAGGCGTCTCACGAGAAAGAGCTTTATCTAATAAAGCCAAACGGTGTTTAAAGGATAATTCTTTACCTTTTAATGGATTCATTTGAACCATCCTTTAACACGTTGCCAGAGGGTAAGACGTTTAACATGATTAATATGGGCTTCGATTGCATCAATCTGGAGTTGTTTAAGATTCATTAGTAAAGGTCCTCAGAGTAAAGTTCTTTTTCACTGCCACCACGTTCAATACGAACTTGATTAGCATAAGTCGCAATAATCATTGCTTCTTCGCGAGTCCAATAGTTTGAATATTGGTCAATAAATCCTTGGTCATCACCACAAACATGGTCTGATACAAGTTTATCACTTACCTGGTCGAGAACTTCAGCCATATCTTTAGAATAATGACGAGCGCCAGGAATAACCAGAGTCCCACCGTCTTTTAACTTAAAGCGGTTGGCTGCGCACACAATCCTGCGCTGATATTTTTCATTATTGTTCCAATGAGCGATTTGCCAACAGATTTCAGGAACCTCTTCTAAAACATCCTCTTCTGTATATTCGGTGTAATCACCATATGCCCGTAATTTAGCTGCTAGACTTTCAGGCGTCTCACGAGAAAGAGCTTTATCTAATAAAGCCATACGGTCTTTAAAGGATAATGCTTTACCTTTTAATGGATTCATTTGAAAATCACCTTATGGCCGTTATCTTTAGCAAATTCTTGAATTTTGGTGGCAGTTTCAATTAACTCGCCTTTATAATAGGATGATAATTTAATATTAACTGTTTGGCCCTCGCCATACGAAGTTATATTTACCTTTTCAATAAAAATAATCTCAAGAAATCGTAATAACTGCATACCAAATTCAAGATAAACGTTATCAATCTGGAGATCGAGTTGGTAAATTTTCTTAATACCGCTTACCAAAGCTACACGCTCGTCCCAATCATTACGTTGTTCTTCAATCAATTTAAGGGAATGACCTTCACCGTCCCAGTTAAGTTCCATCGGAATCATTTGAACCATCCTTTAATACGCTGCCATAAAGACAAAGGTGCTGATTGCCGCCATGAAGTTCTTGCGAATTCCCATAGAAGCTTCAGAACCACCACGGATGATTAAGTATTTACCTGCTTTAATCTTAACAATAGTGCCGAGATAAGCGCCATGGTACCAAATGTCCCAACCTTCTTGAGTAGGTTCTGCACAACGACGAAGTTCATTAACAATATTCAGCTTGTTCATAATAATTTCCTCAGTCAGTTAAATTGCGTTGGTTACGATTTTGATAACTTCAGATGATACGTTTTGGAAGTCGATATAAGTATTCTTACCACCGGTCTTAATCTTAACATCAAGATTCAAGGAAGTAAACACTTGTTTTTCTTTATCGGTCATATTATAACCGAAGATGCGCATCATGCCATCACGACGGACTTCAATTTGACGAATACCATTGGTACGTTTAGCGAATCGAACTTCAAGGTTGCTACGGTTTTCAGCAATTTCACGAATCTCGATACGGTCTTCTAATAAAGCTTTAACTTCATCAGCCAGTGTTACCATTTCAGGAGTAACACCACGTGAACTACGCGTTTTACGTTTTTCCAACATCTCTGGAGCATTTTCAGAAGCGAACAGGTCAGCAGCTTTTTGAACCAGGTCCATTGCTTCACCTGTAGCCACTAAACCGTCACCAGATTTTTCGATGAATCCTTTCTTAATCAATACACCGATGTTAGAGTTAACCACTGCTGCACTAAATTGCTCACTCAGGGCTTCACGGACTTCGCCTGAAGTGATGAAGTTATGCTTGATGATATGTACTAAGATCGAAGCAGTTTTTTCATTCAGGACGTCTTCAGAAGCTTTGATGATATAAGTAATTTTAGACATTTTGTATCTCCGTTTCAGTTCATTTATTTGATAGGTCTATAGTATCATGTTTAAAGCAGATGTAAACACTTTTTTGCACTAAACCCAAAAAAAGGAACCCGAAGGTTCCTTACTTTTTAAAGTGGGCTGCTATTAAACCTATAGCTAAGCCTGTCGCCAGGCCTAGGATAACAGCAAAGATACAGAGTAACAAGAACTCGACTCCAAGGCTCATAGAGCCTCCAAATCTTTAACATACTCAGTTACAACATCAGTGGTTTTCGGTCTTACCTTGGATAACCACTACGCCATCAATAACATCTTTGATGAATGTGGCTTTAGCCAATGCCAGTTTAAAAGCTTCTTCGGTTTCGATGATTTTACCATCAATACGTTTTTGTACAAAGGTCTTACGGACCTCAACGAAATCACGAATCAGTTCAACTGCATCTTCGTAAACCTTAAGTTTACCTTTTTCATTAATGACGGTCAGGTTTTGTGAACGACGTTCGATTAACCCGAAGTCCTTCATGAGTTTTTCGTGTTTCTTATCTTCATCAGTAGGCAATTCATATTCTTTACGAATCTTAACCTTGAAGCCGAAACCATTCTCATCACAATCATCATCGTATGTGATATACCCTTTGTCTTCCAGAGGGTCTAATATCTTGGCCACATATGTTTCACGGTCATATTTGTACGGGATTTCCGTGATATGCATTTGGGTTCGAGATGTGAACTTATACGTTCCACGAATCTCATAACTACCCGGTTCAATTTCAACAACTTCACCGCGGAATTCCGGATAAGCCACTTTGGGTTTGGTTACTCGTTTTTCCTGAAGAACTTGCAATACAGCTTTCTTAACAGAATCAAAACTATGAGGAAGAATATTAGTTGCATAACCAGTTGCAATACCGGAAACGCCATTAAGAAGAACAGTAGGAATAATAGGCAGATAAAAAGCCGGTGGCTTATGTTCGACATCCGCATGAACCGGAGCATATTCTGTGTCCTTATAAACTTTTGCAAAGTTACTTCCGATACGAGCAAAAATATAACGAGAGGCTGCAGCTTTTTGAACCAATCGGGAACCAAAGTTACCCTGACCATCTAACAATGGATAGTTGTTGTTCCATGTGTTAGCCATCAAAGCCCCTGCTTCCTGAGCAGAACCTTCACCATGGTGATATCCAAGGTCGGCTACGCCACCAGCAATAGAAGCGAGTTTGTGGAATTTTTCTTTATTACCACGAGCCATATCAAGACAACGAGCAACCACAAAACGTTGTACAGGTTTAAAGCCATCAATCATATTTGGAATGGCTCGGTTTTCGACAGTATACATTGCATAAGCCAATGCTTCATTGTCGATAATACTTTTTAAGTCACGACGAGTGAAAGAATCATCGTAAACATCTAAAGCCTGTTTAAAAAGGGTATCAATTACATCAGCCATAATTTTACCATACTAGTGAATGAATAGCCATAATAACATCGGAGATTTTTAATCATCTTAAGTAAACCGGCAGAAGTAGAAAGAATCCAGCCAATAAACAGAAAACTTAAGAATACCGGACCAGGGGTCCACACACCTAAAAAGAAGCAAACTGAACAGACAATAGCCATAATAAGTTCAATAAAAACTAGGATAATCATATTTTCCTCATTAGCGTCCGAAGACGCCTTTAGTTTTAAGATTGTTACGATAGAACTGCATCACATGTTCGTTATGGAAATTGCTCATTAGTACGCCTGCAGAATGAATTTAAAGTTATCAGCCAACATACGGTTCATTTCTTCCAGTGTCTGGAGATCGGAACTATGATTGCGAGTGAAAGCCATTGCAATTTGACCCTTACCAAAACCGGTAGTCAGAGGTTTCATTTTAGAAGCCGGTACATAAAGAACTTCATACACCACACCGTTCACTGCCATAGTGCGAGCTGATTGAGAACGTTTCTTACGAATGTTAGCCACGATACCATCGAGGCCTTGAGCAGAACGTTGATTACCGACATAAAAACGAGCCGCTACGACACGAGAATCAGCTCCACCTTTAACAAAGAAGTAGAAGCCTGGCTGAGCAGAGATTTCTTTAGAAGGTTTACCATTTTGGTATTCACCGTTCTTAACATAAGCAACAGTAGTAGCACCAGCAGACAGAACGTTACGGCGAGTCATATAAGTATTCATATCAATTTCCTCAGTAGATTAATGTTTTGTTATCCAGTCAACGAGAACCATTATAACATGATTCTCGAGGTTGTAAACTATTTTTGTAGCTGTTCTAAAATAAATCCGCTCGTATAAAAGGTAGCATTATAAACCTTGTTCAGTGGATTCAAAGCCTGTCCATAAGTATCACGTAGTTCTTTGATAACATTTTCATAGCTTACATAATAGCCGCTATGATAATACGGGTCCATACTCATACGAAATTTAATGAACCGATAAAAGCCTGTTTCCGGGTCTTGAACGAAAACGAAATCGGCGCCCATCATAATTTTTGAATCTACACCAGGAATCATACTTTGATTGAATGCCAGCGATGCATCCTGAAGGCTGAGTTGTTTAAAGAACATTACCTTAGCATTACCAAAAAAGATTTTAGACATGATAATTTCCTTATTCAGCGTCAACAGAAATAGCCATCAACTCATCAACAGTAAGGCACTGTACACTAGGACCTACACAAAAACGCTTAGTCGAATCATAAAGGTCTGTAGCATTAACAGGTTGTAATTCGGTCCCAACTTGCAAAGGAGAAATGCGAATCAGTTGTTGGCCGTTATGCAATACAAAGCTCTCACCAACTGCAACATCTTTAAAAAGTTTCATAATATTTTCCTCAGAAGTTAAAGAATACACGTACATGGTCAATCATAAAAACGATTGGGAAAATGCTCAATACCATTAACAACACAAACATGTTCCAAATTGCTTTAAGTAAGTTTTTCATAATCATCTCCATTAGTTGATAGGTCTATAGTATCATGATTAATGGAGATGTACACTGATTTATGCCAATTTCCACAACAATAAACTAAAACATACACAGATCACTGGGATACAGGCCATCCAAATAAGGCACCACGTTTTGCTACTCAAAACACCACCTCTTTTATCTCAATCAATCCCCTGTACAATGCAGTGCGGAGGTCATAAAGAATATCTATGCCGTCAACATTATCTAGTTTACCGTCGATAAGTTTTTGTAAATCTTCCTTTGATGCGATTAAGGGACGGAGAAATTTACATTCAGAAAGAGATAACTCTGTAGTAACATCATCACCTTCACCTGACGCGTCATACATAGCGGCAACAACCATACCTGTAACTTTGTGTTTAGCGTAATATAATTTGATATCCATTTTGTTTTCCTCATTAGTTGATAGGAAGATAGTAACACCATCCATGGCGTATGTAAACACTTATTTTAAATTATAAGGCGAGATACCAGCCGTTGTAATTGCTCTTACGGACTAGCTTTTTGATGGCTTCTCTGTCACCAGAGAACTTAGGAGTGAACAGGACATCGCCTGCCTCATTTACTGAAGTGTCGAATATGATTATACAGTCTGCAACTTTATGATTCAAGAGCGGACCCAGGTTAATCCCTGTTCCATAAGGGAAGTCACCCGAGTATCCTGTGGTGCAGGAAATCCACTTAGAATCTGATTGATGGGTCTTGACCTCTACACGAAGTCCACAATACATAGGATGAGCTAAAACATCCCATGCATAGGTATAAGGGTCGTCATGGTCTTCCAGACCACTGTTAACGTATCCTTTCAACCAATCAGCAACCATGTACTCGGCATACGTTGCAATTACACACCGAGTCAATACTTCTTTCTTATCTTGGGACGGGTCTTGGCTTAAGGAATACAATACGGTATCCTTAATCTTGACCTTCATTTCACCTGTTAAATCAGATGTCTTCAGGGTAAATGTCGGCATCGCTGCCAATCGGAGTAGTCCCGGGTTCGTCTTCACCATAAATGCCTCGAATATGAAGTTCACCGTAATAAATTCGGTCGTCGGGTTCTAAAGTATCAGAATCTGCTAAAGGAAATTCACCTTCGACCACCTCATCGCATTCTAAAAAAGCGTAATGAACATCACCAGGATGTTTAACGAGCTTAGCACAATAAACAGTACCTGCTTTATGGAACCCACGCAAATTAGAAATCTTGATATCACGTTCACCGACATTCAGGTAATTAATCATTTTACTCACCGAAATAAGAAATACGAACTTCTAAACAATGAGCATAAGCACCCATCGCGTCCAGTTGCGCAATCAGTAACCCTTGTTGACGGATATCAAGAGTTTCAAAAACACTGCCTTTAATAAACTCTTCGAGAGCATTAATTTTCAAAACCAGTTGGGCGTATTCATCAATTACACGTGCTTGGTAATCTAACATAATTTCCTCTTAGGAGGCCGAAGCCTCCGTTTATTGATTTAGTATTTGTATTCGTTTGCGAACTGTTCAGTGACGTCTTCCAGAACTTCATAATAACATACACGCATTTTAGCATCACCGTAATCGACCGGAATACTAACAACATCACGTGGGTTAACTTTACATGATACTACTTTACAGCTTGAGTTACCAAAATGACCGATATAGCTACGAGAGCAAACGTGCAGACCGCTTGAACAAGTTACTGTGTCGTCGTTATTTACACGTGAACGAGGCATTTTAACCGGTTTGCCTGGTGAGTTATCAAACGTACCGGTACGGCAGTCGGTGTAATCAGAGTTAACCACCTTCCACGCAATAAAGTGACCATCTTCAGTAATTTTGATGTCGTTTGCAACCAGGAAGTCGAACAAACGTTGTACAGCTTTTTCGCTTGGGTTTTCTAACAGGTTTTCAAGGAAAGGCAGGTAGAATTCAAAGTCTTCGCCATTTTCCATTGAAGCAATAATACGGTCAATCAACCCTGAACGCAATTCAACGCCTTGGTAAACCAGACGTCCACCTTCAATACGAACGTTGCCTTTAACAAATGCCTTAACGGCTTCTTTAATAGAAATCAGTTTAATCGCGTCATCAAAACGGGATTCTTTAAGAGCCTGTACGATGGCATCAAAATGTTTGTTCTTATTAGTGGTGTTCCATACTGTACGACCTTCAGTGATGGACACGAATTTAGAACTAGCATTCCAAATAATTTCAGGGCGAGAGCCGCCAATAGTAACTTCAACAGGAACTACACGAGGCTCGTTAGGAACCGTTACTTTGATATTTCCGGTAATAACTACCTGGGCCTGTCCAGCTCCATTAGCATTTTTCAGGACTTTACGAATGGTATCAACCGAAACACTATACCAGTCAGCTAGTTCTTGCTGGGTATAATTACCGGATTTATAGAGGGAAACTACTTTCTCTTGTTCAGATTTAGCCAGACATTTAATATTGTACATAATATTTCCTTAGATTAAGCCGCTTCCACGGCTTTCATGAATTTAACGATTTGAGCTACAGAAGCCTCGGTAATGGATGTTCCACGACGATACATGTAGTCCGAAACTAAATGGTAATCGGATTCAAACTGTACAGTCATTTTATCATTGTTGCTTGAAGCATTATTGGTTAACGTATTAAACGTATTGTTACAAATTCTCTTGGTGATATTCAATTTATCATCAGTGATATAACCATGGAAATTCATATAACGGAATATATCATAGAAATTGCTCAGACGAGTATATGTTTCAGACACTGGCTTGTCACTGAAATACTTAGTCATGAAACCAAGCTCAGGGAACTTAGCGATGATTTCAAGATAATACCTTGCACGGGTATTACTGCCAATATAATCATCAATATCTACAGCATCTAATGCTTCGGCATAAGCTTCTAACGTGGTTTCCATCAAGCATTCGCACTGGCCTAACTTTTTAATCTTTTTGGCAATCTGAGGGCGAATGATATGGAATTCGGTAGCACCAATCAAATTGGCCATACGGCACATGGTAGTGGTATTGATGTCAAAGATACCATAAGCTTCATCCATTCCCATGATATCAGAACGGCTGCCGAACAGCACATAACCTGTAATTTCTTCTGCTTCTGCAGCGGTCAAATACATGGTCTCGGTTTGCCAGCGCCCATCTTTAATGAACCAACGATAAGCACTTGGTGTTTTAGGCCGAGGTTCTGATGAACGAACAGTAACCGGAATCCATGGCTTAACAATTTTATTCAGTTCAGAGACTTTATAAAAATGAATTGTATCACCTTTAAAAAGTTCTTTAACCTTTTCAAGCTGCTGCATTTGCAACATTGAATTAGGGTCGACGAAAATAAGGTCAGTTCCGTATTTAGGAATATTGTGCTCTTTAACAATTTTCTTGGCTGAAGCAGAATTACTAAGTCCTGCTACTGAAGAAGTATTACCACTCGACTTAATTCGTTTCAAACGTGGGTCCATACAAACTTCGTAAACAACGCCTAAATTAAGAAGGTCGTTTTGAAGTGTATAACGCTGGTATAATTTCTCGTATGTTAATTTTTCAGTTGTGAACTGTTTAGTAATACCTCTTTTAGAAAGATAATCACGAGCACTATAACCAAGGTTAGAGAGGTCACGATAAACATGACGTGGATTATCGGATTCAACCCATTCCTTAGTATCATTTTTAAAGACCACTGCATCCAGTGCTTCGATACGGGTTGCAATATTTTCCATCGTGCGTTTATCAAGAGACAGCACTTCACGAGACGGAGCAATATCCAGTGAACCCATAGGGAACTTAATATAAACTACATCGTGACGAGTACGCATCCATGTGCCTTTATTATAAGCTGAATCTAATGGGTAGACAATACCACCATAAACAGCATAAAGACCTGAACGTTCGAAATCGCCATAACCTGTATCAGTTACTGGGTAGTAGTCTTCGAATTCAGGGAAATAATTAACTTCAACACCGTCAACATCCCCAAGACCAACAAATGGGCGCATGATATAACGAATTTCGGTTTCAAACTTACGGAAATCTGACTCATCTACAGGAACTGTGTCACCGTTATGCCATGACGTGATATTAAACGTTTCCGTATAACTGAATGGAGATTTTGAACCAAGTCCAAATCCACCGATGAAATCGTTAGAAGAGGTTTTAGAAGAAGCAAAATAAGAATTATACAGCCCCGGTTCTTCATCATTACCACGAATCTGGAAATCACTCATGCCCGGACCGAAATCACGGCATACGAAACGTGGGTCCAGTTTACCAGGAACCTGTACTTTCCAACGTTCTTTATTACCATTCAGAATATGAGCATCAATCATGTTAGTAATCAGTTCGCGTACTACAGCACGTACTTTATTACTATAAAGGTCTGATGACAGAATTTTAAAGACCTTAGGCGATGCCTGGATAGTAAAGCCTGTGGACTTAGCGCCATTACCAATGATTTGTTCTTTTTCGGTTTCAATAATCATATTTTTCTCAATTCAGGTTACGTTTAAAAATATCTGCCACTTCAAGGAGCTCGTCCTTAGTAGCGATGTCGTTGAGTATTTTATATCTAATTTCTTTAAAGCGTTCTTTAAAATCCTCAGCCGCATTGATATCAAAAAATCGCTGGATTAGCCGGAATTCTTTATGAACAGCTTTATCGAACAAATCGATATTGACTTTAAAGTTTGTCATTTTTAACTATCTCATGTTGAACATATTCTCTGGTAGAACCCAGTTCAGCCAGAATTCTTCTCATAGCACCCATTGTACTCTTGTGCTCCCGATGGCGATACATTATCTCTAAAACCTTTTCCTGGACCACAGGAGAGAGCGCCTGGTTATCTTTAATCTTTAAGGCAATAGATTTTACAGCCTTAAGGTATTCAAGTCCCTTACCGCTTGTAGTCACTATTCCTTCATCCTTACAATTTCGTATGGCAGTTTCCATAAAGGATAAAGCCAGGTTGTCCGTGTTTACTATACTGTTATCTTGCATAATCATATTCTCACCTCTAGATAATCCTATCATAACCACAGGTCTTTGTAAACCCCGAAAAGGGCCCGAAGGCCCTTATTAGTTTAGTTACTTGAATCGACCTTATAGACTTGTCCGCGGGTTTGGTAAACTTCGCCGTCCCATGTTTCGACTGTAATAGTCACGTATTCTGCAAACTGAGGTCTAGTATCAGTCCAGATATAACCGTGCGGAGTTGAGGGTCATTACCAAGGAGCATTTCAAACTGTTCTTTCCAATCTTCAGGTAATTGAACAACATCAAATTTAGGGTCTTGAATCATTCGACGGTATTCAGCCTTCTCAAGAGAACCTAGTCCTTTGATATAACGAATGGAGTGTTTTGGTAGAGAGTCCTTAGCTTTGGTATAACTAGGCACATCATAGAACCATTCTTGTTCTTTACCAACCTGAGCAATAATCACCGGAGTTTTACAGAATCGTACTCGGCCTTGTTCGAACAATTCAGGCCATTGACTAAAGAAGGCTAGCAATGATGGATAAATCGAACCAGTACCATCCACATCGGCATCGGTCATGATGGCGATATTACGATAGTTGGTTTTCTCTGCAGGTTCACCAATAACCAATCCAGTGATTGCACAGATATCAAATAGTTCCTTGTTCTTCATGATATCTGTTGCTGTCATTCCCCAGGTATTCATAACCTTACCACGTAATGGGTAACCGCCTTGAAGGTCTTTATTACGAACTTCAATGAAAGGACCCATAGCGGAATCACCTTCGGTTAGGAACAGGGTTGTATCAGCATCTTTGCCATATAAGTTAGCTTTAATATGCTTATGGACCTTGGCTTTAGAAGCTTTCTTAGCGGCTTTAGTTTCGGCGGCCTTTTCAGCTGCTAATTTACGTGCTAAAGCGGCTTCAACGATAGGCATAATCAACCCATCGACCTTAAGAATAGCTGTGGCAATTTTCTTAGCATCAATTTGGATATGATTACGAATCTCACCAAAAGGAGATGTTAAGCGCTCTTTAGTCTGTGAATCAAAACGCATGTTGCTCATATCACGAATGAACATCACCATCGTAAGGCATTCTTTAACACGAGCTTTAGTCACTTCAATTCCACGGTATTTCTTTTTAATACCTGGCAGAAGGTGCTCACAGATATCATCGAATACGCATTCAACGTGGTGACCGCCATTCTTGGTGTGGATATTGTTTACATAAGTCAGTTGACGGAACCCATCCGGAGAAGGAGTAAATGCCATCGAAACGTTATCAGTTTCTTGGATTACAAAGTCTTCACCAAATTGCTTAGCATACTTTTTAAAGTTGCCATCTACTTTTTTACCATTAAAAGTAAATTGAATATCAGGATAAATTACGGCCAGAGTTTGCAATCGGTCTAATGTAATATCCAGATAAATTTGTGACAGGCTATTTTCTTCGAAATGATTAAAGTCCGGAGTGAATATAACCGAAGTACCCTTACCTTTAGATTTCTTAGTAGACCAACCTTTGTTTTCCATTCCATTGGAACAGTTGACAGTAATCTCATTCTCACCATCAGAGGTGATGCCTGTGAACAAAACAGAGAAGATATTAGTTAAACTACTACCGACACCATTCATGCCACCTGTCTTACGCTCAGCGTCATCTCCAAAGTTACCACCTGCCTTTGGAATAGTCCATGCGGCTACAGGACCTGGAATCTGTTCACCGTTTTGGTCGGTAACCATTGCTTGTGGAATACCACGACCATTATCAGAAACCGAAACCTGGTTATTCTTAATTTGAACATCAATTTTGTTTGCGAATTTAAAATTGGTACGAATAGCTTCATCGACAGAGTTATCAATGATTTCGTCAATTAATTTAACCAGTCCAGGAACATAGTTTACCTGTGTAAAATTACCAAACAGGAATCGACCGTGAGCTTCATTAGCACTGGAGCCAATATACATCCCACTACGTTTTTTGATATGTTCAATGTCGGACAGTACTTTAATTTCATTCTTAATCATGTTATTTCCTCATGTAGTAGGAGAATATTATCCCATTTCACTTAAAGCATAAAAGGGCCGAAGCCCTTAATCAAATCGAATGGTCGACTTTTTAAAGAATAATCCAGAACAAACAGTTCCTTCAACCCTTTTACCTGTCGGACCCACAGCAATAAAGCCTGTACGTTGGAAATCATCTTCAGAACAGCCGAATAGGTTGTATCCTGTGATTTGGATTTGTTCGTAGCCATTTGCATCCAATACACGGGTAGCATTATCAGCATCAGTACATCCAACCAACGAAACTGCTAATACGAGAGCTGCAATAGAACGATTAATATATTTCATAATTTCTCACTTAGTCAGCAGGTCGTAAAAACCGCCATTAACATGTTTAGGAGCCGAGACTAACCGAACAGCCAGCCGATGGCAATCAGGACAAACATCATTATCTCTTTCAGAGATTTTCTTGATTTTTTCGTATTCTTTTGCACAGTCTTCAGATTGGCATTTATAATCATAAAGTGGCATATTATTCCTTAAAGTGAGCTTTCAACATCTGGTAAACAGTCCAGGCTTCAGAATTATTAGAGATAGTGATTTTAGTCAAAGGGAAATCACTAGGTTCAGATGGGGCGGCATCTTCAGACTGGTCTTCGTCTTCACTGCCAACTAAACCCATTTCCATAGTGATTTTAGTCAAAGGGAAATCGCTTGGTTCAAATTTAGCTTCATTAGACATTATAAGTTTCCTTCCAGAAGTCGGTGCCTTCAGCAGTGATTTCAATTAAATCAGGGTTGAACAGAACATCTTCAAATTCTTCACGAGTCGAGTTCACAGTAGCTTTAGCCATTTTATTTTCCTCTCATTTGTTGATAGGGTAATCTTATCACTACCCTACCATATTGTATACTGTTTTTTTAAAACTTTATGCACGATGAATATTGGCATATTCAACAATAAAGCTTTCAGGGACAACCTTAAAGGTTCCAAGGAATACGATGTTATAGAGTTTAACACCTTCTTCAACCCATTGGTCTGTGATATAACCGGACATGCTAGTAGTTTCGTAAGTACCGAAAGGTTCGTCATAATATTTAAACGGCTTAGGAGAAACGAAAAAGACACCCGAGCCTAATTTCCATTTGAAATCTACACCCACATGAGATTGGTCAATAGTTTCAACGTCTTGAGCTACTACGCCACGGATATCATTGCTTTCACATACATACCCATCGTGAGATTCAACTTCTTCAACAACAGGAGCGATGTATCCGGTAAATTCAGTCGATTCCAAGAATTTAGCACGCACATAAGCGAATTGAGTTTCAGTCTGGCCATTTTTAGGAATGATACGCACTTTTACTTCAGAATTTTCTTCACTGACACCTTCTTTAAGTTGGATGCTAACAACTTCAACTAAACAGCCCGCGGCTTTTGAACGAGACTTTTTGGATACACGAACAATACCGCCGATATCGGAAATAGTAATCATAATTTTCTCTCTTGGTTAAAGGTTTATTCTCCATGAGAGCCATTATAACATGGCTCTCGATAAAGTAAACTATTAATTCAATACATTAACCACTGCACTACGAGGTACTACGCTAAAATCACCAGCATGTACAACGTTCAGCAGCTCAACACCGTCTTCAACCCACTGGTCTGTTACCCAACCACAGATAGGATTATCAAAAGGACGACGGATAGACACAGCAGCACACAGCAGGTCGGTAGGGCCTTGTTCTTCAACTTCTTGGAACAGGATGAACTCTGCTTCATAAACCAAGATTTTCTCTATTTTGTTATTATCTAATCGACGGCCGTGGAGAATATAGGCTTTAGAGAACCACTCACTTTTGGCAAATTCTTCAACAATAAATTCGCCTTCGCCAAAAACATCAGTCAGAGTTTTATGGCCGGAAATCATGGCCTTAGTTTTAATTTCAGGTTCAACCAGTTTGTAGGTTTTGCCGATTTCAATAGTGGTAGTCATAGCGGTTTCCTTAATTTCCAGTGGTTTAACAGGGCATACATATGTGCTTAAAACATCAAAATCAATCAGCTTAGCTGCTGGATTTGAGGTATATTTAGGGTTGTAATTAAATTTCATAATTTTCTCATTTCAATAAAATCTACGAGTTCGGCATAGGATTTGCGGAACATTACTTGACGGCCACCAATGACAACCTCATCTTCAGGTATTTCGTAAACAGCAAGATAGAATCCTTTAGAAGATAATTCTTCACGCTCTTCACGAGTGAACCAGCGCATCATATCATACTCACTGGCAAAAGCAAAATGGTAGAGATTAACAAACCAACCTGGAATATAATCATCACAGCCTTCATAATCAGGCTGGTTCCACTTAGTTCGAATGGTTTTATTAGAATTTTCCACCAACAACTTGTCTTGACCTGGTAGCGGAATATTTTTATTATTGGTATGGTGGTGTCTAAAATTAGGTTTGTCGAAACCTACTTCTAATAACCAACCTTCGCTCCATTCATCAAACGAGCCTCTATACGGTGTTAATTGGCGGCACTGTTGGTGAGTGATTGCTATAACATCGCTGTTATCTAAGATACTGAACGATGACTCCACTCGATAAATTTTCATTTTGTTCTCCTCATGTTGATAGGGTAGATAATATCATGTCATGAGGAGAAGTAAACACTTTTATCGATTTTTTATACTTAATGGGTCTGGATTCTCAGGGACATCTTCCAGGCTCAAGGCGTATCGTTGGGCATATTTCAGCATCAAGATATCCTTAGCACAGTCATGGATGGAGTCATGAGCAACAAAGCCCTTCAATGTTCCGTTAGGCAGAGGACACATGCTCAATCCACGAGTTAGTGAATATGCTTCAATGGCTGTACGGATATCGCGTTGGTTCCAGAATTTAACCGGTTCTAATTTACTGGTATCAATTTCATTCTCAGGAACACCTTCAGAACGATAAGCATCACGGATTAGGTCGACTAAGATAGGAAAGTCAAAGGCTGGATTAGGGTCGTAAGCAATTACGGCGAGGTCGATAACCGCTGCATTTTGGGTAGTGGCAAAGGTTTCAAAGTCAATAATTATATCTTTCATTTAACATACCTCATAAGGTCTCGGATTTGGCCGACGGTGTAGTCTTCAATATAAACCGAAGAGATATTGTCGTCCATCAGTTTTTGTATTGCAATAAAATCACTTTCAATCTCTTTAAGAGAATGCAAGACCTTATGAGCCTTGCCACTGATATTGGTATCGTCTTGGTTGACCTTAATAATATATTCAGTTTCAAATTTCAACTTATAAAATTGGTCTTTAGTTACTTTAATCATATTTTCCTCAAACGTAATAAGCATCAGTACGAGCACGAGTAATACTAACATAAGCTAGCTGTGAAGCTAAACTCACATCAGCCATATGCATACACGGTGTATAGATGAAACTGTTCTGGACTGTGAGGCCCTGCGATTTATGAACAGTGCTCACAGGAAGAGCTCGAACCTTAGTGAACATTCTCTTAGCTTTCCAAAAATCGGCCCACTTAGGTTTCTTACCACTACCACGCATGGCTTTGTACTCAGTAGCAACCTTAGCCAAGAAATAATGGAACTTCTCAACCGAAGCCTCATCGATAACCTTTAAATGCTCTACGTAGTACTCGTCGTCTTCATCAACGGATTCTACTTGCAGGTCCCAGTAATTAATCATTTGACGGGTGCCTACATCCTTGGCAGACAAGAACAATGAGGTGTGGTTCACATCCAGAATACGAACCATTTGGCCGTTATTAAAAATGGTTTCAGAGAATTTCTTACCGTCGTATTCAAGTTCCTTAATAAAAGGCTCTTGCATCACTAGGATTTCACCCTTGATATAAGGTGCATCGGTTTCATAAAGCTTTTTACGAATAATGCTATTCAGCTTTTCAACCGATTTATTTGTATAAGCAAACATCCTATTTTCAAATAAGGCATCCGCGTCTTTTACGATGGAAAAATAATTCATCATAAAATCTTTTAAAGCAGTTTGAGATTTAAAGCCATGGACACCGTGTCCTTCGAATACACAATCTCTAAACCATCCACCATTACGGATTTCCGTAGCCACCTCAATAATAGGAGCATTACTACGCATTACTTCGGTCAAATGCAATTGCTTGATTTTTGGATGAGTAAAGAACGGAGACAACTGTGGACTACCATCACTTCCCGGTTCCACTGGCTGTAGCTGAGCTCTGTCGCCAATCCCTAATACAGTACACCATGGAGGCACGGAAGATTCGATAATCTTAAACAGCTTACCGTCAATCATCGAGCCTTCATCAACAACCAGCACATTACATTTGCTCAAGTCAGGAGCTTCGCGTTGTTACCGAGTTCACCATTCTTGACTAGATGGTCAAGAATAAATTTGGTAAGGGTTGTTTTACCCGTACCAGCAGGGCCGTTCAATGTAATCCATTCACCCTTACGTCGTTTAATAGCTTCAATGATTTCTTTAAAAGCCGTCCTCTGGCCGATGTTCAAGTCTTCAAATGTAATCATGCCAATTTTACTCGCTTAACATATAAAGTGTCTAAAACTAATTTAAGTTCTCGGGCCCGTTCTTCAGTAGGATATACGGTTTTTGTTTCCCGCTTATCAAACCACCATTTTCTAGGTGTGTACACTGTTTCAATGCGTCCCTTACTTAAATATTGTTTTGTAGTGTATGAATACCCAGCACATTCGAAATCAGCAGCGGCTTTTGTGGAATATAAGGTCACCTTTCCTTCATATTCCAATGGAATTTCATACCCATCTTTGTCCTTGTGAACTAATACGTATGCATAGTACATCACGTTAACCTCTAATCAGTGAAAAAATTGAAGCATTCAGCGGAAGACCTTTTTTCAACTTCATTTTGTCAATAAAAGAAAGGTGTTCTAAACGCTCCAGACCTTGAATAATTTTATCATACATATCGTAACGCGTTTCTGCTTCAGACAATTTAAACTTGACACGCCAATCAGGTCCACCAATTAAAGATTTAAGGCCTTTTTCCATAGTACCGATTGAAGCGTTAGAACCATGGATACGAGCCTTAACCGCGATGACAGAAGGGGTATTATCAGTGGCTCCTGATTTAATAAGGTCCTTAAGACGTTTTTCACGCTTTTTAAGGCCTCTTTGGGTATCTTTAATATTTTTAACGATTTTACGAATTTTATAATAATTATCGGGGGTAACTTTAAAACTATTAGGCATTTTAGAACTACCTGAAATACGGGACGCTAAACGAGTCTGTGCACGTTTCAATTCATCTAAAGACAAATCAGCGCGCAACCAGTTGTACTTAACTTTAACTGGGATTACATTACCTTCGATATAACCTATATCGTTGTTAAAGCGTTCAAACGAAATCTTATCACTATCCGAATTCTCATCAAAGCGCTCGCCTGAATATGCACACACTTTTTGTTCAAGAAGTCTACGAATGTACTTGCTAGATAGGTTAAAGTCCTTACCGCGTTTCTTGGCAGAGGCTTTAGTATGTTCGCGACGTTTGTAAACTTTTAAATCAAATTCAGTAGTCATAATTTTTTCTCATCTTACGGACGATTAGTTGATAGGTCTATAGTATCACGTTGCTTGATAAAGTAAACACTTTTTTGCTTTAAATTTTCGACGGTATAATGAATCAAGGACTTTGCCTTTCAATTAAACCGGGTGGTTCAGTAAGAAAGAACGGAAAGATTCCAAATGGTGTAATTATTCCATTTAGGATTTCTCTCAATAGAGTCTACGCGCAGCGTAGTTCCCGCAGGGAACATCATCTCATCTTCATCATTTATTAATTGTAAGTTTGCTACACGGGTAGATTCAGGAAATGCTCCCGGGAACTCTTCAGGGGGCGCGGCACATAACATTTTAAAGATTTCTTCCTGATAATTGTACACAAACGGTGCATCATTAATACAAAAGATATTAAATGTGCCGTAGAAGTTATAAGATGCGAAGTTACGAGCCACATTGAAATCTTTTGAGAAGCTCATTACTCGGTCGAATTCAATTACGGCGCCTACGCACATCGTAGATTCAAGATATGCCATAGTCTTCTTAGAAATCCCACGGTACAATTTGTCGGGCACTACAGAAGTCAGGTTCTTACGAATAATTTTGTTCAGAGTTTCCTGGATAGTATCCGGTTTATTTTCCATACACTGCCAGAGAGTGCTCTGTTCTAAATCAGAATACACCTCATCAATTTCTATCTGAGTATTCTCACGGAAATCGTCGCATTTGGCGTTGTTGATAAATTCTGCTAATTTATGGCTTGGATATAACATATTATTCTCCTCAGTTGATAGAAAGATAGTACCACAAGCTTCCTTGCCTGTAAACTAAAAATTCAACATTTTTAAATGAATTGTTTTGTACTCGATTTCGTACGGGTCTCTTTTGATGGTTTCGATTTCAACAATCTCAAATCGTGATAGGCTAGAGACCATGAACTCACATTCAGTTTCTACCATATCGTAGAGGTCGATACGGGTTTCATCTATTTCAAGCTCATCCACATTCCCTGCAAGAACAAGGTCGATAGCATGGTTATAGTAGTCAAAAATGAATGGAGCATTCCTGAGACTTAAAATGGTTCTGGTTCCATATTCCCATGCCCCTGCGAACTGACGAGCCTGAGAGTATTGTGTACTAAAAGAAGTAACCCGGCCAGGAGACCACTGACACCCAACAGAAAGAACTTCAAGTTGCTCAAGTTCCATAGGGGTAATCCCACGATAAAGCTCTACCGGAACCGCTGAAGTAACATGCTTACGAACTAGCTTATCAAGGTCGTAATGGAAGTTAGGGTCCTTTTTAGCATCCAGACATTTTTCTAAAAGATTCTGTTCGTGTTTTGAGAATTTGGAATTGATTCGGTCTTGATAAAGACATTTTTGTTCGATGTTCATATGACCTCCAGTGATTTAGAGGTCATTATAACATGAAGGGAGGAGGTGTAAAACTTTATTTTACCCAAGGGGCCCAGGGTGGAGGGTCTAAGTAATAAGAAGCTAGGTCGCTAAGAGCATCTTTAGGCAACTTAAAACCATGCTTCTGTATAATAATATCAAGTTCGTTGACAAGGTCAACAGGCGGCTCCTGAGTTGTTTCAGGCTCAGGGTCCGGAATGACAAACATATCAAATAAGTCCATTAGTAACCACCGATAGGACCGTATTCGTACATACGAGCTCGTACCTTAGCATCAAAAATAGCGTCTTCAGTCATGGTAAAGCGCAATCCAATATCAAAGTGTTTCCAAATCTGACGTTCGACTTCAGTAAGGTCTTCGGTAGCGGAAATCAGATAAGTACGGCCTTTAAGACGTTCATTGGACATTCTATCGGTATCTTTATAGAAAAGGTCCATTGTTCCTTCGGTATATGGGTCTGCCGGATAACGATAACAAATATCTTTTAATCGTGTTTCTAACTGGGTTATAGAATTCGTACCATTATCGACAAGGATAAGACACGGCGTAGCATCATAAGGACGTGTTTGTCTGGCAGAATCACGAACAAAGAATTCTAGTTCATAGACTTTCATTATGTTTTCCTCTTCTTAGTTTACCTACTAAAGGGCCATCCGGAATTTTATTTTCTTGGATGTATTTCTCGTTTTCTTCCATCATTTTACTACCGATTTTAAGAAGCAAATCCAATGCCTCTTTAGCACGTTCTTCAGCCTCTTTAATAGTCATGATTTATCCCCATAGATATCACGCATAATCCTAAGGGCTTCGCGTTCTAATTTCTTTTCACGTTCTTCACGGATACCTTTAAGAATCCATTCTTCGGAGTCACGTTTCATTTCTGCATTGGCTTGGTCTAACCACCCGTCATCAAGATAATCGCCAGGACGGTCTAGCCAATCTTTAAGCCATGATAAAGGTTTCATTAATCACACGAGCCGGACGATGAGCCACAGCTTCCTGAGTCAGAATAAGACGAATCACCGGTCCAAGAACTGACAGCAGCCGCAACCATAATAGGAGTAGTATCAATATGGCTTGTGCGACGAGCTTCTAGATGCTCTTTAAACTTTTTAGAATTCAAAGGAAGGGCACCCGGGCCTACATTACCGGCTTTTTCAGGTTGACGGATAACTTCTTCCATCATACCATCGCCCACATAAACATATTCCCTTAACTTAACGTCTGATGGACTAATAGGAACCGGCCCTTCGCCAGGGGTAATCTTGAAAAAATTCTTAAGCCAACGAATCATAAGAAACCTCGTTTAAATTCAACCTTATCAATATCATCAGTCTCGTGACGGATTTCGGCATTAAATTCGATAGAACCGTCTTCATGCATCATAAATGAATGGACAATAACTTCGGTATACCAAGGAGTATAAAAGTACTTTTTCAATACATGATTAGCGATAATTTCATCCAAAGTTTTATTTGGTTTAATCCAACGATTTAACATAGTGTTCTCCTCTATAAGATAATACCATCTTAACACAACCTTCCTAAAAAGTAAACCCTTAAAACCAAAAAAAGGAACCCGAAGGTTCCTTATAATTAAACAATATCAGTTGGCGTAAACATCGCCGCGTTTTTGGTCTTCCAGTCAGCAGCATCAGTCACTACGGTTGAGTAGGCTGCAACGGCTGAAGGGAAAGTCTGATAATGAGAGTCTGCAATACGGTGCTCGTTTGAATAAATCTCAAACGGGACAGAAACCTCGGTACCTTTAACTTCTTTACCTTCACCGGCCGGATGCGTAAAGGTTTTGATATTAACGAAACCACCCATAATTAACTCCTTTGTTGTTTAATTACAGGTGTATTTATAACTTAATTACTGGCCATCTTTAAACTGTCGTTCTAATAGGCCAGTAATTCTATAAATCCCCAACCCAATTAAGAATAAAAGGAAGACTATGGCCCAAAGCAACATCTCAGAACCCATTTTCAAACCTCTTTATCATGTTTATATAATTTTCATCCGGGTAGCCTAAGCTAACCACTAGCTTTCTGAAATTCACATATTTTGGTTTGTTATTAGCAATCCATAAATTCCTAAGCTCAGTTTCATAATTCCATTTGAGTTGATTGCCTCTAGCAGTTTTACTTAAAGTTTTTCCTTTATCTTTTAAAGCTTTTTCTGAAGACTGTTTTAATTTTTGAAGACTCAAAACTTCTTCTTCAGATAAATTATGTTCTTCTGCGTATCTCAAACAAAAATCTTTTACCACTGTCAATAAACTATTTTTGTGGGTACCTAAAACTTCCGGATTATTTTCTTCAACCAAAACTCCCCAATATCTTCGATAGCGAGGCATATCCCGCGAAATCCAGTCATTATACCAGAAATCAAAATTAGAATACATAAAGGATTTTCTTTTACGGAGAATGTCTTGCTCTATCCACTCCCCACGTTTATCGGCCCATAACTTAATAGTAAGGTCTTTCTCTAAATCAGAAAGCTTCTTAAACTGGGCACTATTTGTTAGTGTCATTCTCTGGAATGCATTAAGCAAACCCGACACCTTAGTTGAGCACAAAAGATAATGAACATATATGTGTTGGTATATAGGAAGATACACCCTATTCCAAGGAGAGATTTTAAAATCGCTGTATTCTGGAAATGCACACTTCGGAAGTATATGATGAGCTTCAGTTTTAGATTTGGTATGGACGTTTAGTTTATACTTATCTATAATTTTTAAGTAATCATGACCTCTAAAAGTTCCCATTGCGGGAACTTTTCTTTAAGAACGGATTTGAAATTAATATCCATTGTCCTGGCGTTCAAAGTTGTGTTTATTTTTCAGGTAATACAGTTTAAAGATTTCTTCAGCAGTCAGTCCAAGACCTTGGAACATATTCAGAACAAAGTGCAGAATATCAATCATTTCGAATTTAATTTCGAGCTGGTCTTCAGGAGACAAATCGTTAATCAGGGTTTCACGACGTTCAGCATGTTGAGCTTTCCAAGGCTTCCATACAGCGCTCGCATCTTTTTCGCCATTGCTCATGCCACCAAGAGAAGTCAGAAGTTCGCGGAATTCATCATCAATATAATCTTTCTGATTGCGCAACCAATCAACAACTTCACCTGCAGTAGCCAAGTCATCAGGATGACGGTTATATTCAGGTTTATCTTCTAAAAGTTCCCATTGCGGGAACTTTTCTTTAAGAACGGATTTGAAATTAATATCCATTGTCCTGGCGTTCAAAGTTGTGTTTATTTTTCAGGTAATAAAGTTTAAACATTTCTTCAGCCGACATATTCAAGCCAATAGCCATATTGAATACGAAGTGCATAATATCAATGAGTTCAAATTTAATTTCAAGCTGGTCTTCAGGAGACATTTCTGAAATAGGTTTGGCTTGTGCTTCCGGGTAACGGGCTTTCCATTTTTTCCATACAGCAGATGCATCTTTCTCACCTTTAGACATTTCACCGAGGGAAGTCAGAAGTTCACGGAATTCATCGTCAATACAATCTTTCTGTTCACGCAACATAACCTGCAGAGGGTCCTTATCTTCGTGAATCAGAGCATTAAAATAAGCTTCCTCAGCTTTATCAACACCAGCAATCAGGTTTGCGCATTCGTTAAAGTGTGCCATTATATTTTTCCTTTTTCAATTCATTAATAAGTTAGATAATTATAAACTGTTAGATTAAAGCGAATAAATAAATTATCTTCGTGAATCAGAGCATTAAAATAAGCTTCCTCAGCTTTATCAACACCAGAAATCAAACCACTACATTCGTTAAAAAATGCCATTATATTATTTCCTATTAAAGTTTTCTATCATTCGTCGATAACAAATATCAGGATATCCATTATCAACAGCTATTTTATTAAATTTGGTGCGTTTAGGTTTATTATTGTAAACCCATAATTCATAAAGCATATCGTAACTATTCCATATTTCTCCACGCCTAGGATTTGGCAAACCATATCTAGGGGAATCTTTACCACTAAATCTTCCTTTTCTAGCTTTACTCATATTGGCCTTGGCTTCATCAGATATAATTTTATCTTTATGAGCCAGGCGCATTTTGGCTTTAGTTTCTTCAGGAGTTTTCATCCCTCTAATCCAGGAAGGTTTACCAAACATCGGGTTATTTTTTCCTGAAAATGCTTTAGCGTTATTTTCTCTTAACGTGGCTATAGTTCTACTAGTTAATTTAACTCCTTTATTATATCTCATTAAATTAACAGCATAATGTAGACCTTTTACTTCGGGATATATTTTTGTTAAAAGCCTATGAGCTACAAAGTGTTCTCTTGGCAATAAAGCAACTAAATTGTTTTTATCATCAGAACCATTCATACATCTAGGTATAACATGGTGTTCTTCCGTATAATATGATAAAGACCGCTTAGAACCTCTTAATTTTCCTCTTGTCCCAGAATAGAACCCTTTCGCCAGCATCAACTAATCGTTGCATACGCTTAATTGTGTCAGGATGGCGGGGTTCATTGTCCATTACCCAGGCACGTGTTTCTTTACAACGGATGGCGGGGTTCATTGTCCATTACCCAGGCACGAGTTTCTTTACATGGAACCATAGCCAAGTCCAACGACCCGCCAGTAATTGCTATTGCATTCGGAACAAACAAAGAGTCAATAGGGCCTTCCATTACCCACACCAACTTATTGTAATATATTTTTGTGGAGCATCTTTACGTAAGGCTCGACCCTGAAAACTTTCAATTTGTTTATTCTTATTGAAAATTGGAATAACCAAACGAGGTTCAGGCATTTCTTTAGAATAGGTCCCTGGATTCACAGAGTTAACTAATGCCGGCCATTCTTTAGTAAACCACAACGTATTGTAATATATTTTTGTGGAGCATCTTTACGTAAGGCTCGACCCTGAAAACTTTCAATTTGTTTATTCTTATTGAAAATTGGAATAACCAAACGAGGCTCAGGCATTTCAATTTAGAATAGGTCCCTGGATTGACAGAGTTCACCAATGCCGGCCATTCTTTAGTAAACCATAAGCGATTCCATTTGTTTTCAGGAATGCAACGTAGTGTTACATATTTGATAATAGGATGGTCCTTTGGCATTCTATCTAATCGTTCACAGAAATTAAGCTTTTCACGATTCCATTTGTTTTCAGGAATGCAACGTAGTGTCACATATTTGATAATAGGATGGTCGTTTGGCATTCTATCTAATCGTTCACAGAAATTAAGCTTTTCGATGACAGGCATCTTAACGATATAAATCAGGCTCGTATTCGTATAGATACTTCTTAATTCCTAAACTAGCATCGCAATTGAAGCAGTGCAACATAATGCCACCATCATTCACAGGATAAGCCCAAAAACGAGCTTTATGTTCGTCTTTCTGTGAGTCACCACAAATAGGGCACCTTGCGTTAAGCTTAAAATCGCTTCCGGTAACTTGTCTAAATTTTGGCAGTGTTTGAAAAGCTCTTAAAGCAAATTCTCTGTCTACAAAACTCATACTAGTTCTTCCTCTTTATTAAAAGCATCTACCATTCTTTGGTAATTTCTTTTTTCGTAACCAAGCTTAATTAATTCATTATTAAACCTACCGTATCCAGGTTTTCCTAATTTAACCCAAATCTCTTTTAATACATTATAATCTTTCCAGGCTTTATGTTTTCTTTGTGCTTTACTGCAGGATTCTTTATGTCGGATTTTTACTTCCTCTAAATTATCCCATTCTTTCCATGCGATAGCTTTTATAGTTTTGGCTTGCTTGGCCCTTTTTTCAGGATTATCCCAGCTTTTTATCTGGACTTCTGAATGCCGTTTAGAATCATAATTTTCCGTCGGGCCTACTCTAAAACTTCTGCCGCCCGGCACAGCATTATAAACATCGGGTCTTTTAATAAATTCTTTAGTTACTATAGCTGCCTCAGCTTCGTTCATTAGGTCTTCATTAGGGAAAAACTCTAGAATTTCTCTTTCGAAATTTTCCAGCCCGTATTTTTCCTTTGCCCTACTTAAAGGCCCTCCTGAACCCATGTACTTATCATACTCTAAATTAATAGAGCCATTATATCATTCGTTTTCGGATTTTTCTTTACGCTTTTTAGATGGGATTTGTTCAGGCCCTTTGTTGACGACTGCGCCTGAGGTAGTTCCGGAGGCAATAGCAGTAGGATTACCACCTGCATCGCCTGCGACCATATCTTCGTTCATAACTTCTTTAAAAGATTTCATAGGCTCCTGGCCTTATTTATATTACGAAAATAGCTTTATCACCATTTGCATCAGTGACTTCATAGGTATCTTCGTGGTACAGTGGAATAATCCAAGTCACACCATCACCAGCAATAATATGGATAGCTTCTTGGTCTTTTGATACGATTTCATATTCTTCGAATAACTCGAATACAGAAATCTTAGAGCCCGTACACATTGCACTCATATTGTTCCCTTCTTTTAATCAGTTGGCGATGAGCCTTTTTAAGTTTACGAATCTGACGCTTAGTAGGCCGTGCAACATAAGCTTGAGTAGTTACTCGTCCAAAAACACCGTACTTAGGTGAAGGAGAATCGATAAAGACTTCCCATTGACAAGAGTAACTATACACTGCTTTAGAGAATTGAGTTAAGACAAACATATTAACCTCGATTCATAAAAGCATTAAAAATTTGGTCATCAATTGAATAAACCGGGGCTTCCAGAATTTTCAACAGACTATTTTTGATGTACTTGCTAGGGATATCCATATTAACGCAGTCGTTCAATTCGTTGTCCGGGAAGATATCTTTAAATTCGAATCCATCAAACTCAACCTTGTCAGGAATACCTTCAGCGAAAAAATAAACCAATTGATGCATTGCATTACATGAAAATAATTTAGACCTCACCGCAATAAGTTCTTGCCAATGGTTTAATTCTCTGTTAAGAAGTTTATGGGCCATTGTAATTCTATCATCACTATCAACAAGAAAATAACCCAGGTATTGGTGGTCGTCGCTCCAAAACATCCTGTATGCTTGTGCATTTGGATTTTTACAACAAAGTTTTTTGATAACTAAATTTCTGTTAATCTTATTCATCTGTCACCTCTTTAACGATATTTTTGTTATCGAAATTGGCATCGCAATACAAAACATAGTTATATTGCATAACACCACCTGAAGCTAATTGGTCTGACACTTCTTTAGCCATATCAGGGCGGTCGCGTTTAGTGATGTTCATGATATCGGCATAAATCTGATGTTCAACCGATTCTTGGTCTGCAGTCATAGACCATTCACAAAGGTCTTTATCCAATCCGGCAGTTACTGGAGCCGTGCCACATGATGCTACTGTAAGGATTGCTGCGATTAATAACTTTTTCATTTTTAACTCCTCGTTAGTTGATAGGTCTATAGTATCACTACCATAGACCGTTGTAAACTTTATTTTAACGAATCTTCCAAATAAATTTTACGGAATTTACGTTTTGTCTGACGAATCTGACGCTTAGTAGGCTTCACAGGAAATTCGAAGAACTCTACGTATTCTTGTTCATAATCGTTGTGACCGACTGAAAGAACCAGTTCCCAGTTGCTTACAGTACGTTGGATAAACATATTATGCTTACCAAAAGATTTGTTCCAAAAAGAACTGGGAGTTGGTTTCATTAAGGTAATATTCATTTATTCCTCACCTTCATGTTTATGGGCAATTTCTTCGAATTCGCCGTCACAGTCTAAACAGGTTGCGTTATCCCAAGCATCAAATACCGCTTGGTCTTCATAGACTGAACAGCCACATACTACACATTCAAATTCTTCCATTTAGATTTCCTCAATGCGAGCATCGTGTTCATAAACTTCTACGTCGTCGACGTAGGCCTTGACTAGAATGCCATTGACTTCAGCGAATTGAGTGGCCACCCACACAATATCATTTTCACGTACTGAAACTTCTTTGGTAGCAGTATCACCGTTGGCGAAATGGCCGACAAATTTTACTTTAATTGATTCGGGCATTTAGATTTCCTCACAGAAGGCCCATTCAGCATGATAAACTGTGGCGCCTTTAGTATCATTTAAACAAACCACATCTACCGGAGCAATTACACGATAAAGACGAGGTTCTCCTCCCACTGAACGAGCTGCGCGTCCTGCATAAATCTTAGCCAAACCGATATCTTCAGTAAAGAACACACGATTTAGGTTTTTCTTACGACCGGTTTCAGACAGAACTCCTGTTTCCTCAGGAGGACAAAGCATATTACCGATATTAGCAACACTACAACTTCCATGGTAATACACTTTATGTTCTGCTTTGCAATCGATGGTTTTCATTTTGTTCTCCAAGTTGATAGGTCTATAGTATCATGCCTATAGGAGATGTAAACCCTTAAAACAAAAAAGGAGCCGAAGCTCCTTAAAATTTGATAGATGCTGCTAAATCGTCTAAATCACTTCTATTAACACGCGTCTGACGATTGACCTCGGCTTGACGATTCATCTCACCTGTAGCCTCACGAACAGTGTTCACCGGGCCTGGGTTGGAATCGTCTTCAACTTCATACCAACGTTGGTTTCCTTTCTTAACGCCAATCTTAAATTTGTTGTAGTAGCTCTTATCGCCGTAACGAGATTTAAGCTGCTTAACCATTTGCATACCCATCTGAGCAAACTCTTCTGTCTCGACCACACCTAACATGAAGTCTGCAGTATGTGCAATACCAAATGATTCAGCAATATCAGCCATATCGATTTCGGCCGCAACGTTCGCACCACGAGTAGTCTGGGCTGCTGTCCACAACAATAATTTCTTCTCTACTGCCAGTCCACGTAGTTCTTCGGCTACCATCTTAATCAATCCGTAACTGTTTTCAGAGAAAACTTTAGTACGAGACGATGCACAAATGGCCAAGTAGTCGACGATAACGACCTGCGGCACAAAGTTTTGTTTGAGCTTGTATTCGTTTAATAATGCACGGAAGGTATCGGCATTAGCACCACCAGTAGGATACTGTTTAATCTTTAAACGACCTAAGGTAGCAGTTGAACGCCATTTATCCATCTTAGCTTTATATTCAGGCCAAGAGACATGACCATCATCGATATCATCCAGCGATACATCCAGAAGGTTGGCATCTATACGCTTAGCACATACTTCCTCTGCCATCTCCATGGAGATATAAAGAACATCGTAACCTGATTGAAGGTAATCAGCAGCCAATGAACACAGGCCAAGAGACTTACCTACGTTTGTTCCTGCCAACAATACGTTTTCAGTAACCAAACTCGGCACCACCCTTGGTAATCTTATTCAGAATATTAAGACGGAACGGAACCTTACGTGCTTTATCGGAATAACTTTTGAATCGTTCTTCATAGTCATCCATCCAGTCATGACCTAATTCAGAATCGAAACAAATCGATAATGCATCACGCATGATATCCAGGAATAGCACCAATACCTGGAAGTTTTCTATTTTGTTGCTCAACCGGAAGGTCGGCATTAGTTTGGATTTCAATGATTTTTGAAGTTGCATTATACATCGCTGCTTTCTGAACGTATTTCTCCGTCTCTTTAACCAACCATTCTTGGTCTTCAGGTCCGGCATTCAGTGAACTTAAAAGCTCTTTAGCGCCCTGATGTTCAACTTCTGAAAGCGTACTGTTATCTAATGCAATGCTCAATGCGTTCTTAGAAGGCACTGCATTATATTCATTGACGTGTTTTTTAATTTCTTTGAAAAGGGTCTTTGCAGGACCCTGGTCAAAATAAGAATCATTCATATAAGGCCAGACCTTAGTGAAATAATCACTATTGCCTAGCAGTTGAGCCAAAATAGTTTCTACCATTTCCACCACCTCTTAGATTTAATTTTATCCAGTTCTTCTTGTATTTGCATTGTAACACATTTTTCTACATGAAGCGCTAGCTCTTCTTTTCGGTCTTCGGAAGGTGTTCCGAAATCAACCGACACTTTTCCATCTTTCTCAATAACAATATTCATCACATAAACGATGTGAGCAGTGCCATCGGGTAAAGTAAGCATAATTTCCTGCTTAACAGAACCCATTGACTTACGGATTATATCTAATGATTTCTCATAATACCGAGGGTCACTAGGACCCTCTTCGGTATCTTTAACGAAATTATCTAAATCAGATAAATCAGTCATCTAAATCCATCTCTTCTAAATCGTTTTCGATATCAGCGGCGCTTTGGGTATTTCCACCTAATTTAACAGCAACGTTCTTAGAGACACGAGAGTTAATAAGGTCGTTCACTGCATCGTCAACTTCTTTAATAGAATTAATTGCACCAAGCTTATACTTATTCTCGATTGCTTCACGGAACGGAGCATGTTTAAACAGCGGTCCCCAGAACTCAACACAATCGGTAGCTTTAGCACGCCATGCTTTTTCTTCTTGAACCATTTCACCCGTGGTTTCGTCAAGGAATGCACGATTATACCAACCTGCTTTAGGTTTCACGACAAAGCCGATATCAGTAGCCATTTCAAGCAATCCACTAAACGGGTCAATGCCACCTTCGAAGTTAACGGTGATAGGGAACGTTGACTTCTCTTTAACCGTACGAGATTTCTCAGCCTTCAGTGTGAAGTCATAACCAGTGAGCTCAGTACCATCTTTAACCTGACGTTTAGAGATAAAGAACACGGTAGAAGCAGAGTACAGAATACCAGTACCGCCACCCATAATCTCTTTAGGATACATTCCACCAATTTCCATAGCAGTGTGGTTAATTGCTACACAAGGGATATCCTTGATGGTCAGATAAGGTGTTACGATACGGAACAGAGATTTCAGTGACTTAGCACGAGTCATATCACCTACAACTTTCTCGTTCAAAGCATCTTCGGTTTCTTTCTTAGAAGCAGTATTACCAATGGAGTCGATAAAGATAATAACCTTTTCGCCACGAGTAATTTCTTCTAACTGGTTAGTCATATCAACTTTAAGCTGTTCGACCGACTGGATTGGTGTATGAACCACACGTTCCAAATCAACACCCATCGAACGGAAATAAGATTCTGAAGCACCGAACTCAGAGTCATAGAACAAACAAATTGCGTCTGGATATTTCTTCATATATGCCGCAACCATGGTAAGTCCAAACAACGTTTTAAAGTGTTTAGATGGAGCAGCAAAGATTGTCAAACCTGATTGTAAGCCTGCATTCAACGCACCACCTAATGCAATATTCAGCATAGGGATACGAGTAGGAACTTCGTCACGACCATTAAACAATTTAGATTTGGTCAGGTCGGCAGTCATTTTAGAAGTAGAAGCTTTAATCAAACGGGATTTTAAATCGGACATTATATTTTTCCATAGGCACCATTATATTTTACTCACGTTTTAAGATAGGGTAATTATATCACTTCACATTTACAGCGTTATTTTATTCCTCGGTTGATAGCCTTATCGACTATCTTCCGGACTTCTCGTTTCTCGAGCCAGCATAATAATAACAAGGCTCCGAAAGAGAATAATAACAAAATTATAAAAAGCAATAAAGGACCTAGCATACTACGTCCTCATAACTTGGCATTTCGTGCTCAGAATGGATGTGGGCACCGAAATAAATGAATTCAGCCAGACCAGGATGGAATACTAAACCAGGATTCTCATGATAAATGATATGAGGTCTTGATTTCAGAATCTGATAATATACGGCCGCAGCTTGGTCTACAACTCTTTCGAATTGGTAGCATTTATCTGAGATACGGAATGGATGGAAAATACCATCAATTTTAATAGGCGCTAGACCTTCAGAGTAACGCTCAATTACTGCGGGATTAATTACCTTTTGGTCTACAAAAATCTTATCAGAGGACGCACCTCGTGACACCAGGACGTCTTTCTGGCATTGATTCAGGACTGTAGTATAAATCGAACGTTCAACTGAAGACACGTCGATATCAATAAACTCATCGATATAATAACGAGGAACTTCAGGGTCCATTGTAATGTTAAAGTTGAATTGTACAGTCTGAGTGCCATCATAACCTGTGATATCGGTTACTAAGCCTGAACAGTCATAGTATTCAATTAATGAATCAACGACGAACTCATTTTCAGACCAAAAATGTTTACGAGTTTCATAAGCATTTTCTTTATACCAAAGTGGCACAAAATTCAGTTCAGGAAACAATTCAATACATTCTTTGATATCGCTCGAATTTCTAGGATAAGCCAGATAATCACCTGGGCGAGCACGGTTTAAATGGAGTTGAAAATTACCGTCCTTAAGGACGGCATATTCACCTGTTTCGTAACTACGCATACTGAAAATAGGAACGATAAACAGACTCATTTCAGGAATCCTCGAACGTAGTCAAAATCACGTTCAAACACGTGTGCACTAACCATAGTATGGGAATACGTACCCAGACCAACACCACACTGTTCAGCAATAAAGGCCATCAGTTTACCCTGCAGATAGAAATCCAGCTGCATAACGATAGCACAGTTCTGTGAACGCATATGAGTGTGTGCATACAGACGTCCATCACGAATATAATATGTTACCGAATCGGTACACGGATATTCTAAGGATTCGTCAGAATCAAGGAGAGCTTGGTCTTGTTCTTGGAGAATTTGGAACACAACTCGTCTCGAGTTAGGCTTTTCTTTAAGCTCTTTAAGTAGGGCTGGGAGTTGGGCCACAATTCGAGGTCCATAGAAAGTGTTGAAGTTTGCAGGCAATACGTCACTTTTCGGCTTATCAATGAACTTAGCAACATTAGGGTATTCCTTAAATGCTTCGGCGGCATCAGTACCACCAGAAATCATAAATTTCCAGAAAGATTCGGCATAATCATAGTTGATACGATTAATACGAGGGTCGGTGAATTTATAGGTGCTTGCATCCAGTACTTCTACCGAAGCAGAACCAATTTCATAACAACGGCCGATACGAGAATCAACTGCAAACTGTGGAGCTTCCAGGATTTCTTCGTTCATTTGCTTAAACGCGTTTTCAAAACTAACAGCGGTAATGTGTTTCATTTATTCACCTTATTTTCAATATATTCATTCAGACGTTTTAATTCTACCATATCAACATTAAGCAAATTATTATGGCCGTCGTGATTTAAGATTTTAAACACGTTTTCAAAACATGTTTCATACTGCCGGATAGTTAGGTTGAACTCATCTTTGGTTAATTTAATAAGGTCATCTTCGAAGTCTTCATCTAATGGGTTACGGGTTAAAATAACCTCAATAATATTGAATTCAGATTTAAACCCTTTCCAATCTTCCAGTTCTACATAAGGGTCCATTTCACCACGAAGGAATCCCGAGTAAACAATATTACTAGGATACCCACGGTCTAAGATGTAGACAAAATTAGGGTCTAAAAACTTATACAACGTCTCGACTAAAGCCTTGTCATTATCGGTCCCTAATGAAATGCATTTACCGTTAATCTTTTTAGGAAAATCAATAAGACGATATTTCTTATCAGATAAAAGTGATTCAATTAAAGTGGACTTCCCGGAATTATCCGGGCCGTCGATAACAATGATTTTTGGTTTCATGGATGATATGCCTTATAGGTTTCAAGAGTTCCTTCACGAACCATTTCTTTAAAGTGGTCAGGACGGATTGCTCGGTCATCGATGATAAAAGTATAACTCGGCTTATGTGTAAGCAGATTATGATATTTCAATCCAATCTTTTCAAGGTTCTTAACCAATGCAGGAACTACTTCAACCAAGATTCGACCAGGGCCACATGAAGTCATACCACGAGCAGTGAACAATGTAATCTCGTACCCTTCATCATAAAGCTTATTAATCATGGACACCATTTCGGTGTCCGGTTTAAAGTTTTCGTAATCACGGTCATGGTTCCAAACCGTGATTGTATTATCGATGTCAAAACATAAATGGGGCTTATTTTCTACTCGATGCGACATTAAATTTTCTTCCATTGTTTGTGGAGTTCAGTAGAACCTGTAGGTTTATATTTTACACCAGTTTCTTGGTCAAGCAAAACCCACTTATCAGGACAACGAGTGATAATTTGAGCCGTAATAGGGTCACGAACTTCATCGACAAATTCACCTGTGATAAGCTTACGCTTACGAGGATGCCGCTTCAGCAGCACGCTCAGTTGATATAGCCCATTGTAATAAGCACCCAGAGCTTTCAGAGGGTTATTTTTAAAGTAACCTGCCAATGCCATCCAGATAACAGCAATCCAGAGCTTGTGCTTAAATGTACACATCGGAATATCGTCTAAAGGCATGACCTTTTCAATATCAACGAATACACGAGTTCCGTTACGGGTTAAGCCACCCCATAGAGGGTCAGAGTTAAATTTGTCATAACCATCGATAGAATAAAGCACCTTAGCTTCATCATAAATCGCAGGGCCTTTAGAACTATTACCAAAATAACCACGTGGGTCGATGATTTTAATATCACCTTCGTCAGACAACATAATATTACTGTAGTGCGGGTCGCCATGAATAAGTTGGTACGGTTCTTTATGTTCAGACAGAATTTCTAGTGCATGACGAAGAAGTTTTTCAGGGTCGCCTACCTTAAAGTCATTGACATGGGTAATACCCTGTGGAGCAAAGCCTTCAATCAATCCGGCAATAGAAGCATTACGAATCAGGACCTTGTCCAATACTTCTTTCTTAACATCGGAATACCATTGCTCATCAGATGGGTTATCGATAGTTCCACCGAATGAACGTAATGCACTAATGACCTTATAAACCATGAGGACTTTAGTTTCTTTAGACATAAACCGGTAGGCATCTGCCATGGTGCGACCAAAGATACGTTCCATTTTAATGAATTCGCCTGGAGCAAAGTCTACAATGCTCGGAACAAATTCAGAATCAATAGAATTATACCAATTGATTTCTTTAGATTGGATTTCTTTACCTAATTCGTTAGTTGGTACTTTAATAGCCAGATTCTCAGTGAACTCTAATTTATTAAATTCACGGTTAATTTCGGATTCTTCATGGGCCTTAGCCAGTTTCAATTTGTCACCGACATCAACTACAAAGTCTAGCTTACGTTCAGTCAAATAGACCATTGAATCTAGGTTATCGGCAAGGTCTTCACCATAATTAGAACGGTCGAAACCTGTCCAATTAGCCACCTGATACAAACCAACCACGCCACCGCCAGTACCAATTTCACGCAAGTACGGTTCTTCAAATGTAAAACGACAGTCAGTCCCGTAGGTATAACAGTAGTCGTTATCCCACTCAACTTTATGACCCTCAGGAATGATGTCACACCAGTTAAACAGGACGTTATGGCCAATGATATCTTCAGCAATGCAATCGATAGCATGAGCTGAACCATTGGCCACATCTACGTTACGAATAGTGAATTTAGGCTTATCACTATTAATCATGTTAATGGATTTAATATAGCCTTTAACGAGGTCGTTAAATTTGCTGTGAATAACCAGAATAATTTCATCTGATTGGTTACTATACAAATCATATAAATGTTTTAGTACTGTATGTTGTTTGTAGTTAACCAATACCTTCGGGATTTCGTTAGTAATTGGATACAACCGTGAGCCAAGACCTGCGCCTAAAATAACAACCTTTTTCATTATCTGTTCCTCAAGTGAATGTAGGTACATTATACACTATTTTTAATAAATTGATACTGCTTAAATCTTATCTTTACCGATTTCGATACACTGTTCTATTGCTGCCGGCACTTTGGTCTTGAGCTTATTGATTTGTTTCTTATAATCACGGGCCTTATCAAAGCTCTCGGTTTCGAGCATTTCGTAATAACGGGCCTCATGGATAGAAATCTGTAGATTGATATGGTTTACGCACATCGCATACAATTTCTGCTTTTTATACAAATCATCTTGGCGCTTCATTTCTGCCTGGTGTTTGGCTAGTACCGCTTCACGCTTGGACTCTTGTTCACGTTGGAATTCGATTTCATGTTGAGCATATTTTGCACAGTTATTACCACATTGATTATTAGCTCGGGTATACACAAGTCCTGAACCTGCACGGAATTTCATTTCGCCATCGAATTGTTTCTGTTCAGCTGCGATACGAGCTTTACCAACTTCATCGGCCGAAACTGCATCACCATATTGGACTGCGCAACCTGATAGGAGCATACTCATTGCGATAATTAACTTTTTCATTGGATTCCCTTACTGTTTAACAATAATGATTTGTGCATTTGATTTACGTTCAGCAGCGATAGCCCAGATTAAAGCCACTACCCAACCAATCATCGTCCAACCTAACAGGAGATTAAGGAAGAAAATTCCTACATTACTACGAGTGCCTCGCAGAAGAGCTAAAATCCATGGTAAAAAGTAACCAATGAACATAATAGCCAGAGAACCGAATCCTAAAACACCAGCACTAACGATTAAAGCTTCCATTGTAATTTCCTCTAAGTAGTTGATAGGAAGGATACTACCACGTTCCATGTGGTATGTAAACACTTAAAAGTCAAACATGTCAAATAATGTTGCTTTTTTCTCGTAGTCGATTTTAGCAGACTCGGTAAAACCAGTCAGAGGCTTGATAAAGGTCTTTTGGAACAGTACGTTGTAGTCCATCCAACGGAGGACTTGGTCACGAATCTGAATCGGAAGTTCAATACCTGACGGCCATGCCATACAGGCTTCACCGAATGGGTTGCCTTCTTTAAGTGGCAGTACATATACCAATCCGCCTTCATTATATTTCTCGATGTTGTTAGCACTGGATACTGCTGCAATGCTTACATAGTCCAGTTCGTTAAATTCCTTATTAAACTGTTTGAAATATTCTTGCAAAGATGCCTCGCCTTCCTGAAGCATACGACGGATACATTCTTTCAGAGCTTTCTGAACCGCTTTAGGTGTACTTGATTTCTGAGTTTCGAGACCCATGATTTTCAAGTGTGGTTCGGCATAACGAGTGCCTTCCATGTCCCAAACGTTAAGTGCATAACGTTTCTTGCCTGTCCAGAATCCACCAAGACCTTTAGAACCAAGTGGAGGACCTGCGATAGCTTCTCGGTCCATGAACATCAAGTGTTGTTTGTTGTTCATGTACTCGCACATCTCACGGAAGCCTGCATCAATAGCCGGTTCCATACGTTCACGTGCAAATTTATCTAAGAAGTCGACCCAGTGGTTAGTGTCACGGAATTTATCTTCGCCTACTTTATTGATGATTGCATCTGCCTTAACATAAATGGAGTCAGTATCACCATAGAGCACGAACTTCTGATTTTCAGTCTTACACACGCTGTTCAGATATTCGTTAACCTTACGTTCAATCCATTGGAGGGCCATTTGACCAAACAGTGTGATTGCAGTTGCGTTCCTGAGGTCATAGTAACGGAACCATACGTTACCAAGTGCACCATAAAGGGAGTTGATAAGCAACTTACGGTTAATCTGAGCAGTCATACCTGCGACTTCAGTACGTTCGGCTCTGAACAACATTTCTTTTAAAGAAGGTGCTGACAGCGTTTTAATCTTGGCTTTGATTTCGTCAGAGAAGTCAAAACGATAATCGATATCCAGTGGACTATCAACTGACAGATTAGGATTTTCTAATGCTTCTTTAATTAACTCGCCATTACGTTGAGCTGCAAGCATATAACCTTTATGTTCTTTACGTTGTAAGAACACCTTAGTGATTTCTGTAGGAATCACACCATCACGGTCTTTATAGTACATCATGCCGTTAGGAGAGCAACTGTAGACGTCGCTAGGACGCGGAGCTGTTCCGGCAATATATTCATGTATCGGTGCATTAGCGAATGTGCCTGCGATGGTCTCTGGGCTTATATTCACTTGTCGAATAATACTCGGGTACAGAGATGTAAGGTCAAAACTCATTACATATTTGTATGCGTTAGGAATAGGTTCCTTAACGAAAGCACCAGGATAAGGTTGGACCACGTGTGAACGAGCTTGTGGAATGACCTTGCCTTGTTCTTTAAGGCTATTAAAGATAATAGCGTCCCAAGTCTTAATTGGACTGAACACCGACTGAATCTGCATCTTAGCATAATAACCCATGTCCAAACTCAGAAGAATGAACTGGCGTTTCATATCAATCTGCACTACACGATATACGTCGATAATGTTATAGGAAATATATCGTTGGTGGTTCGTCTCACGTAACTTGGAGATTGGACCATCATATTTCAACTTACCTACTTTCAATTCATATTCAGAAACATAATCCAAAGAATAAGAAGGCTGGTTGGTAAAGCTGAATTTTTTATAAAGGTCGATATAATCCAGAACAGAGATACCGAACAGTGTAATAATTTCACGAGCACCATACATGTTCTCGATAACTTTAACACGAGTCTTACGGTGTGGGCTTAATCGCTTAGCAGTGTTCTCACCAAACAGATTTTTCAGACGGTTATAAACGTATGGTACGTCAAACGACTCAACGTTCCAACCAGTCAAAATAACAGGAGTTTTCTGCTGCCAGAAATTCAGATACTCAAGCATCATTTCTTCTTCGGAATTAAACGGAAGATAAACGATTTTGTCAATGATTTCTTGTGGAACTTCGTCACCACCTTCTTCTTGGAGTTTCTCAGCGATTTTAATAGACCACTCTTCAACGGTACCATAAGGTGAAACTAAAAGGTCGAATACATAGAATTTATCGTCAATCGAGTCGTAGTGGGTAATGGCATCGATAGGATGTTTAGCCTGAGCTGGTTCAGGGAATCCATCAGGAGATGTTACCTCGATGTCGAAGTTAGCAATACGAATCTTAGAAGAATCGTATTTGATTTCTTTACGATAGGTATCAGACAAATAGGCTAATTTATAGTCGTCCATACCCAGGGCTTCGAGACCCATATCGTCCATACGTTTCATCCATTGGGATGCATCACGCATAGAGTCGAATTCTTTCTTAACACAACCCTTACCATAGATATCAATGTATTTTACGGCTTGCTCTGGATTAGCATGCATAAACATTGTAGGCTTGTAAGGAACTTCACGACTACGTTCGTTACCATTTTTATCGATGTAACGTTCGAGAATATTATCACCGATTTGTTCGACTGTCAAATAGAATTCTTGCATTTCATTTCCTTTATAGACGAGTGATTGTCTTTTGTTTGTTGATGAATCATTATACTCCAAAAGGGACCGAAGTCCCTTTGCTTAAATTTCTATTGTAAAACGTTTAATAGACGGATTGCCATATTCGTCTTTAGTTCTAATCATAGCCTGGAAGACTTGCTGTCCCGGATGTAGTAACTTATAAATTTCAAGAATCATATTAATTACCAATGGTGTACTTAGACAGTAGTTCCCAGTCATTTTTCTGCTTAAAGGAAATGACACGGAAGTTATTGGTGATTTCGAACAGTTCAGATTCATCTACAATATCAATCAGTCCCCACTCCTTAAGAAGCTGGGCAATTGAATCACGACGTTGGTAGTCTTCACCATCGATATCAACTTGACGGCCGTCCATACGCAACATCTCTTTAAAGTGGACGATATAATATAGCCCTTGCTTTTGCAGAATGTGGCAGGATTGATATAGTTTCTTTTCTTTATTATTAGCGATACCCATACGAGTTAGGGTCTCTTTCACTTTCAAGAAGTCTTCAGGTTGTTTCAGAGTAATTTCAATCATTTTAATTTACCATTCCAATGCTTTCTTTTTCAAGTCTTTTTGTTCTTTAACATTTTTGGTTACGGATTTCAGGAATTCGTCAGTAACCAACCCTTTCATCTTCTTAAGCACTGCCGGAAGATGGCCTTTAATTTTATAAGTCTCGAGATAACGATAAGCGTCATCATTATTAATTGAATGGTATTTCATCAATAAACGAGTAATAAAAACTACACTAACTTCATCATCATGGGCCTTAGCCCATTTACCAAATCTCTTACCCTTAGGAACGGCATGTAAAAGATAGTTGAAATGACTTTGGTCATCAAGTTTCAAACAGTTAACCATTGCAGCCTGCATAATGCAATCCACATGTTGGCTCAAACTATTATCGAGCCAAAATTGATTGTAGTTTTCCGACTGAGCCAAGTTACGTTGGTTCTTACCATATGTGATATCGTTCATAATGGCAAACAATTCGTTTTCAGCCTTTTCTTTAAATGAATCGGCCAAGGCTTGAATAGCAGCATCGTTACGTTGTTTCCAAGCAACTTCATGTTCGTTCAGTTCAACGTCATCATCAAAAAGACTTATAGCCATTGGAGCTCCAGAGCAAGTTGGATGAACAGATAAGTCATGTGAATTTCTGGGTTAGCCGCAATACCGTGGTATTGGTTATTTTCACCGACAATTTCATACATTCTAACAATGCTTGGTCCAGGCAATTTACCATAGAGTTCGTTAGCCAGTGACATAATAAAGTTGGAATAGTCATTGACATGGCGTGGAGCTAATGCACGGAGTTCTTTAAAGTTTTTATCTTTAAGTGCAGCCACTACTTCATCGATAGGCGAATTGGTATTCATTACAATACTCAAAATGCCTGTATCGATTTTACCACTGGATGAGTAACGGTCCAGTTGGTTAACTGTTTTACGGAAGTCAGGAAAGTTTTGTTTAACTAAAGCGGCAATAACTTTAAGGTCTTCGACTTCGATATTTTCGTTTTTACAGATTGCTACAGCACGATGAATCATTTCTTTCATCATGGATGTTTGGTCGGCTGGAGTGGCTTCACCAAATTTAATAACACGACAACGGGATTGAAGTGGACCGATAATACCATCAATATTGTTTGCTGTAATAATTACAGAACAGTTTGAGGAATAGGCTTCTAAGAACGAACGAAGGTGACGTTGAGCTTCAGCAACACCAGCGCGGTCGAATTCGTCGATAACAATTACCTTACGCTTACCTTCGATAGATTTAGAAGATGCAAAACGAGTAAGTTCGTTACGAACGAAATCAATACGGCAGTCAGAACCGTTAACAAACAGCATATCTGAATTTGTATCAGCACACAATGCTTTAGCTACGGTAGTTTTACCTGTGCCTGGTGAAGCAGAGACTAGGATAATGTTAGGGATTAGGCCCTTATTAACAATGGCTTGGAGGGTTTCTTTATCATGCGCAGGCAGAATACACTCAGATAAAGTACCTGGACGATATTTCTGTTCCCACATGAAGTCGTTTTCATTAATAGTTAAACCATTTAATAACATACCTGTTTCCAGCCAAATGGTTTTAAGATTTGAATATACAGGTTCGGACCAAACATCAGAGTATTTTCTGGCTCGTTTACTTAAATTTTCTTTATGACTTTCGGAAAATATTCTTGATTTTCCTGTTCTAGTTTCTGACATTTTACGTTTAGATTCTTCGGTGTGGTAATCCACACCGCCATCACCACCAGGATTCTTATTAACACAAAGGATACCATATTTTGATATGCCTTCTTTAACAAGCTCTTCTTCAATAATCTTGGCTTCTTTAAACGTATCCACTGTATGGATAACTTCAACACAAAACTCCCAAAGACCTGGAGTAATAGCATTTTCTCGTTTGCATTTCTTAACAAACTTACCTGTACCGTAGTATTCTTCAGCAGTAACACGGTGTCTACCAAAATAATGATAGACACACTTGGTTTTAGTGTTGGTTATCGTATTATGATAACATATATACATTAGAACGAGTGGCTTGAGCCTGCTTCCATAGCTAATACGTAAGAAGCTTGTGAACCTTCAAACTTAGCAGCGAAACGAGCGTCCTGACCTTCACCGCGTGCCCATAACAGAACATGGTAATCGGCCGGCATCATTTTCATATTAGTTTTGTTAATAATGAATTTGAATTCAGGGCCATCATGGTCTGCAACCACTAAGGAATACAATGGGCGTGCCAGGTCCTTATCATCAACTTGTTTGTAACCATTGATTACAATTTTACCATTGTCTACAGTAATAGCAAATGTATCAATACTCAGTCCAGAGGACACCCGCATCAACTGTTGATAATCTTCAGCTTTAAGGTCAAAAATAACTTCAGCCACTGGGAACGGAATAGCTTTGCTTGGGAATGCAATTGTGCTTGGGTCGGCAATAGGCCACTTAATAGTTGAACGTTGGTCTTTAATAATTAAAGTGGTTTGGTCTTCACTTACCGAAACTTCAGCACTATCAGATACCAATGACAGAATACTTAAGAAGCCGTTCAAATCATAAATTGCGGCTTCGATATCAAAGGTGTCATTTACAGTAGCTTCACCATAACTTGCACCCGTTACTGAACGAGTTAGAATAGTGTTACCAGGTTTAAGCATGATACCTGGGTTAATACCGGAGAAGTTTTTCAGAATGTTCAGAGTTTCTTTAGAGAATTTCATAATGTTTCCTTATCAAGTCAAAAATTAATTAAGCAATAACGATCATTTGTTTACGAATGGATTCAGGCAGAGATTCAATATACTCTGGAATCTGGGAAGCAACAATAGCACCAGCTTCAAGCAGTTGTTCGTCAAAATCTACGCAATAATCATCTTCGAGACGTTCAGAACCATCACGGTCGATAACCAGTTTAGCACCTGCGGCCAGTGAATCATTATAGTGGCGACGCATAATTTCTACCCACTTATCGGATACGTCGTTATCAATGATACCGTAGAGCATGAACTTAGTTTCTTGTGGAAGAGATTGCAGGCGACGTGCAGAGTTGGTATCAATATTCAGTACCCATGATTTACGGATACGGTTTTGATTATGTGGGTTGGAATCAGTACGAATGGTTTTAACTTGGATATCTTTAACAGTAATAGCGTTGGCAAACATAATATTTTCTCTCATTTGGTTGGTAGATGTATTATAAATCAATATTTTAAAGCACTTAACGTTTAATCAAAGTATTCATAAACGAACCAGGCAGGGTTCCTGTTCGACATGATTCTATCATACTCTGACTTAAAAGCATTTCGGAGATAATCTTCAGTAACAAGATGTTCGTCTCCAGAGAAGTTATTAACTAAAACATACCGCTTTAGTTCAGGAACGGCCAACAGATGCTGGCCTGTTATAAAATCACTCATTCCATCACCGTGAATCGTCCAACTTTCTTCATTTGAAGATGCTGGCCATAAGCTTGTGGGTCATGGTCTCGGTGAGAAATAATGAACACGTTCGTATCCTCAAGGCTATTCAAGATGGTTGCAATGGTCTTAACGCCTTCAGCGTCAGTAGCACTGTCAAATACCTCATCAAGAATTAACGTGCTGATATTAACACCTGATACCTTAGAAGCAATATCACGCCATGTAAAAAGTAGTGCGATATCAATACGTGCTTTCTCACCCTGTGAAAATGAAGCATAACTAAAGTCTTCACGTCCACGTGATTTAATCGTCTCATTGAACTCTTCGTCCAGTGTAAAGACGTAGTCGGCTTCCATAATACGATGATATTTTTCCATTACTAAGGACGATTTGGTAGAGACGATTTTATCAAGCTCTGCTTGAAGCGCGGCAATCTCTTCGGCATTACTTACGAACTCAGCAGCTGCTTGGTCGATTAATACTTTAACTTTTTTAGCTTTCTCTACGGCAGTAATGGCTTGTTGCTTATGAGTAGCTATCTGAGATTTAATAGCCAACGCTTTATTACGTTGTTCGGTTACTTGGTCCTTAATGAGCTTGAGTTCTTGGTACTGCTCATTAATCTTATCCAAAGATTTTTGAAGCTCAAAATTCTTATCCTTAATTTTAGTAAGGATATTTCCGTGCTCTTCCAATCCTTGCATACATGTAGGACAACTACCGCCGGTTTCGTATAATTTCACGACCTTAGTAAAGGTTGCCATATCATTCTTGATTGCAAATCCTTTATTACTCAGGTCACTCATAGAGTCGCTAGGGTCATCATCGACGATGACCCCGGATAATTTACGCTGACGTTCTTCGTTGTCATTATAAATTTTAATTTGCTGGGTAATAGAATCCTGTTTAACGTCGATTACTTGGATTTGGCTATTAGTCTCACGAATCAAAGATTTGTTCAGCTTATCCATATCCGCTAATACAGAAACCTCTAAGAGGTCTTCGACGAGCTTTCTTCGCGCAGGGGTCGACAAACCCATGAAAGGGGTATACCCTGCTGTACCAAGTACGACAATCTGTTTGAAGCTTGTGTAGGACATTCCGATAAGCTGTTCAAATTCCGCTTGGAAGTCTTTACTGCTGGCAGATTCATCAAGACGTTCACCGTCACAAGAGATTTCAAAAACGTTGGGTTTTTGCCCACGTTTGATGTAGTATTCTTTGCCATCATATTCCATCCACAGTTCGACCAAAAGGTCTTTCTTATTACTTGAGTTAATTAATTGCCCTTTCTTAACATCACGAAAAGGCTTACCGAACAGAGCAAATGTAACGGCTTCAAGGAACGTAGATTTCCCAGCGCCATTTTTACCGGTGACTAAGGTCTTTTGGACCTTATCAAGTTGGATTGTAATAGGTTGCTGGCCTACCGACATAATATTTTTATACGTTACTTTCTTTAACTTAAAAGTCTTCATCGTTATAAGCATCCTTGATGCATGATTCAGCCATATGGATTAATGTTTCTGGAGTATCATCTACCATTACATTAAAGCTAAATTCCACAGCCCAATCGGTGGCAACATAGACTTTAATAAGCTCGTTGGTATCACGGGTGCTCACGGCCTCGAACCAGAACTTGATTGTACTAGGCTGTCCATCGTCATCAATAACGATACAGTCGTGTTCTAGTTCGAGGCCTGATTTTTTGAATTCGTCTAAAGTCATCGTGTAACCTCATTATAAAGTTGTGCAGCCATAGTCTTAAGGGCTTTAACATCGTCTTCAGTGTGGCCGTCAGGAAGGGCATCGATATAATCATACATCATGTCCAAGAGGGACTTGACTTCATCTTCCTCTTCAGAATCATCGATATCAACACTGTTATCTACCTTAGACACAATACGTAAAGAGTGGACAACCTTTTCAAGTTCAGATTCGAACTTAGTAAGCCCGTCATCGATTTTATCGACTATAACACGAACTGCGATATTTGTAAAATCTTTGTAATCGATAGTCGCGTTAGGATAATGAATCTTACGGTGCCAACAGGTTTCATTGATGACAAAATCCATCTTATGAGTTTCTGTATCGAAAATCCAGAAGCCGCGAGGGTCATTTTCATCACCTGCAGTCAGGGTCCATGGCGTACCAATATACTTAACGTTTGCTGCATCGGAAATGGTGTGGAAGTGGCCAGACCATACTTGCTTATACTTCTTAAGGAAATCAGGTTCTAAACCGTGAGATTTCATTCCTTTATAGAAATAGAAACCATTTAATTCCCAGTGACCTATACAGAAATCTGCAGTAGTATTTTTGATATGGTCCATGATATCAGTCGTGTTTTCTTCACACATCCATGGAATCAAATCAATTTCAGTGCCATCAAAGTTAACCGTAGTAGGTTTCTCGTAAATAGTAAAATTTTCATACTGAGTAAGAAGTTCAGAAACCGCATTAGGAGTTATGCTATTTTTAAACGTTGCATCGTGGTTGCCAATTATAACGTGGACTTTAATACCTGCATCACTGATAATTTCCACTAGACCACGATTAAATTCCATACATTTATGGGTGATAGCCTTGCGTACATCGAACCAATCACCATATTGAATCCACGTATCAATATTGTTTGCTTTAGAATATTCTACCGCCTGTTTAATACCGTTAAGCTGGATTTCTTGAATCCAGGGGTCGTCGGCTTTTACTCCGATATGCAAATCGCCTATATTCAAAATTTTCATAATCTACCTTTATAATGTATTTCACTATTAAATTCTATCTCAGAAATCATAAAGCTTTTTATGCCGTCATTAACCCAGATTTTCTTAGGTCTAACAATTGTAACGGTAGGCTTAAAAATTTTATAAACTAAATTGTGATAATTGCCGTCATATATCCCATCAGTTCTTTTCAAGTTTTTCTTATGCTCATCGGTTAGAAAACCACCAAGAACCCAAGATTCGGGTTGTTTTCCTTCTACAAATAATCCTTTGTCAACACCATTGTTATACCACTTCCTGCCCTTATTATGACTAGATGCTTTATAATTAGGTGAACGACCTTCTACATATCCTTCGGGGACTGTAGGTGCAAAGGTTTGTTCCAATGTAACAGGATTATAGGAATGAATATACCCTTTAGCATTATGAGAGCCGTAAAGAGGGTGTTGCTCTTTAGGTAGCGAAAGCCCAAAGAATCCTTTAGGAGCTGCGACAGCCCTATTAAAGAATAGAGGATTTTGGGCCGCATCGGTTCTTAACTGGTACATTCTTTCAGCTTCTAAAGCCTCTTCTCTTGTAGGGTGTTCACTTACAATACATGAGTCAAATAATTCTGGGTGCTCTAAAAGCTCATTTTTATAGATTTCTTTATATGCTTTAGAAAGGACACTCCCGTGGTATCCTTTTAAATGCTTCTCCAAAGTGGTAGACCCTATATAAAACGGTGGAAGCTTAGTCCCGGAATATATTGTCAGGTATGTGATGTATTTCATAGATTTATTTTATCATCCATTCAGAAAGCAAAAAAGGAGCCTAAGCTCCTTTACCAACTAATACACCATACAGAGGTTCATGAGAAGACCTGAACTTGATAGGCTTATATGTAATAGTACCTTCGTTTTCTGCTTTAATACGAGCGGCTTCAAATTGAAGAATCATCTCGTTTTTGTCAGATTTAATCTTATCAAAATCCATCGAATTCGTCATTCATACAACCTCTTAAACTTTTTCGTATTCGTCTTTCATTAGCCACCTGTCCATGTTATCATCGTTGCCACCATTTCTTAAGTTGGTGCGAATCTACCCAAACCTTGGCTACAGGCTCAATCTTAAAAATACCATCAGAATATTGGCCCATCATTTTGTATTCGGTTTCGGACTGCTTAATACAGATATTACCGTATGAGCGAAGTCTAAAGGCGGCTCCAATAAGAAGCCGTTTAAAGGGTTTATTTACTAGAGCCATTGACGATTTCCCAAATTTGTTTGCGGGTAGATTCCCACATCAATTGAACAAGTTCATCAGTAACAGGTTGACGGTAAATACCACGTAATTTAATTAAAGCGTACTTATATGCTTCAAAGTTGTTTTCAAGTACAGCGCCTTGGGCATGGAGATTTAAACGACGGATTTCACGAGCATTCTTCTTAAGAATCTTAGCCGCTTGAGAATTAGCTTCTTTAATATTGTGCTCTTCTAAACGTTGCTGGGCTTCTTCAATTTGCTCATCAGTCAATTGAGAAATGTCATGGCTTTGCATATTAATCCTTTGGAGTCAATTCAATAGTGAAGTAGAAATTAGCGTTCTCAACATGATAACGATAATCTACGTTATTGTCAGGAGAAGTGAATTCAATATTCCTGACGTTAAGTGGGTCAATATCAATAGGAAGGCCTTTAACATCCCGTAATATCAATTTAATAAAATAAGGGAGTGCTTCGAAGTCTTCCATTCCATCTAAAAGTGGAGTGATATTAATCTGATGTTCCATATAAAAAATCCAGTTCACCAACTTTAGGTTCGGCACTCTTATCAGACCCTGGTGCTTTAGTTAAAGAGGTTTCATACTGAGTCATTTTGTCGTAGATATCTTGGATAAAGGTTTCATCTGCAATACCTACCATGTCGTCATCATTGCTGTCATAGACATTATGGACGAAGTAGCTATATTTCTTTGCCATTTCTTTACGTTCTTTTTTGATACGCTGAACGAAGGCATTAAAACAAGCCATAGTGATATATGCATGTGGGTTGTCATATTTTGTTTCGTCGAAGTTGTGAAGACCTTTAATCGAAGCTTCGATTCCATCAGCTATCATTTCCTGCCGCCAAGATTGGGTATATCCTGAGAAGTTGAAACGCTTGCTGAGGCCTTCTGCTATAAGCATAATAGCCAATCCTATAGTATCATTTTGTCTAATGATTTTATTAGGGTCGGTATTAGCATATAATTCCTGCTTCCAACTTGTAATAGCTTTAAGAAGCTCCTTGTTATTTACATAATTATTTTTAGTCAGTTTAATTTTGGTCATTGTTACCTCAGATAACTCAAATCATAGGTCTATTATATCATAGTATTTGAAGACCCTTTTAAAGCATCAACGGAGTAAGCAATAAGCCTGAAATACTGTTTCAAGGATTTGTATGAACTCGGAATAAGAAATTGTATCAGTACACCCGTGTTCAGACATATATCCACAAAATTCTTTAAAAAGACCTGGATATTCACGATGGTTGTATTTGGAAATATGAGACTTCCATACTAAAGAAGTCTCACCACAAACAAACTCAACATCCATACAGTTATCTATTAAGAAAAATCCGAGACCTTCGTAGGCGAGGGTGGTGGATATGGGTTTCATTGTAGGAATCGAGCTCCTTCCAAGGCATCATCTAGGTTATCGAACTCGTCGACGTAATCAACACCGCCAACTTCGTCCTTCGCGTAAAGCCAATACTGTTTAAATTCGTATTCAATAATAAAGTGGTCGCCTTCAATTTGAAGAACCCCATCACCATTAAATTGAACTGCATAACCTGTAAAGCGGACATCATTCAGGAGTTCTTCTTTCATAGCAATCATTTCCAAGTTTTTATCGTAATTAGAGAGTTTTATTTTAATCATTTCGCCGCCTTAACAATTTTAAGGTCAACGAATTTTTTCTTACGCTGGTTCTTCATACGACGGATAGTTTTATCAGAGATTTCACCAGGGGCCCAAGCTTTAGATTCGACACCAAAGGCTGCGACATCGAATTCATCAAGGATATATTGAACCAGGATTTCACGAATACCATTCTTACCAATTTTCTGGTCTTTAGAGTGCATGATTGGTAACAGTTCAGCAACCCATTGGTCAAGAACCTGAGGAGTTACAAAACCAGTTTTCATCAGTTCGTTTACTTTATCGAAAGCGAAAGAGTTCAGTACGTTTTTAATAGCTTGTGACATAATAATTTCCTCAGTTTTAAAGTTATAATCCGTAGGACCATTATACTCTGGTCCCAAGAGTTTGTAAACTATTTTTGTGCTTTAGCACCTTTCCAGCCTTCATACATCATTGCTGCGGAAATTAACAAAGCGCCTGAACAAGCTGAATATTTGTGATTCCAAAACCAGTTCAGAAAAACTTCGTCATCAATACCTTGAGCCATCATATTTTCAAAGAACTGACGACGAGCTTCAGCAATTCGCTGTGATAATTTAGATTCAGGATTCATTTAAATTTTCCAATTGCCATTTTCATCAATGAATTTAACCCAGTCATTTACTGACCCCTTGGTTGTATCGCCTTTTGGAGCAGAATTTAAAGTATATAACCCTTGCTTAAAAAGCATTCGTTTAATATTCATATTTTCCTCAGCTGTAACGATAACACTCGTTTGATTTACGTTTTGCAACTCGATGAGAAGTATTGTAATCAGGTTCATCGTCGTTGTAAACATCTTTTTTCAGCTTTCTCACTTCTTTACGAAGTTGGCGGTTCATTTCATTCTTAACTTCGGAATCAACGCCTCTCATACGTTTCCACTTGTCAGAACGGAAGATATTTTCTTCAACCAAATCCTGACTTACGCCGTCCGGTGCTTTACGGCGTCCAGAATAATAAAAATCTTTTACAGACAATTCTTTACGACGAATAGTTTTACCCATAGTTACCTCAGCAGTTTGTATCCAATAAGATTTTTAATATATTGGACATCTTTGACATCCAAATCTAACTTAATATCTTTCAGGCGTTCGGCCAGAGTAAGAAATGTTACGCGTTTCCAATTCTTAACAGGACAGCAATAAGTTTTCGGGCCGTTAGCGATTTCAATATTTTTATCTGTGGTGGTGATAAAAATCAAACGTTCATCATCAAGATTAAGGGTGACGACATTTTTCATTGAATGTAATTTCAGGCTCATAATTTGATTTCCTTAGCTATCGAACAAAATACACCACGGTCACAAATCATTTTAATATTAAGGTCAATTATGGTATACCACACATCCAGGCTAGATATTTCAGTTACTAGAACAGCTTTGCCGTTGATTGAATAATACTGGTTGACTTTAATTTCTTTATCTTGGATAGTCATAATGTTCTCCTCATGTGTTGATAGGATAGACTATAACACGTGAGGAGAGGAAGTAAACACTAATCTTCAATTAAATCTCGGTCATAACCAAGTTCAATCAAAAGTGACTTAAAGGCAGGAATATTTTCTATTTTCTTATTATCGACAAATATGACAGGATAGCGTATCGCTAAGCTCTTGAAGCCGGCACGTTTGGCCAATGATACTATAAGAGGCTTGTCATCCATGACTGTCTCAGGGATACCGTAGATTTCGATTTTAGTTAACTTTTGGTCCATAGGAAATAACTCCTTGGTAGTCCCAAGTTTTGATAACTTCTTCGTCATCATTAGTGTTGTATGGGACGTAAACCTGTACAAGAAAACCTGTGTCATCGAAAGAGAAATAAACGGTTGGTTTAATACCATGAATCTCTGACAGAGCATAGATGTCTTTAAGGTCTTCTTCCTTATCGACAAAGAATTCCGGGTTCAGGTCACAGTCATGGAAGTACCAATCATCACCAAACTTGTCCCATGCGGTCCAATTAGTAGCTACATATTCTTCAAAACGTTTCATTCTTTCACCTTCATCATTTTAGAAATAACACTATGAACAGCCTGGATTCGTTTGTCGAACTCGGACCCTTCAAGACCTTTTTCAGTACTCAGAGCACCAATAATCATGAACAGCAATCCAAACGGAATAGCCAGGATTAAAAGGCATACGATAAACAGAACTAATGTGATATTAGCCAGGATATCGGAAACGGCATTACGAAATTTGTTCATACGATAGTCCATGTATTAGTTACAACAAATATCCATTGAGCAGGATACTCAACACCCATAATACGAACCGCATCGTTCAGAGATTCGGCTAAAGCATAAAATGTATAGCCATAAAAATTAATCATTTAAGCGATTTCCTCATTAAGATTTCAAATAAGTTATATAACTTTCCAACCATTCAATCATTTCTGATTTTTCGGCAGTGGTCATAGGATTAACTATATCTTTAAAACTGTTAAGCATTACTTGAGACGTAACTTTTGTCTTTTCGGTTTTTACCAATTCGATAGAGCCAAGTTTTTTAATGTGGTCTTCTTTGCTTTCGACTACCAATTTAACGGCTCTTCCATCTTTAACGGCTTTGTTAGCCTGACCGCGAGTCATACCGTAAAATTCTTCTAACTCAGAATTAGATAAAAATTTTGTTCCTGAAGAAACGTCCTGAAATTTATAACGCTGACGAGCAATATCTGGTGGAAGTCCCCAGCGATCTTTAATAAGGTCGAGAGTTCCTTGAAGTAGTCTAGTTAGATGGTTGCTACTTAAATCATTATTACGAGCAAACTCATTTTGATTTAGAACTTCCACTGCTTTATTTTCTTGATAGTCCCATATAGTAAATTTAGAGCAATTATAGGTAACAGAATGTTTTTCTGTTTTAGAACGACCAAATTGCCACCCAGATTTAATATACTTGCCAACTTCGTCAGCGGTTAAATCGTCAAAGCAGTTAGGGTTGAAATGTCCGCCAATTTGCTTGTTAAGCCACATAGGGTCTCGTAAAACATCATTGGCTAATTGCATTTCCATTTCTGCCATAAGAGTTTTACCCCAAGTAGGATACCATCCTACAATAAGGTACTCTTTAGGACTTATACCCTTTTCTATCATTGCGTTTAGTTCATTAGATGATGAGGTATAGGTTTTCCAATCAGATTCTTCAAATCCTTTTTTAGGGCCGCGTTTAAATGTGCAAGGTGCAGCTTTAATTCGTTTCCAAATCTTTTTAGCACCTACATATTTTTTGCCATCTTCAAAAGTGATTACGTATACAAATCCAATATGGTTTTTAATATCGGTTTCTTCAAATACCGCCCAATGTCCGAAATCTTGCATGACCTATACCTTTAATAATAATTAGATATAGGTATTTATTAAACATTATAGAACGAACGATGCAACCGTTTAAATTGACGAATCATCTTTTTGGTAGGGCGAGTATACAATCCTACACAGGTGGCCATAAACTGGTCGGTAGGACTTCCTTTGATAAGAAGTTTCCAGACCTTACTGCCATCCAACTTTTCGGTATAGACTAATTTAGTTTTCATCAGAACGCCTTATCAGCAAAGCGAAGTTGAGCTTCAAGCCAATGGATATAGTCAGCAGCAGCTTTAATCAAATCGGATTCTAGGTCAGGTAAAGAACCTGAATCCGAAAGTTCATAAAGCGAATGTTCAATCAGACGGCCTTTATGCTACTTCAAAATCGGGTTCACCATCTTCCCAGTACCAAGGGCCGACTGGGTGCCAATCACCGTGTTCATCTTCTTCAAATTCTTCGGATTCAAGCCCAACGTATTGCCATTGGACTTCATAAGCAGTGCCACCGATTACAACGGTGTTCTCGCCATACGGGTGAGCTACAGCAAAGTCAATACCTTCTGCTTTAGCCAGCCAAACCATATATTCGTATAGTTTATATTCCAGGTCATCTTCGGTACCATCACCTAGAAAAATAGTCTGTTCATTTAATTCAATCATTTGAAATATGCTCGCAATTGGTCAAAGCCACCAATAGAAGTTCCGTCCGGAGCAAATACCTGAGGCATAGTCAAACCTACCTGAGATTCACGTCCAAGAGAAGCCAGGAGTTCAGCAATCTTCTCATCATCAAATACACCTTTTTCCGGCATCACATCCATTTTAAATTCCTAATATTTGTTTGAATGCTTCAGAACGGTCAAGTTCTGTTCCATATTTTTCCATGTGCTCATATTTTAAATCATACACATCAGATAGTATATTATTATACGAGCGAGTTAAAGCAGATTTTAAAACTGAATAACTGTCAGGAAATTTACCGTGCTCTTTATAATAAGCTAGAGTAAGTTCGCGGACCGCCTTATCGGCCGCCTCTACATATTCTTTGCGCTTTGCCATTTTCGTCTCGCTCAAATTTGTGTTTACACATGCGACATTTATACTGAAGTGGATTATGCCGCCATTGAACCAACTGGACCTGTTCAGTTCCACACATAGGACAGTTCGGAACGTTCTTAGAAGCTTTTTCACGACGTTCAACCATGGCCATCACAGCGTCCCAATTAACGACATCACTATACTCATCACCATGAATCTTACCAACCAATTCAGCTTCAACATCCTCGGCTTTAATAAATTCCAATAAACCTGTATTGGTTGTTGAAGCAATATCTTCAGCTAAACGTTGTTTCATTTCAGCAGCTCCAGAGCCTGTTCAAGACGGTCCGCAACGACTTCTGGTAACTTGGATTTAGTAATTTGTGCACAGGCCAATAGCCTCGGGCTATTCAGCTCATCAATCAGGTCTTCTAAGGTTGCAGGCTCTTTATCAGTGTTCACAATTTCCTCACATTTTTCTTGATAAATTTCAGCGTCGGTTTTTGGAACAGGGCATTTGATTTCGCGAACTGTTACTAAAACTTCATATCCTTTCCAGCCTAAGTGGTGTTTGATTTCTTGAATCTCATATTTCTCTACTGTATCCATCAAAGCTAAAGCCTGTTCTACCATATTCAGGGTATTGTAGGAAATATCGTGGTATTTCGAAACTTCAACTTCTTTAGGTTTCCGACTAGGCGACCAAATAATAGAAATAAGTACCTTCCCTTTATAGCTGTTTGTTTTAATCATGCAATTAGCCATAGGGTGGATAGTACGACAATCACCCTTTACAAAGGTTTTGGTTGCTGCTTTTAGAATTAATGCGGAGTTAGCCTTAAATTCACCAGCCCAACGTTGTGGAAATAGGCCACTAGGATCGGCACCTTTAATTTTGACATAGCTTTTTAAAACGTCACCAAACCATTGATAGCTAACAACATGGCTGGAACCTGGATGTTTCTCTTTGCCAAACTCTGAAAGGATGTCCTTATTGACCAGGCGTGAAAGCAAACGAGAACCTTTAAAAGTTTCCGTGATATCAGAAATAAACAAACGACTCGCAATCTTTTCGATTTCATCTTTGAAACAACCAGATAGTGCTTCATCAATTTGGTCTACCCATTTATTGATATTAGAAACTATTACCTCGTATGGGGTTAATGGAGGGGTGGCAGCAGTGATATACGTAGTAAAGGCATTGATGTATTCAGTACGAGTCATGATATTCTCCTCAGTAGTTGATAAAAGGATTATACTCCATCCATCCTTGGATGTAAACATTATTTTAGAGCTAATACTGCCGCGCGGAGCTTGTCACGCTGGAGTTCCATGTTCTTGATACGAATCAATACGTCTTGGATACTCTTTTTCTCATCTTCGATTTGACCGTTTAAACGGTGGATTGATTCCTGGATGTAGTCCTCATGATACTTCTCGATAGGTTTCATCGTAGGGTTAGTAACCACCATAGAATTATCAGGTGCAATTTTCCAATGATACGGTTTGGAATTGAATGGACTCGGCACAGCGGTGGTTTTGAATTTGTCATAGGCTGCATACTGGCCTACGCTGTCACATGATACCGCAGATGTAGAGATAGAGATACGACGTTCCATTTGTGGTTCCTTTTGTTGGGATTGATAAGGGGCGTAAGACAAAAGATATTCGCGAGTTAGTTTAACATTAACGGTTTCAAATGCTTCACGAAGGGCTTTATTACCTTTTGAGGTAGGACGGAAACGAACTTGAATACCGTCTGCCAAAATATTAATGACCAGGTTACGAGCTGTAAAATTAATATTTTTGATATTAACAGGAACCGTAGAAATACGCCCTGCTGTAGCCAAGAGGTCTTTGATATTAGCTCGCAATGTTGCACCAAACAGGTGGGCCGGGCAACGGCAATAATCGTTCAAAGAACCAATATAAGTTCCTTTACGACCTACACCATAAGTATAATTACCATTACAAATATGGCCAAAGTCTGCCAGACGGTCAATAGCGATACGACGTGTGGTATCAAAATCATATCGAGAATATTCTTTACGTGTTTTAATGTTCATATTAAAGTCCAAATAATTTTTCATAGAATTTAGCCATAGGCCACACTACTACCAAAACAATACATACAATCCAGAATATAGGCCATGCAAGGGTAGTGAATACTGCATCATACTTGTCACCTCTTTCAAAATGGCCATCGAATTTATGGATTAATACGGTAGTAATGAATCCTATCACAAGGTATCCAAAAATAGAACCAATAATTAAAGTAGCCATATTAATCCTTAAGAAGATTTAGGATATCGATATATTTTTGACGTTCAGCCTTAGCTTTAGCATTCAGACCAGAGAGTCGGAAAATCTCATCATCTTGTTGTTGGATTGTAACATTCAAGCAAGTAAGCAAATTGCTAAAATACTCAATCTGGGATTGATGCTTCTCATTGCTGCGCACTGGCACAGGTTCCGGTTTAGGAGCTTGTTCTGAAGGCTCTTCAGCCAGGTCTTTAATTTTATAAAGTTTAATACGCTGACCCACTCCAGTTTCGGCATCACCAAAACTAAGAACACCATGCTGTTCTAATTCAGACAGGGCTAAGCGCAGATGGAACTTCCAGTTGTCGTATTGACATCCACTGTAATGGGAAATAGTATACTCATTTTCATTTCTGGGGTGGTTAACAATACTAAAGATAATCCAATCGCCTGAACCATTGGTCTTAAAGGTCATTTGTTTATCAAGACCTTTTGCAAGGCGAGCGCCAAGAGCCAGTAGACGTCGTTGGTTGGCATTAAGGTCTTTAACAACTTCATCAAATGACATCGCCGGGATTAAACGACCGTAGAGGTCATAGCCTTTGTTATAATTTCTAAGAATAATTCTGGCGTTAGCACGAGTCAACATACCGGCCCTGTGAAGAGATTTCATGACTCGGTCTTCTAACGTAAACAAACCTTTAGTCTTGTCAAAGATTTTAGTGAATTCATCTACAGAAATACAAACTTCAAACTTTTCCCACATCATGGCCAAAACCTTTTCAACCACTTCTTTATTCAGTGGAATACGACCAAATTTAATAACTTTTTTAACTTCAGAACGAATTTGATTAATTGCCTGTGACATAATAATTTCCTCAGTAAGTAATTAAGAACCTAGAACCATTATACCATCCTTGGTATAAAGCGTTTATGCGAGAACCGTCTTTAAACGCTCCATGAATTCAGGAATCTCTTTACAAGCTTTGATTTCGTCAAACTTATCAATAACCGCTTGTTCCTCGGCAATCAGATTATCGAAATAAGCGATATCAGATTTAACATTTGCCAGGTCAGATTCAGTAGGCATTAAACGTTTGTTACGTTCAGCTTGATAAGATTGATTGGTTTCACGACTCCAGTGAAGAGTACGTTTTTTGTTAGTATTTTTATAGAGCTCTACAATACCAACTGAATCGATGATAACAATCCAGTTCCAACGGCTTTTGTAAATCTCTCCTCCAGATACGGTAATCTCATTACCACAAGCAACGTCGTTAAAGAACTTGCTTTGTTTTTCAGATTTGAAATTACCGTTGTTGAAATTAATCAGTGAAAAAATATCTTTAGCGTTCATGATAACCTCCAGTAGTTGATAGGTCTATAGTATCATTTCTACTGGAGATGTAAACAACTAATAGAAACTTTTTTCACCTGATTGTCCACTAAACCACGCAGATTGGGTGTTCTCTTTCCGTTGGTGTTTAATACGAATAAGGTATTCATTCCTGATGGCGCAGAGTTCACCTCGGAAGTCGCCTGCCAACTTTACCTGTTTGCGGTCTAGATTTATTAAGGCCTGAGTCTTAGCTGCCAAGGCCAGTCTCTTATAGTCTCCTTCTTCACAATCAGTTTTATAAACCTTCTCGGCGAATTTGTATTTAAATTCATTATCATAGTCCTCGACGGACTGTTTCATGGCATTAGAGTACTTCAACTCTGCTTTTATAAGGTCGTAACTAAATTGTTCGAACATAATTTCACCTTTATTTCAGAAGTGTAACTTCAGCGATTTCGTTCCAGTCATTTTTATCGGTGGCAATGAAGTCTGCCAGATAAAGAGCTGTACGTAATGATACGTTACGAAGACGAGATACATTAGCCTTCATCCATGCTAAAGCTTGATAAGTCTCAGCATCAGTCAGACCTCGATTTTGCATCATATCAGTGGACAGGATAACGTCTTCAACACGAACCATAATCTCTTCGTTCGAGTGAACTCCGAGGTCTAAGTAAACTGAACGAGATACTAAAGCCTGGAGGTGTGGAGCAAGTTTAGTTCCACGCTCTAATTCACGGTCAATATCAACGTTGGTGATGAACACGATGGTGCCTTCGTATTCGAATTCTTTATCGATATTTTTATCATCGAGGTAAGAACTTGAAGTGCTCCAGCACACCTTACGTTTTTCACCGGTATCCAATGCTGCTTTTAACAGGTTCAGGATATCCATATCAGAGAATACATCAACATCATCGATAAGAAGAACACTATTAGGGCCGCGGTTATTCCAAAGCTGCTCGTAAAGACCGATTCCACTAATCTTTCCGTTGATTGATTTATATTCGATAGTTTCATTTTCGTGGGCATTTTGTAATGCTTTATCCAAAGAATACGTTTTACCAATACCTGCGGCACCAGAGATGATAAGGGAACGAATTTTACCATCGATGATTCCGTTAGTCATCATGTTCATTACTTTAAAACGTTTGTTGATGCGATGCTTCATTTCTTCAGCGGATTCAGTAACCACTACAGGAGCTTCAGCACCTTCCGTTTCAACGTCACATTTGAACACCCATACACCACGTTCAACACCATCAATCTGTACGAATACCTTGCCGTCACCGAGGTGAGCTTCGGATTCATGAATTTTATTAGGGAACCAGGTTTTACCTGAACTCATGAACGTACCAGAGATTTCATTACCGCGATAGATACCTTTGTTGATTTTGATAGTTAACATTATATTCTCCATTTCACTCAGTAGATTTGATAGGTCCATAATAACATGCTCTACGAGGGTGTAAACTCTTTTTTGCACTAAACCCAAAAAAGGCCCGAAGGCCTTTTATCATTTATAATACGAGTTATGGTTTTCTAGGTAAACCTCTTCGACGAACTTGTCCCAGAACTTCATGTCTACCTTCTCAGGCATACCATTCTTAGCGGCCCAGATAGCATTAGTTTCGACTTCATCAACGATAGCTTCAAGTTCGGCCTGTACATCTTTAAAAGCATGAAGCCCTTGTTTGATTTCAAGGATAAACGGTGCTGTACGTAAAGGATATTGGAGGTCACCAGTTTGATAGATTTCCTTCAACTGGTATCCAGCCCGATAAGCATGGCTCAGAGCTTTCCAGTCAATACCTTCATTGGCTTCAGCCTTACGAGCACGTTCACCATATTCCGCATCGAGCTTATTCAGAGATTGCTTGAGCTCGATTAAAGACAAGGTGGTTTGGTACTTACGTCCAAGAACAGTATAGAACGTTTGAGGACCTGTTTTCTCGTGGTTATGGAATACCCATTCACAGAACTCGTTTTCAGGGAGTCTGTGTTTGATATCTTCTACCCGAGAACCTTTAACACCATACTTAGAAGCTTGCTTACGGACATACCCTAAATAGGCTTTCATGTTGGTTGTATAGAACCGAGAACGGTTATCCTGGATAAATTTCCATACATCAGGTAAATCAGATTTAACCACCAATTCAGGTGGAGTGTGGAGCATATCCAGAGCAACGGTTTCGCCTTCAGCCGCTAGTTTAAAGAAATATTTCAGGCTGTAAAGCTCGTGGTCAACATCATCTTTAGTGTTTTTAGAAGCTGTGTTATTCGTATTCAGGTTGGTATGGTTCATAGCCGTACCTAACAGAATATCACGCGGATGTGGAACAAAGATTTCTTTAAAATCGACATCAGATTCCGGAGTACTTGTTCCATAAAGGTGGCTACCGAAGTAGCCTTTCATAACTGTTCTCATTCTTTGTCCTCGAAGTGGATTACCGGACAGACCTTAGATTTACGAGCTTTGATATATTGAATAACGATATTTTCTTTAATTTCCTTTCCTTCACGTTTAGCTTTAATTAGTTCCCATTCTTTTTCTTCTTTACGTAAATCATACCAGGCCCAGAAACTCATTATACAATACACAATACCAACAGCTACCGCCAGAATAAGAGCCAGTGTAACCAGTCCTAAAATAAAACCTAAACTTAAACCAACAGGAGTACTCAATACAAAGAACTGCTCCAATATACCGGCACCTGCAACAGTTAAGCCGAAAATAGTACTACCTGCAAGCACAGAACACCTTGTATTGATAACCATAATATTTCCTTAAGCGTTCATAGTTGGGATAACAGAGTTCAGATAAGAGACTAAAACTTTAAGCTCGTCCTTAGTAAATACCACTTCATTTTCACCGTCGATAGAACGAATTACCGCATCTTGGCCAGGGACTTTCCATTCAACTTCCGGCTTGCATTCTTCCTGGAACAGTTTAAAAATACATTTAAAGAAATTAGCGGAATCACTAATGCTTAGACATTCTGCATCCGTTTCCAAATTAAACCCGTTGTCATGGTTATAAATCTGGGCCCACATATCATCGTTAATATCAAATACACCTCTAAAACTACCCTTAAGATATTCGTGTTTGTCCAAAACCTTTAAATCGTAAAGTGGTTTGATATCTTGGATAGTCAGTACGATTTTATCGTCTTCTTGTGAAAGCACAATTGCATTATCAACTACTTCAGCAGTCAGGTCACCAAACAGCCCAGATGTTTCAATAATCATTTTCCGTTCCTCATTTCACATTTTGTTTAATAAAATTTAACAACTCTTTAAGAGCTTCATCTTCTTCTTTAGAAAGCCTGCTGCATTCACTAGCTGGGTAATCATTGCAAAACGCAGTTTCAAATCTGGCCACTGCTCCAGAATATATCTCGATAAGCTCTTCAAGTTTTAAATGCTTTTCTTCGGTTTTCATAAATCACCGGTTGTGTTTTAAAATACTATAAAGCTCTTCAACTTGGCTTGCATCCAGATAAATGACCTCGTCATCTTGTTCCAGAACAATCCCACCTTTAATGAGATTCCATTCTACCACTTCAACAGTCATATCATCACCAGAACCGGCTAATGTCTCAGGTTCTAGAACAAAGTTAGCCAAGCCCAAGGTTCAAGATAGTAAATCATCTCATGCTCCTGTGCCATCAGCCATTATGCTTTCAACTCATTAAGATACCCAACCAATGCTGCTTTAGAGTTAGCCAAATCTCGTTTACACTGCTCTATTCCGGAATATGAATAGCCTTCACATTGTTCTACTGCAATATCATACGAATCGCGTTCAACAGCAGTAGCGAGTTTAAGGATTTGTTCAATCTGTTCAGTAGTTAACATAATATCACCAGTATTTGTTGATGGTAGAAATTAATTCTTGGGCCTGGGTGGTGTTCAGTTTACACCCACAACCCTTTAATGTGTCTTTAAGGAGCCACGGTTCCTTGAGCTCGTCCTTTTCTAGACGAATTCTGTATCCTCGATAATCAGCGAAGATACTTCGGTCGTCGAATATCTTAATCTCAAGGATACGACCGTTGATTTCATATTCTAATGAAACCGTAGTACTTGTAAGTTTCATACTGTTCTCCTCATTAGTTGATAGGTCTATAGTATCATGTTCCTAGAGGATGTAAACACCTAAACGAAAAAGGTCCCACCGAAGTGGGACCTTTGATTATTCTAACGTCAGCAAATACTTAGTCTGGTAAAAGACGCCAGTGATATCGTCCAAAGTCGACTGGATGGCCTTAGGAAGGGTGCCATAGATTTTATCAGATGCTTTAAGAAGCTCGTCAAGAAAATCTACCGGGTCCTTAGGCAAGTCTGAAGCAGACGGTAATGATGCTTTATATTCTTTGCCACTGAATCCAAGATATTGCTCACTAAATTGGTCCAGAGGTCCTTGAACTTCTACATAATAGAAGTCATACGCTTTGTGTCTTGCATAGCTTTTGGTTTCTAAATGGGCTGAATAGTTTTGCATAACGCTCTCCGATGGCACGACCTTCAATTGAGCACGCTTCTATAGTCCGACAACTTGAAATCTTCCAGGAAGCCGTAACATAGGCCCAATAGTCTTCGGAGGCCTTTACGCTAGGTCTACTCATTTGCGCATAAACAGGCATCGCACTACTAGCAAACGCATCCATCAATTTATCATTGGTATCATTTGCTAGTGAAACTGTAGGGCTTAAACATCCCGCCATAAGGATACAAGCCGCTGTACGGAAAATATCCATACAAAAGTCCTTTGTTGTTTTATACTATTTGCCTTTCGGCCTTAACCGATAGCGATTACCAAAAGCTAAAGCTCTACGGTTAGTATTATTATTTATAGCTTTTTAAGCTTACTACAAATAAGAATAGAACACGTCGTTAAAATTATATTCAACCCAATTCCTCTGTATAGGCGAGGTAATGGAAAGCATATAATGCGCTTTAATTAAATCCATCCCATTTTTATTAGGACACTCTTTATTATTAGCATTATACGTCGCTGCTACAACCTCTATCTCTCTTTTAGTAAGCCACACCATCCATGATAGGCAAAAGAACAATATAAGAAATAGCCACAGCGAACGCTAGAATTAAAATCTTTGAATTTAGGTCCATAGTACCCTCAACTCGTTATTTCTATCCAGTGCTTCCTGCACAATGACACGTAAGAATCGTTGCCACCTATAGAAACTTGGGCTCCGTCCTTAATTGCGATACCATCTTGGATACGAGCCGTCATAGTAGCTTTACGGCCGCAATGGCACACACCTTTGTACTCAACGAGTTTATCTGCTGTAGCGAGTAATTCAGCAGAGCCAGGAAACAGTTTACCCTGAAAATCAGTTCTTAGTCCATAGCACATAACTGGAACATTATAATTGTCTACTATCTTTGCCAGTTGTTTTATCTGTACAGGTTCTAAGAACTGCGCTTCATCCACAAACACACAGTGGATATCTTTTTGAGATTCAGCCCAACGATAGAACTCGTATAGGTCCATATCCGGAGTCACTGCATTAGCTTCTTGGCTAATCCCTATACGAGACGAAATGCTATGGCTTGATTCTCTATTGTCTATCGCAGGCTTTAAAAGGAGTACGCCCATACCACGTTCTTTGTAGTTATGAGCGGCTGTTAGCAATGAAGCGGTCTTCCCGGAATTCATTGCTGCGTAGTGAAAATAAAGTTGGGCCATATTACCTTCTTAAAGACTATTTACATAAGCAATTAATTCGTTTTCTTTCTCATCAAACCGACTGGCGAATTCTTCCTGGTGTTCGGCATCTATAGGGCCATATTCATCGTAAAAAGCGTTTGCTTCTGCATGCTCATCCAAAAGCTCGTGGATAAGCTCAAACAATTTATCTTTCTGTTCTTTACTCAGACTCATAACCATTGCACCTTTAAGCAATATTCTTCTACATGCTGTTTACGTTTATTTTTATCTATAAAAGTATATTCAACGTATTCACCGATATACCATTTATCGGTGTTGTGTTGACTTTTTATAGGGCATTTAGTTACTCGGGTTTCGGTCCAGCGTCGAATAATTTCCGCTTTGTTTTTAGGGTCAAACGGATGCGGGTAATGGGCTTTCATAATCTACCACCACTAAATTAATATCAGGAGTAAACAAATTAATCAATTGATAAACCTTGTCCCAATCACCGCCAGCAATACCACAACCGATGCGAGGAATATAAATTCTTGGTTTAAACAAAAGACCCTTTGCGGTACGGTTTAATTCTATCATACAGTTTACTAAAGCACCGTAATCAAGATTAGGACCTGGTTCGTATTGGGTGTATAAATTATAGCAAATTTGGCCATTATTACCTGTGGCTTGAGTAAACGTGCCAAGTTTTTCCAAATTGCCTAAATAAGTGGTTTTATCGATAGAGAGAATAGGTGGATAAGCCTTAGCCAATTGTCCGGCTACACCTGAACCCATTGTGTGGAAACAGTTGCACCCGTGTGCAACATTATTACCTTGAAGAAACAGGGCGACGATATCGCCCTTAATATAATCGATAATCATTTAGAGTTTAATCCTCGATTGTAAGAATCAACGAGTCTGTCTACCATAGACGCGCACATTTCTTTGTACTTTTTATCAGATGGAATACATTCAGTAACGTTTAGACGTTGCTCGTATCTTTTAGAAAGAGTTTTCTCTTTCATTCGGACTGTACGGGTAGCATACTCGACAATTGAATTATTGCTATCATCAACTTGTGACGCTAATACTCCCGGAGCGATCAACATAAGCGCTATAGTCATCTGCTTAATCATTTAATATACCGCCTCAAACATCTTTTTAGATTTTAGGTAATTGGCCTTTTCTAGAACTTCAGAAGCATATTTACTGCCTGCTTTGACATTCCAGCCCGCATTATAAGAAGCAATCGCTTTTCTCAGGTCACCTTTGTGAACATCAATCCAATAAGACAGTTCAATGTAGGCCCAAGAGGCACTGTTCTGTCGTTTTTGGACCATACGAATTATTTCTTTGTCTGACATCTTCCAACCTACCTGTTGAACACGACTTCTTAACGTAGGCAAGTAATTTTGGAACATGCCATAAGCATGGTGCTTATCTTTATTTAAACCTTGATTAATTCCGGCGGATGATTCCTGCCATAGTAATCCGGCCATGATATATCCTAATCCTTTTTGATTAGGGTTTTCTTTGAACTTTCCCGACTTTTGGTATTGTTCACCGAAAGCATACGCATAATGTAAATTATCGAGTTGTTCATTACTGAAAGTAGGCTCTACGCTATGGGCAGACATACTAACTGTCAATAGTAAAGTGGCTAATACTTTTTTCATGAGACCTCATTATTAAAGATAGATTACTTTCGTGCTGGTTTTACCTTCTAAACGTTTAGAGTTAACAAATGCCATACGGCATTTAAGGGAATATCCTTTATCAGGATGTTTACGGTCTACTGTCATACCTAGCCATAAGGTTTTATCGGTAATTTCGAGACGCAATGGACGATACACTTTACCAGGGACAATTTCGGATTCTACATCAGGCAGAGGTTCCTGGATTAAGAATTCGTGGATTTCTTTAACATGGTTATGGAGTTGCTTGAATAAAGCAAAAACGTATTTTTCGTCGATTTCACGTTGGATAGCACGGTCCAACAAGTGATTAGAGTACTTAATAAAGAAGGCTGGGACTCCGCTCTTAATGGCGGCTTTTTTGATGGACGCATTCAGTTCACGGAATTCGGTTTCGAACTGACGACGTAATTTGTTGCGGCGGATGAATACTTCTGAATTAATTTCTGACATTTTGTAATCTCCTGTAGTTGATAGGTTTATAGTATCACGTCTACAGGAGATGTAAACTGCTTTTAGTATTTTTCCTCGGGTTGGAAAACGGAACGACACGCCCACATGCTTGCTTCTTTCAAGCGTTCTATTGCCGTACGAATCTGGGCTAGGCGTTCATGGGTGAGGTTGAATTCTTCATCACTCATTTTATCAACACCCGAGCATGTAAAGGCTTCAACATATTCTTCTTCCAAGGCTTTAAAGATTAGCCCTAATCGAACTTCGGCATCTTTGATAGCGTTCACTTTACTGATTTTATCGTCGGTATGCGGCTTATAACCCTTAATATCTTCAATCATTTCACTTCCTCATCAGATGCAATATCGTATTCAACCAAATGAAGGCCGTCATATCCACCACGAACAGAGATATACGTAGTCGGGTAAACAATTTCTTTACCATTCCATTGTCCGCCATCCCAACATTCCAAAAAGCCTTGTTCGCCCTGTTCGTGGAACCAGTCAACAAACATCTTCAGAGCTTCATCAGAGCCTTCAATTGTCAATTTAGACATATTTCTTCCAGCCAGAAATCATATGAATCTCTTGGTCATAAGTTAAGAGACTGCGAGTAATAATACCCTTACAAGGCCCTGAGATGAACTCGAGGGTGAAGTAAGGAACCTGTTTCATTAATCGGATGCTTGGAGCATGACATCTAAAACGAGAGCCCTTAAAGGGCCCTGTCATGAATACATATTCTAATGGATAGAAATAAGCATACTCGAAATTTTTAGTAAGGTCCTCTCTTCGAACCTTACGTGAGAAATAACAGAACTCAAAAAGTTCTTCATCAGTCATCATTGCATTCCTATCACAAAGAACAGAGGACGCGCAGTTTGATTGGTTTCGACACATGATGCATGACAGCAATGTTGCACCACCTTTATATGGGCATCATAAATCTTATCCATATTAGGTGTTTTAACAGGCTCATCAATTATATACAGAACACGTGAAAGCGATAATCCACGGAATTTGCATGCAGTATTACCAATAAAACTACGAACAGAATCAGTGTACAAACGGTACTTAATACTTTCTGTATGGTTATTAAAATATTCCTTTCGGATTGCAGTAGCCGAAACATTGGCATATGCTGTGTTATTAGATAAAATAACAATAGAGCCGCCATTAGCTAACCATTCTGTGGCAAAAATGGATACTGCTTTAGTTTTACCGGATTGGCGCCCACCATCAAGTTTTAAGGTGCAGCATTCTTTAAACAGGGTTTGTGAATCAGGTACATAAAACCCACTATTACAAATGTGTTCTACTCTAGCATCAGAATGGTTTGCAAAAGCATTCATCAGGGATAGATAACTACCGGTTAAAAACGTTTTCATAATTGTCTCTTTTTAAGTTGTGGGGCCATTCCTTGGCACATAATTCGTCCATGTATCCGTATGTAAACCCTTTACCGCACTTGGGCTCGACCTTATTACAGGTAGGGAAAGGTCCATCACTCAGAGGACGCGACGTTCATGAGGAGAGGGTCGGCTTGCCTTTATTAGAAAGAACCAGAACCTTTAATTGTGTTCTGGCGACCTTTATTTTCTAATTCAGAGTGGTCGATTTCGTAGGCTTGTGCTACACCAAAAGCCTTTTTAACTTTAGCTAAAGAGCCTTTAGACGTAACAATATTAAAAGTATTACCTTTGGTAAAATCAACCAAATCCACTTGTACACCCTGTTTACCGAGGCTTGCTACAATAGCATCAACATATTCTTGGTCTAAATTGCCTTGAACCCCAATTTGAAATGCTTTAGGAGCTTTGGCTTCTGTAATAAATTCTTGATAAGTTTTCATATTATTCCTTAAGTTGATAGAAGTATTCTATCACGGATTTAATTAAGCGTAAATAGCCTTACCATAATGTTTGTACCAGGTAGGGCGTTGTGCAATTTTTTCGTCCAAACGGGCCTGAGATATAGCAATAGAAGCTTCGTGTGGAGTATAGTCACCACGGAATTCCTGAGGAATATCACTAATGTCCTGGACCGTAGTGTCCTTGATATTAAAACCACGTTTTAAACATTCGGCTATAAGCTCGATTTGGCGTTTACGTAAGAACTCAAGCTTATCGTAAAAGAATGTAACATGGCCTGTACCAAGGATAAAAGTAGAGCTAATTTTAAAATCACGAACACGTTTACCATTAGCAACATGCTTACGAACTGCACCGAAAACACGTGGTAATTCGCGATATTCAGCCATTAAGTGTTGGTCAGCCAATTCAGATACTAAGGTAAGGTTGATACGAGTCATTTTAGTGTTCTCCATGTTTGTGTGAGAACACTATATCACAGCTATTGTAAAAGTAAACTGTTATTTACCTTTAATTGCTTTAGCTGCTTCGGTAGCCGCTTGCTGAAGGTCATCCATAGACATACCAAACTTAGAAGCAAAGTTATCAATTTTCTTTTCGACAGAATTCAAAGGCTTGGCCTGTTTACCTTCATTAGCGCCCGGGAGAGCGAGAATACGCTCTTTGTCAATATAAAGGCTTACAAGTTTCTTACGGTCTTTATCTGACAAATCATGAAATGAATGGGCCTTTTTATTTACAGCGGCTTCTAATTTACCTGCGGTTACGCGGGCTTCAGTGATAAATTCTTGATAGGTTTTCATATGTTTCCTTTAAAGGTAAATCGCTTTATTAATTACCACGGGCTGCATTAGCAACGGCGTAAGCGTACTGAATATTAGCGTCTTTAAACGTACCTTTAGAGGTATCTAGTTCTGCCTTAAAGCCGGCTTTAGTCATAACATCAGCAAATTCTTTACGGAAAGCCATTGTATCAAGACCTTTCCATGCTGATTTGTGCTTGGCAAATTCAAGACCAGCGAAGTTAACCGCTTTAGCCAATTTATTATCAATAGTCCATTTACCTGCTTTAGGTACAAATACCGGACCTTTCTGTTTAGAGAACAGTTTTAAATTCCAGCGACGAAGGTCACCGTCGGCTTTAATAAAAGCTGCATCCAAGTTACTAGCAACAACATCTTGGATATGGCCAAATTTAAGCCCATCAGCTTCAATATTTAGGTCGTTACGCCAGCGAAGTCCTTCCCAAGCGAAAGCTTTAAAATCGGAAGCCTTTGTAGCTAAATACCGTTCAATAGGAGCTGTTTTAGCGTCAAAGCCGTTTCCTATTTTGTCAACGCCGTTTCCTCGGTAAGTCCACTCATCTTTATTAATGCCTTGGACCTTTCCTACAGAAGCTTCGGTGATAAATTCTTTATACGTTTTCATACTGGTTCCTTAAAGGTAAATATTTTAATTGGTCTGTTCAAGTAACTGTAGATATACTATCATAATTCTAGGAGATGTAAACTTATTTGTAGGTTTTCATCCAATTCTTGAACAAAGCCGCGACGTCTTTCTCTTTAACGTTCAGTTTAAGGTCTAACATTTTACCACCCGCTGCACGTGTCTGACGAATCTTAGCCGTACCGGTTTCACCATTCCACTCGACATAATACTGTCCAGTGTTCATTGCAATACCGTCGCCATAGTCTTCATTTTTAGAAGTGGTGAATGCCAGCTTCATAGTCTTAGATACGCGGGCCTGCATGCCTGTCTGCAGAGCGTTACGAACGCGAATAACCTGAGGAGTGGCCTGGGTCAGGTTCTCATTCAGTTCTTCAGTGAACTCTTCAGATTCAAACATCGCCAAAAGTTCTTTAGATGCAGGAATTACATTCTCTGCGATAAACCAGGTTAACTGCCGCATCGTTCCAACGTTTCTGTTGGAGCATACGTAAAGAGTTAGTGAACCCTGCTACGCCTGCTTCACCCATTTGGAAGACCATGTTAATTAAAGCACAACGACGAACTTCGTCCAGTACATCATAAACAGGTTTCAATTTAGGATTACGCAGAATAGCTCTACGAGCATTTTCAACCGATCGGTTAAAGAGTTGTTCAGCTTCAGCCATAGTAATACGACCATTACAAACTCGACCCATAAGCTTATCAAGTTCAGCACGAGCAACATCTTTAGAAGGGTTCTTAGTAATCAATTGGCCAATACCAATAGTCCAATAACCTTCAGTGTCTTTATAAAGATTTAAATCAAGACCTTCGTCTTGACGTAACATATCAAAAATATCCATAATACCTCCTGAGTATAGGAGGTATTTATATCAAAAGAGCGAATCTAAAACCTTAAACATCGACGGGCCCATGACATATTCCCATTGCGGACGTTTAATCAAAGCGAACGCATCGAATTCAGGAATAGTACGACCATCAGGGAACGTATGGTAAGCCGTACATTTGCAATCCTTGAACTGCTCGTGTTCCACAGGCACTGTATATAAGAACAGATGTAGATTCTTATTGCTTGAATATTTGAACTCACCTAGGTCTTTCAGGAACGCAGGATCGTATGCTGTGAATCCAATCTCTTCTTCGGTTTCGCGCATTGCCGCTTGAATAGGCTCTTCGCCTGGTTCGACATGACCCTTAGGAATGTCCCATTTATGACGCATATTCTCTGGATTACGAGAGCCTGTTACACGACCCATAACTAGTTCTTTATCAACGGTCATGAACAAAATACCTGCCGATAATTCCTTAGCTTTCTTACTCATCGTCTCGTTCCCATGATTGTTTAAAAATATCTTGCATAATAATTTGAAGTCTATTTTCTGATGATGGACTTTCACTATCAGACACTTGAAGCATATAGTCACCAATAGGACAGAACATATCCATATCGCTTTCTAAGTCTTCTTTAATTTTCTCTTCTGATGTTCCGGTATCATAGGAATACAGATAAGAATCACATGACTCAGATTTAATATAAATTGCAATGCTCATTTACGGCATTCCTTAATAAAAGAGTTTAATGTATTTTTCTTAGTGATATCGTCATATACCTTTTTAACTTTAGAAATACGAAAAGGTACTTCGATAACAGAGGTCCATAAAAATGATGCGATAAGACCTAAGATAGCAGCAGACATCGCTGAAGCGAATACACAAATAGGCAGGTCATTATCTGTTGTCAGGAAAAACCCTAGGAGTGGGAAAAATAATATACCCATCCAAACATAGAATCTAGAACTCACCAATTTGTCGTATTCATCACTCCAGGCACGGAAGCCGTATTTTTTGCTATAACAAATCAATGGGTCTGGAGTCTGTTCTTTATGTGGTTCCGCTTGCCAGCCGTTTACAATATAGCCCATTTTATATTCCTCAATTAAAAGCTGTTTCATTTCGGCAGTACAACCTGACCAATCTATTGTACTGGCTGAAATTCCTTCATCACAGTCATCGATATTTCGCCAGGACTTTTTAATAATCATATTCTCACCACTTGGGATAATAATTCCAGCATTTTCCGACCGACGGATGAAGTTTGCATCAATGCCCATACACCCAGGTTCATAAAGGGCCATTACCAGCCCTCCATAGGGAATTCCAGATAAACTTGAGCATTAACACGGATTTCATTAGTAATCTTTTTAACACGGTCAGTATTACGAGAGACACGACCAAACCAGCGCCAACCATTACTTACTGCACGAGAACCGGTATGCCACGTCTGCCAATCAAACTGGAGCAACGTGCGGTCAGGAGCATCCCACTTGGTTAATTCATTGGACTCAATTCCAGCGTTAACAAGACCAAGAATATGTTCAGAATGGTAACGAGGATTATCATAATCAGGCTGCCCTGCGGTAATAAAGTGTTGGCCGACCGGAATATCCGGACGTGGTACATCATCATGGTGGAAGCCTGGAATTGCAGGGTACCAGCCAGGCATTAACATGTGTACACGGGAATCAAATACAATATCAGGGCCACATTGCCAATCTTCAGGCAGGTTTTCAATAAAGCTACGAGTAATAGGACCGCCGTGTTTATGAGCAAAATAAGCATCGCAATTAAAGAACATAGGCTCATTTTTAATCATATCATTACTGATATCTTGAGCAAAACCACCGACTGCACGAGCTTGAGAATTAAAAGTTTTTGGACCGTTCATAATATTTTCCTCACTTACTTTTTGTTGAAAAAGTACATTTTACCTTTAGGAGATAAGGATACACGAAGTGCGTTACCAATACCAACTGAACATTTAACCAGGTCAGCAGATTTCAATTCACCAAATGCTTGACGAAGGTCTCCATCACGAGTGTCAACCATCAGGCATTTAGCACCAGCTGCACGAACTTCGTTTAACATGTTGATTGCTTGGTTAGAAAGTTTCATTTTATTCTCCATTTCACTCTGTTGTTTTGATAGGTCTATAGTATCACACCTATAGACCTTGTAAACAACTTTTATGACTTAAATCTTCCAAAATATTTAAGTTCAGCTTGTTTTCTAGCCTCTATCGCTTCGCTTTCAGTATCACCATAATATAGCCCTATGGCTTCGCCTTCTACTGTTATAGAAGCTACCCATTTATTTCTATCTTTTCTATATACAACTCCTGAAATAGGACCCGGTGAATCATGACGCGTTCTTTGGTCAAATGATTGCATTGTAAATGGAGCCCACTCACAAGTTTCTTTGCTATACCTTTTAACAGAACCTATTCGATTTATTGAAGTCCCTTTAGGTCTCTCGCCCATATCCTCGACAAATTTTAAATACCCTTTCTTTCCTTTAGGAAGCCACTCGTCACAAACAACTATACCATTACCACCGTAGGCGGGATAGGCTTTATGTTTAGGGTCTGTACATCTAGCAATCATAGCAGAATATGAGGAATATGTATACCTATTCTTTATAAAGGAATAATGGTATCTTTCACAGCCGCATGATTTTGTTTTTCCTGTTTTTATTCTAGAGGCGGTGGTAACGAATTCTTCACCGCAATGGCACAATAAAAGCCACTTGGTTGGCGATCCGGTGGCTTTATAGGCCACCGATAAAAATTTAATACCATTTATAACCTGTCCGGTTAAATCTTTTAGAGGCCGTCCCATTACTCAGCCTTTTTGAAAGGTTTAATAAGATGTTGATTACGTTTAAATCGTTCAATGTAGTCACTTTCACCTAAAGTCTTGTACATATTAACCACAGCTTGGTAGTTTTCCCATGCATAAGTGCGGAACCAACCTGAAGTGATTGAGGTACACACTTTCTCAAGAGCCATATAGAAACTTAATGATGGTGAAATATTGAAGTCATTAGGAACCTGTGAACGTTCTAGTGCCAGGACACAGGTTTCTTCATACACACCAGCCAATTTAATAGCTTCAGGCAAAGCCTCGAACTTCTCCATGGTATCATTAAAGAACGATGATTTGTTTACATCCAATTTAGGATGGGAATAGCTCAACGTTTCTTTTTGACGTTGCAGCATAATTTCCTGGAGTTCTTCATTCAAGGTGGTACCTTTATTACGAAGGTATTTGATGTGGGACATAGTTTTCAAGAAGAAAGGATTATTCTTCAGGAAACGATGAGAGGTTTTGATAGCCAGACAGATATCAGGCGTAGCCCAATAGAAACCTGTAAGACGGTCCTTTTTAATATGATTTTCGGCATATTTCAGGAGACGATAACTTGAGGTGAAATCTTCGTCTTGAAGCTCGCCGGTAATTTCTCGTACGTTAGTCAGAGCACGAACGATATATGCTTCAAAATAGGTTTCTTTACCGTTGTACATGCATTTAAAAGCCTGGACATCAGGATTATCCACAGAAACATGGGCACCAAACATCCGAGCTTTAAAATGGTTCCATGAACCTTGGTCGGCAATGAAATCCCAATCAGAATTTTCGATATGCTTACTTTCAATCAGACCAGCGTGGTGCAGTGCACGAGAACCAATAACTAACATCATAATATTTTCCTCAGTAAACTTAAATTTCAGCGACGTAATCGTTATGCAATTCCCACATATCATCAGAATTATTCTTAATGATAGGAATTATCTCATTAGAAATTTCTTCTGCATAAGGGTCATTGATACAGTGGGCATCTTCAAAACGAACACCGTAATCAGACTTCTTATAAGCAAAGCCATAAATCTTTTTAAACCTGGCACGAGTAATGCGTAGCGGTTCATTAGACTTATCGGACATCGGAGCGTAATACCACATATGTTCTCCTCATGTTTGTGTAGGGTAATAGTAACACGTATTTTTAGAGTTGTACATCGCTTCTGCAATATTCTAAAAATAATTTATCGTTGTCTACCGTATCCCAACGACGCCAAGATGGATTCCAGACCAGAGCGTTGTCACCACAATCATTGAGCTTAAAATGGTCGTAGTACATAGCTATATGTCTGGTTTCGTCACCAGAGAACCCCAGTATAGGCTCACCATGGGTGTGATACATATGATGGTGCATTGAGAGGTCGCATTTGTAAAACATCTCACGTTTACCACGAACGAACAAGAAAGCTTGTCCATTCATATAGAATTCTTTATCTGTTTTCAAAAGATATTTGAATACTGAATCTTTATGCATAAGTCCTCCTACCACATCCGTGTGATTAAATTATTTTCCTAACGAAATACGGGTAGGTTTTTTACCGAAATAGTCTTCATAAGAACCATCTAAACGACCTGCTTTAGACCGACAATATGAATCGTACTTTTTGTAATAAGTCATCTCAGTATTATAACGCGGGTGTCTATCAGCCATAATAATACTTAATGGCCAACCTTTAGCATAATCGCGAAGACCATTTATTTTACGAATGTATCTTTTCTTTAATTTTAGCATGAGCTAGGATACCAGATTTTACCATCGGCCTGAGCAACGAAGGTGCGACCAGCTTCTTCACCATAACAAGAGCTATTCAGCCAATCTTCGAGACGAACTTCACCGTCATAATCATCGAGCTCAACACGGAAATCCTGAGCAGAAGCCATATCTTTTACTTTCTTATACAGTGCAGCCAGTTCAAGTGCCGCTTTTTCTAATTCATTAATATCAGACATTTTTATCACCTTAGCAAGACATAGAGGATGTAAACCAGAAACCTTCACCATCTGGGATACCGTAATCATCACGGGCCCATTCGTAATCATCATATTCCGGACTAGAAGCTGGAATATATTCTTCGCCTCCAGCGTGGAAGTGCTGACCTGTTTCGTCAGCCACGGACTGGCCTTTACGTACTAATTCGCGGATTTGTTTTTCAATTTCATCAATAGTCATTTTATTTCCTTAGCATTCGTAAGAGGATGATACCCAGGAAGTACCACTAATAGTAATACAACCGTTATAAAGCGTGATATGTCGTTCTAGGTCACGAGCGCCATCGATATAGATATCAGCTTCTTCGCGTTCTTCTTTACAAATCTGGATAACGTTTTCAATAGCTGCGGCTGCAGTACGGATTGCACAATCTAGTTCACGAGACATAATAATTCCTTAACATTCAGAAGAAGAGGACACCCATCCACCATTTTCTAGGCTGGTAGTGTAATCATGTTGGTTTACAATAGCATACTGAGCTTCACCGTATTCTTCCCAGTGGGCAAGGTCGGCTTTCAAGGCGCCAGGAGAATAATAGTCACCGCCCATACCGCGAGCAGGGTATATATTAAAATGAGTCTCATATTTGTTTGCAATTTCCTCAGCACGACGAATAGCTTTATGGATATCATTTACTGCTTCAGCCAGTTCTTTATTTTTACGGTAATCATTCATCATAGCGTTTCCTTAGCACATTGCTGAAGAGGAGACCCAAGCACCAACTGTAACGACGCCGTTTTCAACTTCACCACCGTTGTTTTCAATTTCATCTTTAAACCACTGGGAGCATTCATAACCGACAGGATAATATGTACGGCCTGAACCATAATCACCTGTGCTGAATTCAATACCATATTCATCTGCGATTTCTTCACATTTGGATTCGATGGTGTCTACTTTACCCAGCAGGTCATAGATAGCCTTTTCTGCAGACAGCGCGCTGTTGTATTCAGGGATTTCAATTTCAATTTTATTCATGATTTACATTCCTTAATAAAGGTTTCAAGGTCATTACGTTTGGTTTGTTTTACATACTCATTATAATTAGCCATCTCTAAAGCATATCTCTTTTTACGTGGCTTGTTTATTTTATTGGTTTGGGTAATATCAAAGACCACTGGGATAAAGTATCCTATTAAAGCTGGAACCCAAATCCACGCGAGGCTCATATCTTCAAACGGATGGCGAGGCATACCATTAATAATCCCGCCGACAAGAAATCCAATTATCCCTGCAACCATACTAGTAGCAATGCCGAGGAATAATGAAATAGCTATATCATAATCTGCTAATGCGTAACCAGGGTCGGTTTTACTAGGCTTATACATTACGAACCTCTTTAGCGTATTCGCGGCATTCAGCAATAAAACGATTAAGCTTCCGTTGTTGTTTTCGAATCTCTGATGTATACTCATTAGCCAAAATAATAAGCTCATCTTTATCGTAATTTTTAATATCCGAATAACTCGGGCGACGGTCGACCATACCAAAGTGGTCACCATTTTCTAACATCAAATAGCATACTAAATGGTAATCATCGTCGGCATCAACAAGCTGTTTATAATCGCTTGGTTCATTTAAAGAGTATACTGAATAGCGTAGCCCAGCGAACTCCACACGTTGTATACCTAATTCAAGGTCAATAATTTCTAAAGCATCTGCAAAAGAAAGGTCCTCAGCTAAAGCAAAGATAAAGGGTAATTTGGTAGTATGCCCACGGCTAGATGTTCTGCTTAAGAAATCGTTTGAATAACCTAGGTCTTGGCGAATTCTATAAAGAACTGCATTAGTTTCATGTGAAAGACCACTATGTTTAAACCAATCAATATTTGATATCAGGTCGTCGTATAAACTCATAATATTCTCCTCTCCTCCAAATAGGGAGACCGAAGTCTCCCGGTAACATTACTTAAGTGAATTAATGTAGTCTTCGATATCAGCAGAAGTCGTATCCATTCCAACTTGTGGGCCTTTAAACGTTTCTACACGCATCAGGGTGTCTTCGATATCAATCTTGGTCAGTGCAGCAATTTCAACAACATCATCAGCAGTAGCAATACCAAGGGCAGCCATATTACGAGTTTCACGGATGTACTCGAGCTTAACAGCCAGTTCCTGACGAGAGTCATCAAGTTCCTTAACCTTCAGTTTAATTTCATTACGCATTTCGATATAATCATCAGCTTTCTTACGAAGCTGAGTAGCTGTACGACGATAAAGGAGGCCAAGTTTAGCATGTACCTGGACATCAGCGCCTTCGGCAATCAGTTTACGAATTTCACGTTCTTTAGAAGCAGCGAGCTGGTCTTTTTCATTAGCCAACGCACGAATACGTTTTTCTTCATTCACAGACTTAACATGAGCAGTCTGGAGTTCAGTGATTTTATCAATCAGGGTAGAAGCAGCTTTGGTGTATTGGTCTTCGATTGACAGGTTCTGAGCCATTGCAGTACCCAGTTTAGAACGGATGAATTCAACGATTTTCTTTAAAGTGTTCATAGTATTTCCTTCAGTTGGTTAAGATTTATAATCCATGAGGACATTATACCCTGTCCTCTGAGGGTTGTAAACATTTTTATTTCATATTATTGAAATAATCTTCCGCATCAAAATCGTTATCATGATAAACTTTGGTAGACGATTTAGCATAACCTTCAGCTGAGAACATATTAACCACAACCTTAATTGTATACCATTGTCCGTCTTCATTACCCATTACAGCATACGTTTCATATACCGGATGTTCAGGACCGATAACCTTAATATCGTTAACGGTAGCACCAAATTCTTCCGGAACGCATTTCATAAAGAAATTAAACAATTCACCATAATTATCCATTTTACTCTCCTTCACTCTGTTGTTTTGATAGGTCTATAGTATCATGTTTAAAGGAGGTGTAAACATCTTTTTTAAACTTTTAGAAACAAAAAAGGCCCAACCTTTCGGAAGGGCCTAGAATCAGTTCTTGTAGAACCGGAACGGGTTTATGTGGAAGGCTAACATAGCCTTAGGGATTTTACGAGACAAAAGACTCTTAAGTTTCCAACCACAGTACACGCGAAGATAAAAGGTAATACCTCCAACCTTAAGATAAGGAACCGAAGCAAAGACTCCCCATGCTTCATCATTCCACATCCATAGCCACCCATGATGAGCTTTATCAGGAGAACCAGATTCAACGTCAGGATTACCACGATAATGGAATTCTGAGCTACAATCGCGTCCAAGTTTATGGTAAGCAAAGTTATAAGCTTTATTTCGCCATAGCCAAGCTACCCTCTGGAGATAAACACCGCCCGGCATTTTCCTGATTTTAGCCCAACGTTTAATATGACCTTTGTCACCGTCAATTGGATTATCGTATGTCATCATCCAATCAAAGCCATAAGGCAATTTACCGGTCTTTTTATTATGGAAAGGAACTACAAAAGGCGCAAGGATAACGGCCAGAACCATAGAGATGAAATCCAGTGGAACCAACAGAACCCAACTCAAATATTTTAAAAGTTTCATATATTTCTCTAAGTTAACCAAAAAAGCCCCAGACGGGGCTTTCGTTATTTGATTTGTTTAGCAGACCAGATACGGTCTTTGATGATTTTCTGAATATCTTCAACATACTCTAAGTCGTGAGCATGTGGATTATCTTTGAAGCTATGTGCTCGTGCCAGTTTCTGGCCTTCTGTTTTGATTACTAAAAGCTCTTTAAGAATTGCTTCATACTTAGAGATAATTCCTTTAGCAATATTTTTTTCTTGTGCTGCTTTAGGGTCGGCCTTAGGAGCGGGTTTACCAGAAGCTTTTTCGAAAGCTGCACCAGAAGCAACCATGCTTTTCCAGGCGGTGGTAACATAGTTACCCACAAAGCCTTCAGCTCTCATATCGTCGTAGAACTTGTACCGAGATTCATCAGAAGCATCTTTATAAGAATATTTACCGGCTTTAATAGCAGCAGTTGCTGCAGCGCGAACATCTGAAGCGGAGGCTTCAGTCAGAACGCTTTCGTTCAAAAATTCATTGTAAGTTTTCATTATTGTTTCCTGTGTTAATTAACTTATCTATTTATACAAAAAAGGCCCAACCTTTCGGAAGGGCCTTTAACCTAGGGTAACCTTGTCGGGGTTCCACCTGCTAGGCAAGTGTTCGGTGCGCCGTTTCAGCTGTGAGATAAGGGGACGTTAACAGATCGTAAAGATTTGTTAATGCCAGTCCTTATTCAGGGAACTTCAGTCCGACGACTTACCGGTAGCGACCCGGTTTCTTGTTTGTTGCGCCGGTGAATGCTGGTAATCAGTCCTTCATACGACGGCTTGACTATATAATAGTCTTCATTTGGTATCCCGCCCTGGGATCGAACCAGGACCGCAAACTTAGAAGGATCGTATGCTATCCATTACACCAGCGGGACGTAGTTAATGACCCAGACCGGATTTGAACCGGTAACCTTTCCCTTATGAGGGGACTGCTGCTAACCATTGAGCTACAGGGCCTTAATTTAAATTACAAATCCAGCAGGAGCATTATCGTCTTTAGCCATGTGCTGAATTGTATGATAAGTCATTTCTTCAGGAGCAACCAGATAAGCCGCAGCGTTAACTAGTGGAATTATTTTTGGTTTAGCGAATGTGCTATCGGCAATTGCCATAAAGGGCTCGCCGTCAGTCTCAACTTCGCCAAATTGGCAGTCATATGAAATAGAACAACGTTTGGTAGTTGTTGTCTTGGTTTCTGGGTCATAAAAAGCTAATTTTAATACTAACATAAACACCTCAAATAAAATTAAGTAAAGTAAGTTTGATTAATAGACCTTGTCTATTATGAAAGGTTCTTTGAGGGAAGAACCTTTGGTAATAGAGGGTATTAATGATAGAGTAATAATATCACATAATTCTTAAAGCATATTAATGTAATCAAGTTTAATAGAAGCAATCTTCAAAGGATTTTTAAAGATGTCGTATTCGACCAATCCGTTTTCAGTTGCGGTATAAAAAGTAAAGTTAACAGAATTATAACGATGGCTGTTAACTTTGAGCTTAACATCGCTTGAACTACGTCCTATATTAACCTGTTGAACATCAAGAACAGCATCTTTGCCATAATTGCGAATCAACAACTCAGCTGCAACCTGATCGGAGTTATAGCCATTCTCTGGATTAGTAACCTTAACGTATAGCATTTAACCCTCGTCTACAATTGTGTGGGTATTGGCATTAACAATTTGCCACCAGTCAAAACGATTAGACCCATATTGAGGCTTATTCTCGTTTTCTTTAATGATATCGCGTAGTTCATCTTCAGACGCCGCTTTTGCAATTAAGTCAGCATAACCGCCACGAGGATAATAGTTATCACCAGCAAAGAGCAAAAAGTTTGTTTTGATATTCTTGAATTCTTCAAGAGTAATAACTGTTCCATTTGGTTGAACAATATCTACATAACTATACCCTAATTTTTGAGCTTCATCTACCGCTTCAAGCAGGGTGTCATGCGCCCATCCAATTTGACAATCTGGTTTTTCGGATGGATTAGCTTGGTAGTCCGCATACACTTTATACATTTTACTCACCTTTAGAGATTTTATCCATAACAAAAGAGATTGAACCAATTAAAAATGCCACTACTAAAGAGATTATATTCTCGGAAGTTGAAAGCATATCGAGCATGAATCCTGCAAACATACTAAAGCCAAAAGCAGTAACGGCGGCCAGTGCAGTAACATTTCTAATTAATTCGCAACGTTTCATTTTATTCTCCAATCACTCATTTGTTTTGATAGGGCTATAGTATCACCACTAGAGCCCGTTGTAAACAATTATTTTAGATAAATTGCATACTTTTTATAACCAGCCGTTTCGTGACGCAGTCCTTTTTCATTAGCAAAACGTTCAATATTGTTAATTTGATTCTGGTCAAGTTCTGAAGTATCAAAAACAAAAAAGTTTCGCTTATTGCCTAAAGTCACGTGATTAGTCAAATCAATGTTATAGAGATGATTTATATTATCAATCACGGTCTTAACAGATTTGTTAATTTTTACTTCTTCATTAAGAATAGATTCAGTGATAAATTCTTGGTATGATTTCATTTTATTCAGCGCCAGCGGCTTTCAAAAGTTTTTTAAGATTGGCTATGCCGCCAGCAGAAAACGTGACCTTGCCACCTTTTTCATTGATAGAGCCAGTCAATTTAGCAAGCTTATCACTAGGGACTTTTTTAAAATCAGCCAGTGTGCCATCAAAGGTTTTTGTAACAATTGGCAGTTCATCTTCATGTCTTTTAGCTTCGGTAATAAATTCTTGATAAGTTTTCATTTTGATTTCCGTTTGGTTAGTTTGTTTTGATAGGTCTATAGTATCATGCCTATAGACCTTGTAAACAACTTTTTACTTTAAATCCTCGGCCCAGTCGAGCTTCAAGGGTTCTTTATATTCTCTGTCTAAAACAACAGGAATCTGGACATCTCCACTAAAGGTAAGAGGTCCTACATTATAAGACAGGGTGATATGAGGGGTGTAATCATCAAAATCGTGCGTAGCACCTAAGGTACGAGCATACTGATGGCGGCATTTAAGATACTCTGAATCGAGAACTAAAACCAGAACTGGAGAATCGCCATGTTTCCACACTTCAAGATGTCCTGACGAAGCAACTTCAAAACTTCCGGATGCAACGGTGTATGGAACGTTGACTCTTGAATAGCAGATTGTAGAATGGAATTTTTCACGAGGAACTGGATTAGGAACCTTTAAAGTGCGCTGAAGGTTTTCCAGCGCATCTAAAGTTAATTCAGAGAATTTTGCAGCAACGTATAGACCTTGAGCAAAATCTTCGGTTTTCATTATTCTTCGTCAGAATATTCTTCGTCGGAAGCTTCTGGAACCAGGGCTTTAACGGCTTCAACCAGGTCTTCGATTTTAACAGAATCACCGGTAACGCCAACTACTGCAGCAATCTCACCCAGGGCTTTAGTAAGGAGGTCGCAATCAGCTTTAACGCGCTGGACATGGTCCTGAGTATCAAGGATACGGGATTTCAGGATAACGATTTCAGATTGCAGTTTCTGTTCAACGGTTTGTTCAGACATTTTTATTTCCTAATAATTTATCAATAGTGGTGTATAGTTCAGAAAGAGTGCCGTTATTTTCAACAACAACGTCACCAGGTAAAATTGGTAGACCCGCTTCAGTGATGTGCGAGTCTTGTACTTGACCGGTTTCAGCGCGAACTACATGAATAATCGTAGCACCCATCGCTCTGAGCGAATCAATTTCGTGTGTTTGACGAACATCAGGTACGACATAGTATTTCGCATCAGAGTATATTTTATCAAAATAGTCTAAAGCGAACAACTTAACCCAATACATCTTATCAAATTGGTTAACAATAATATCAGTCCCAAGGGTCTGCATGAGACGACGTACTGACCAATTGTTATTTTTATTTATTACTTCAAACAGTCGGTCTTTTGTTTCTTCAGACAGATACTGGACTGGGGTAAGACCATAATGATATGCGGTACGAACGTCCATTCCTGGAATAGGAAGGATATTATTCAATTTGACAATAGCATTTTCAAAGATATCAATAACATCATATGGTTTTAAAGGAAGGATTTCTTCACGGTCGTAACCGATACCTTCAAAACAGTTAAAATCGAGTTTAGGCATATAACTACGGTCGAATACAGGGTCATCAGAGATGTATTCATAGGCTTCGGCCAGATACTTTTTAATAGGACCTGCGAGCTGAAATTTTACCGAATCCATATTTTCGATTACATAGTTAGCAACGGTATCCTTACCGCTACGTTTGATTCCTACAATTGATATTAGTTTCATTATTTTCTCATAGATGGATGCATAGACATACGAGCCACACGTTGTTCGGCATACGAATCAATTTGTGGACGACCTGTAACTATTGTACCATCTATTTCTACAGCAAACGATTTGAAGTTGAATGTTGCTGTAGCGATTATCGCTGGGTCAGAATCCTCTTTATAAGAGTACTGGATTTCCGAGAGGTCAGATGGCCAACCACCGTAGTAATGAATGCTCATTACGATTTTTTGTTTGTTGTTATCAAGGATGTGGAGGGTGATAGCTTCAGGTTGACCTTTAGGATGCCAGGCTTCTGAATCATGTGTTACGTAGTTGTTTAATGACAACATCCACTTATAAACGTCAAGCCATGATTTCAATTCACGGTCTACAAGAAAGTTCACAATCAATGGATCGAATTCTACCGTAGAACCTGGCAGCTTAGCACGATGTATGCCCTGGGTCGATCCTGGGACGTCTGAGACCGGAATATGGATACCCGGTAGTGTTACATCTTGTACGTTCAATTTGAATGCCTGCGTCATTCCTGCGTCACTAACCTCTAAGATAAAGTTAGTAGTGTTAGTTTGGTTAAATAAACCGTTCATAGGGTTCCTATATTGCTTAAGTCCCAGACAGTGTATAATGGTCCTAGGTCTGTTCCATTCAATAACTGGCCGGGATAATAGATTATGAATTCTTCCATACTTTCTGAGCTGAGTAACGCTTACCTTTAGATACAAATTGCTGAAGTGGTAATCCTATTACATTAGCCCAATCAGACGGTTTTATCTCTACTAAAGGTCCCTTGATATTTCCAGGGATATAAGCCTTAATCATCACATCGGCTCCGGCGAATCCTTTTACCTTGCTCCAATCGATTTTTAATTTAGTCGAGTTCGTAATGGTAGGCGTACTCGCGTATTGCTTCAGCAATTCTTCCAGAAATTGCTGTCGTGCTTTAGGTGGGATATAGTGTAAGTTCAGCCCGTACATTAAATTATGCTTACCTAACCCAAGATAAATGATTAAAGGATATTTGTCCCAGTATGGTAGGGTATCCTTGTGTTTGGCATCATAGATATAAGCATAAAGCTTACCAGGAGATGGTTTAGATACCTGGTGTCCGCGAATTCCTTTCTTTAATGTTTCTGTAAACCATTTAGCTGATTTATTGTTTACAGCAGCACCTTCGTTAGCAATCTTATCACGAATACTCTTTCTAAAACTATTCACCAAAATTAATTGACGTTCGGCTTTGGTTAATTTATTGCCAGGTTTCTTCTGAAGTTTTTCAACCTGTACAGCAGTTTTAATTCGACTCGAGTATCGAGACATCGCAGATGTAAAGCTAGAATACTTAATGCCTTTATCTTCAGCGAATTTCTTAGCCGAGACGCCCTTTGCTTTAGCTTCGGCATACTGGACACCTAATGCTATCCATTGTTGTTCTGAACGAGTAGGCTTGGAACCCTTTGTGGTTTCAGTAGCCTCATTGATGTAGGAAAATATACTCATCCTTTCCATCCTAATTTTTTCAGTGAATGTTCGGTAATCAATCTAAACGTGATACCCATTTTATCTGCTGTAGATTTAGCTGCTTTCCACTTATCGGTATTAACAGACCAAGTATAGTGTTCGTTGATATATCTCTTTTTAGCAGCCGTAGTCATTTTAGCAGGAACAGCAGGAGCATGGGTTTCTTTAAAAGGTTTGACTTCAAAAAAGAATTGTTGACCTGTATCAAATTTAACCCAGAAGTCCATAAAATATCGTCTTTTCTTTCCTTCGGCATTGCAAAAGTAAGGAATGACTACCTCTTCTGAATTCCACTGGACTACATTAGGATGGTTGTCAAGCCAACGCATAAACCATGCTTCCCAAGAGGAACGATATTGGATTTTCTTCCAGTCACCTTTATATTTTTGTAAGTTTGTAGGTTTAAATTTCCCTGAGTAAGCCATAGTCGCCTCCTTATAAATATTAATATTATTTATACTCGGAGGCACTATGCTCTTCTCATTTTTCGACCCTATAAATTACGAATCAAAAACAGTCAAGCCAGATTCCGGCTCATTAACCAATGCCGATGTACTGAGCGTTCCGATGACTGATATATTTAGAAATTATAAAGAATATTTTAACAAAGTGGCTAAAAATTATACACTTAAAACATATTACATCAGTGGGGCCCCTCGTCCAGAAGAATTGGCCAATCAACTTTATGGTAACGTGCAATTATATTGGGTCCTTTTAATGTGTAACAATATCTATGACCCGTATTATGGATGGATTACAGGCCAAGAATCGGCGTATCAAGCGGCTATTCAACGTTATGCTACTGCAGGCGGAAACCAAGTCCTTTATCATGTCAATGAAAAGGGTGAGAAATTCTGGAATCTAGTAAATACCCCGGAAAATCCTTATACTTGGTATGATAAGGGCGATACCGAAAAACGTTATCCTCAATATGAAGGGCCTTTGGCTGCAGTAGATATTTACGAGGATGCCATTCGTAAAAATGAATATAAGCGCGAAATAAAGATTATAGACCCTAATGACATCGAGTCCTTTGTTTCCGCTTTAATTAGAGAAATGGAAAAAGCGCTATGATTAACATGTCTGATAATGTCAGTTGGTTCGTAGGGGTGGTTGAAGACCGTATGGACCCACTCCAACAAGGACGCGTTCGAGTTCGTGTCTGGGGCTTGCATCCTTACGAAAAGGTCCAAGGTCCTGTAAAAGGCCTTCGTACTTATGGGCACTTTCTTGATAAGTGGAAATTAAACGGGCTTGTCCTCGGTACATATGGTTCCGCTTCAAGACAAAAGGCTAATCCTAATGAAGGTTTTAGCGACCCAACAGGTCAATATCCACTTTATTTAGGTAATGATGCTGCAGCACTAAACCGAGGCGGTGAAGTTGGATATGATGCCACTTCTAACGTAATACAAGATGCAAACACTGATGTGGGTATTAACTATTGGGACACCGAAGGTTATCCTACTATAGGTATAGGCCACCTTATCACACCGCAACCTATTAGAGATATGAACCGAATAAACAAAATATTATCTAATCAGGTAGGACGAGAAGTTAAAGGTAACCCAGGTGCAATATCAATGGACGAGGCTTCTAAATTATTCCAAGAAGACCTTAAAAAAGTCCAAAGCGATATAGGTCGGCATAGTGTTGTAGGGCCAGTTTACAATAAAGAAAACCGTTCAAGACAAATGGCTCTTGAAAACATGGCTTTCCAAATGGGATTGGGTGGACTGGCTAAATTTAGAACCATGCTCGCTGCAATGTTAGCCGGAGATTATAAGAAAGCATTTGATGCCGCTCGTGATTCTGTGTGGTTTAACCAAACTAAAGGTCGTGCATCAAGGGTATCAATGATTATCCTTACAGGTAACATGGAATCATACGGTATTATGGCCCCTAAAGAAAGGTCATTTAAAGGGCGTTCGTATAGAATGATTCAAACCTTTGCAGCCCCTAAAAATTCAGACCCTGCCGACCCATGGACTCCAGAAGATACAAGGATTCTTTTTAAAGAGCCTGATTCTAGTTATAAAGGTGAATACCCATATGTCCAAACCATGCAGACTGAAGGCGGGCATATCCAAGAATTTGATAACACTCCAGGGCAAGAACGTTATCGTTTAATCCATCCTACAGGTAGTTATGAAGAAGTTGCTCCTGATGGTCGCAAAACTTCCAAGACAGTAGCAGACGGATATCATATTCGTGGTAATGAAACTAAAACCGTAGAAGGTGATGGGACCCTTATTGTTAAAGGAAACGTAACAATTCTTGTCGAGGGTAATGCTGATATAACTGTTAAAGGCGATGCAAAAACATTAGTTGAAGGCAACCATGACTATACAGTAAATGGAAACGTTAAATGGTCCGTAAATGGAAACGTTGATATGACTGTTGCAGGCAATTGGTCTGAAACTATGTCGACTATGAGTTCAATTGCATCCGGTCAATATACTATTGATGGTTCGAGGATTGACATTGGCTAATATCCTACCGATGAGCACTGATTTAGGAGATTCCATGGAAGGAAGCTCTATCGATGTTACGTTTACCGCTCAATTAGAAACAAACGAAACATTAGTCGAAATAAATATAACAGAATATGAGCCGACAGAAGGCATCACAGTTGATGGGGCTCATTTATATGGAACTTACGAATCAGTATTTGGTTTCTCTGAGGATGCATTAAAATACCGATTAGGTGATGAATTTAAAACTGCCGGTTCATGGAAAGATTTACCAGAGGACAAGAGCACTCAATTATACCTCTGGAAAGCCCCTAGCAATCTCCAGAAGACTTTTTCTTATACGGTCACATTAATCTATGACTTTCAGGAAGAGTCGTCAGGAGGTGATACAGGGAACTCAGGCGGTAGTAATTCTAGAGCCGGTAGCGAAACAGACCCACCTCCTGCTCCGGTAAGAAAAACCCTTACTAAGGTTTATACCAAAGTTATAGTGGGTAATTGGAGCAAATGGGCTAACCAATTAAGAGAATATGTATATGCGAGGCCATAATGTCGGGCTTAAGTTATAACCAATGTGTAACCGCAGGTCATGAAGCATGGCCTCCTACAGTAATAAACGCTACCCAAGGTAAAGTATTTACGGGTGGTATTCCTGTATTAGTAGATGGTGACCCTATTACAGAACATACAGAAATTAAAAAACCATATGAAACCCATGGTGGGGTAACCCAACCTAGAACATCAAAGGTATATGTTACAGGCAAAAAGGCTGTCCAGATGGCAGACCCTATTTCGTGCGGAGATACAGTCGCACAAGCCTCATCTAAAGTATTCATAAAATAGGAATTAAAATGGCTACTCCTACGAATTACCAATTAACAAGAACCGTTAACGCTATCCCAAAAGTATTTGTGGGAGCTACGTTTGAAGAGATTAAAAAGAATATTATCGATTGGCTTTCTAGCCAGAAAGAATTCCAGGATTATGATTTCGTAGGTTCGCGAATGAATATCCTGATTGACATGTTAGCTTACAATACCCTGTATATGCAGCAGTTTGCTAACACCGCCGTATATGAATCTTTCATCGGTACCGCTAACTTGCGTTCCTCTGTAGTCCAGGCTGCACAGGATAATGGCTACCTTCCTAGTTCTAAATCAGCAGCAAAAACAAGTATCATGTTGACCTGTACTCAGGCCCTGAATGAAAAGAATATTCGTATCCCACGTGGTACTAAATTCTTGGCTTATGCCCGTGATACTTCGGCCGACCCGTATGCTTTTGTTACCACGGAAAACGTTATTGCCGTACGTGATGTTAATAACCAATATCTCCCTATTGTATCTTTAGCACAAGGTCGTATTATTCGTACTGAACTTAAGTACGACCCTAAAACTCCTATTCTTATTCGCGACCCGGATATCGACCGTCAAGAAGTTAAGCTTTATGTTGATGGCTCAGAATGGATTAACTGGACTAATAAATCCATGGTTCACGCTGGTAGCACATCTACCATTTATTATATGCGCGAAACCGTAGATGGTAATACCGAATTCTTCTTTGGTGAAGGTGTTGCTGAAAAATCAGTTGCAGGTGGTGTATTAGAAGCCAATTATATCGGTGGTTTAAAACCTGTTAAAGATGCTACCATTGTTATAGAATATCTTCGTACTGACGGTGAAGTTGCTAACGGTGCCGTAGACTTTAGTTATGCGGATTCTTTGGCGTATATTACTGTTGAAAAAATTACAGAAAACTACGATGAAAACCCGGATTATGTAGGTGCTGATGGTGGTGGTGACCCTGAAGATATTGAACGTATTCGTGAGCTGGCTGTAGTTAAGCGCGAAGCCCAGATGCGTGCTGTAACCGGTACAGATTATGATACATTCGTTTCAGAACGATTTGGGTCTATTGTACAAGCAGTACAAACCTTTACCGATTCAAATAAACCTGGTTATGCTTTTGTTACCATTAAGCCTAAATCTGGATTATATTTGACAGCAGTACAACGCGAAGATATCCAAAATTATCTTTCAGAATTTAACTTGGCGCCTATTACTCCTTCGGTTATTTCTCCTGACTACTTGTTCTTGAAACATAAAATTAAGGTTTCATATGCACTGAACAAATTACAGGAATCTGAACAATGGCTAACGGCTCAAATCCTTTCCCAAATAGACCGTTATTATATTAACGAAGTTGAAATATTCAACCACGGATTTGCCAAGTCTAAAATGTTGACTTATATTGATAATGCAGACCACAGTATCCTTGGCTCTTCGGCTACGGTAACAATGGTTCGCGAGGTATTAAACTTCTTCAAAACACCTGAAGCAGGTATTAAATACTATAATCAATACACCAACCGTTCTGTAACTTCTAGTGAATTTGAGTTCGTCCCAACAAACGTATCTGATGATATTAAATCTTATAACGTACGTATTGTTGCTACAGATAAAGACGAACGAGGCGATGGTAAAATGGTTATAGGTCCTTTAATTGGCGAAATTGATTATTACTCAGACTTTATTTTCTGGGATATCGCCGCAATAGGCCTTACTTCCGACCGTTTTGAAGTCCAGTCTATTGAACTTTATGCAGGGCCAGACCAAGACAACATCTTTACCAAAGACGGTTCTTTAATCGTATTTGAAGATGACCTTCGTCCTCAGTACACAACTATAGAGTTGGAAGGGTGTAGAAATTCCCGACGATAGATTATTTTGGAGAAATTTAGGTTACACCCCTAATAACGAATGGTTTGAAGAGGCATTCATTTCTCCTAATTCATTTTATAAAATGAGAGTTGCGGTAGCTGCCCAGGGGTTTGAGCAGTCTGAATGGGTTTACACTGAAGAATTTGAAACTTTCTCTACCAACGCATATACATTTGAGCATATGCGCGAATTCACTTTGTCTAATAAATTTATTGAAGAAAAATTCACAAAAAATAATCAGAATTATGTGAACTTTAATACTGACGCCATTATGGCTTCTTTGATGAGTGAAGATTTTAACTTTACCCCTGCATATTCGCATTTGTCATCTATATCAAATTATGTTTTAAAAGCAGACCGTTTCCATGAAATCCAAGGAAGCATCCAAGCAGTTTGTAAAGACCCTAAACGTTCTATTTTAATGGAACTTGGCGGTGTACTTTACCTTTTAGAAAGATTCCAAAGCACCGCTAAGGTTTCTAATGATAAAGGGCAGAACTGGCATTATATCCGTTTGTTTAATGACCGAGTAGGTAACCCTGTTTCACGTACGGTACATTACCAAACCGACACGACCACTTATGTTCTAGGTTATGACCAAATATTTTACGGACGTAAATCAAGTGATATTCGTTGGTCTGCTGATGACGTTAGATTTAGTTCCCAGGATGTAACTTTTGCTAAAATAGGTAGCGATATCGACCTTCCATTTGAAATCGAAATATTTGGTTCATATGCAAAGCTTCCTTTACCTATTTCTACTATTGCCGAGGCCATGTGCGCATCTGATGAATTCATTTATGTTGCTGGTAGAGACAGAGTTTATAAAGCAAAAACATCTGAAGCCCCTATAGACACCGACCCTAGTTCTCCGACTTATGGAGAGAAGATATTTGAAAGCGGATATTCAACTATCACAGGGAACCCTAAAGCTGTTTGTTATAAATTAGATTCTATCCAAGGCCATACATTTGCTTTAATTACAGGTGAAGTTAAAGAAGAAAAAATGGACCCTACAGTCGAATCCAATGTGGTTGATTCCGAATCTAAAGGTGTTTATTGGTTAGACACTTCAGCCGATACATGGACTCGTGTATTTGGAAACACTGAAGAAGAACGTCGTCGTATAGAGCATGGATATACCAGCATGTCTACCGATGGAGAGGAATTATTTTTCAGTTCGAGCAACTTTAGATATGAAGTAGAGGTTGATTCTGAACTTCCTTTGGAATATCCTGAAATTGTCACTTCAGCCGTTAAATATGTTAAAGATGAACAATGGATTCATGATAAACATTATTTGATGATGAGTTTTAGGTCTAACTCTAAATCTGATTTCAAAGAATTTAAACCTGGACGTATGGCTTATTATGCCGAACCATTCTTTAGTTGGTCCCGTCGTGATGGAACCCGTTCATGGATTACTACCGGCGACCATGCGATGGTTGTTTATAATGATGCTTTATATCAGAAAATTATCGACCTGAACAGTGGTTCTTCACCTGAACGTATTGTTCACGAGATTTGGAATAAAGGTTTTTGTAAAGTCACGTCTCCTAATATAGAATTTAACGGCTTTAAGAAATATTCTTCCGGAATGATGATTCACAAATCTACGGGTGAATTGGTTGGATATTTTGAATTTGACTATCGTGTGCGTGATGAAGTCCGTGTTATTTGGAAGCCTAAAGAAATTATGTTTACGGCAGAATTGCAAAACCAAGAACATGAAATCCCATGGAAGCCTAAAGAGGAAGTTGGTGAGCAGGACCCAGACCTCCAACCTTTACTGGTTAAAATGATTCCAGATAGTTATTTGCTTCAAGATACCAACTTTGAAAAATTCTGTGAATACTATCTCCAATTTATTAGTGATGGCTCAGGTACGCACTATAATAATTTGTTGAATCTTATTCGTAACCAATATCCGCGTGAAGAAGATTCATGGGAATATTTGTGGTCGGAAATCTATAAGCGTAATATCTATTTGTCAAAGGAAAAACGCGATGAAGTTGTTCGTTTTTTCCAGGCACGCCAAAGCGATTTTTGGTCTACAAAAGGTACCGAAGCTTCTTATAAGTTCCTGTTTAAATTGCTTTACAACGAAGATGTCGAAATTGATATCGAGTCCAAGAACTCTATCGAATATGATATCATCGTAGAATCCGACAATATCAGTGAAGATATCGTAGGCCAAACGATTTATACTCCTACGGGTCGTAGTAATGTTACTTATATAGAACGAAATTACAAAGATGGTAAACTGCAATGGCGTTTAACCATTCATAACCTTTTAGGTCGTTTTATAGTCGGACAGGAAATTAAATCTGAACGTACTTCGTTCAAGGGTATGATTGTTCAGGGTGTACGTGGTAAAGAGCTTTTGAGTAACAATATCGACTATATCAACCGTAACCGTTCTTATTATGTGATGACTATTAAGTCTAATCTCCCTACCTCTCGTTATCGCAAAGATGTTTTGAGATTTGTTCATCCAGTAGGTTTCGGCTTTGTAGGTATAACTTTGCTTTCTATGTTTGTTAACGTTGGTTTAACGCTAAAACATACAGAAACTATTATTAATATCCTTAAGAACTATAAATGGGACTCAGGTTTGCCATCTGAATGGTATGATAGAGTTGCTGTAATAGGTTTTGATGGTAATATAGAACGAGACCCTCGTACAGGTGCTCCAATGTACAACGTTGGACCTAAAGCAGGAGAACCGTTTGATATTCCTGCCGATTAGTCTATGCGCATTTTGTTTGACCAAAGTGCTGTGACCTTTGCCCCTCAGGTAAAAATTAATGATTAATTCTACAGTAGTTTATCGTTCTATTGTTACTTCAAAATTTAGAACGGAAAAAATGTACAACTTTTACAGAACAATAGGTGATGGTGAAGACCAGAACACTATGTATGTATCTTTCGGAAGGGCCCGACCATGGGCCGATAACGAAAACGACCCAGGCTTTGCCCCACCATATCCTGTAGATGATTCTGAAGGCGTAGAAGACGTCTGGGCAAACATGATGGGTTGTGTTAAGGTTTATAAGAGCATGTTGGATTGTGTTGTCCCACGCAAAGACTGGGGCGATACCTCTTATCCTAACCCGTTTACTTTCCAGATTGGTGAAATTGTAGTGGCGAATAGCCAACCTCAAAACCGTACTGATGTTGGTGCAGGTTGGATGGTTTATCGTTGTGTAGATATTCCTGACTCAGGTACATGTTCTATTTTGTCCCTTGATAATAAAACCGAGTGTACCTGGGAATATTTGTATGAGATTCCACCTGATGTAAGTATCAACCGTTGCACTAATGAATATATCGTGGTTCCATGGCCGGAAGAAATTGCCGAAGACCCAGAACGTTGGGGATACGAGAATAACCTTACTTGGCAGCAAGACGATTATGGATTGATTTATCGTATTAAAGGCAATACCATTCGTTTTAAAGCATTCTTAGATTCAGTTTACTTCCCTGAATTTAGTCTGCCTGGTAACAAAGGATTTAGACAGCTTTCGATAATTTCTAACCCGTTAGAAGCTAAAGCTCACCCATCCGATCCGATCATTAAAGCCGAAAAAGAGTACTATGATGTTATAGACCTCTCCCGCCACTCAGGTGAAATGATTTATATGGAAAACCGTCCTCCGGTTATTCGTTCCATGGACCAAACAGAAGAAATTAACATTATCTTCGAATTCTAATAAGGGCCGCAAGGCCCTTTCGGGGTTTAATAAATACAGTATATCAATAATGAGGCATACCTATGATTAAGCAAACTGGTAAAGAACTAATTGACGTCGGTGAAATTGGTAATGCCAGCACCGGCGACATTCTTTATGACGGCGGTGTTAAACTGAACACTGACTTAAACAACATTTATAATACTTTCGGTGACCAACGTAAAACTGCTTTAACAGGCGAATTAACAGGTCAGAAATTACTATTAACCACTGTAAAAGGTGCAGTCGGTGAAGGAATCGAGATTATCAACTCTAACGGGAGTATTTCTTCCACTAATTATCTTGAAATCCGTATATTGGATACTTTTGCAAGCCATTCAACTTCGACTTTGCGTATCGTAACACCTTATACACGAGTTCTTTTATGGTGTGTATCGGATACAAACGGCGTTGCAGTATGGGATTATTCAATTGAAAGTATGTTTGGTGATAAACGAGTTCCATTAAATAAGACATATAATATATCTTCTGTAGCTCGTGATATTCCAGTGGTTTATTCTGGCCAGTATTCATTGGTCAAACTTTTAGTTACGGCAGTGAATGCCAACGAAACCATTTACAAAGCTTCAGAATACCTTGTGTTTATCGACAACCAAGCTAGAAAGATTTATTCCACCGAATACGCTGTTATTAAACGTGGACAAACTTCAGATGATGACGAAATTTATTCCCTAGATTTTAAATTCGATACATCAAACTATATTATCGCGACCGCTTCTTCTGTCAATCCTATGAGGCTTGCAATTAAGGTCGTAGAAACCCAAACTATTGGAGTTCCAGTATAATGAAACAAGACTTAAAAGTAGGTTCCGCTGTTGATGACGGGTCCGGTGATTACCTGCGTGCAGGTGGTCTTAAAATTAATAACAACTTCAATGAGCTTTATTACCAATTAGGTGATGGCAACAACCCACATGCCGCAGGCGCTTGGAAACAGCATTCTACCGCAGATGGCGCTTTGTTGAACGCTGTAATGGGTCATAGCTATACCCTTAATACTCAAGGTGGGCGTATTAACGTTCAGCTTCCTAAAGGCTCCCCTGAAGAATATAACTTTGTTATCCGTGTACGTGACGTGTATTCCTCATGGCAAGCTAACCCTGTAACCCTAATCCCTGCCACAGGTGATACCATTAAGGGTTCAGCTACTCAAGTAGAAATTGCTCGCAACTTCTCTGACCTTGAATTAGTTTATTGTGCTCCAGGACGTTGGGAATATGTTGAAAATAAGCAAGTAAACCGTATTCCAAATAACGACCTTGCTACTGTAGCAACTAAGCAGTTTATTGCCACTGAAGGTCAAACAGACTTTCTAGATGTTTTCCCGGGTCTTTCTTATAACGTAGCAAGTTTAAGCGTTTCACAACGTGGTAACAATTTGTTCTACGGTATTGATGATATTTTTGATGCTGCTACCGCAGAGTTTGGTTCTCCAGGTGCTCAACCAGGTGAATTGGTGGCCTTGAATGGTAAAGACATCCGTTTAAAATATCCTTGTGAAGCGGGTGATACTGTTATTATCAAATCATATAATGACGGGCTTGCTCAATGGCGTAGTTCTTATAACCGCCGTGATATAACAATCCAAAGTTCAGAATTGACTAAAAACGTTTCTGTTCCTGGTTCTTCTTTCGTCGGAGATTTGAATACTTCGCATGTTATATCAGCCGCTGATTTGAATATTTCTGTTAACAGCCCTATCAACCCAAATGCTTGTCAAGTTATGCTTAATAGCACATTACTTCATCAAGCAGGTACAGCTGGACTTCCTTCGTTTTATTGTGAAGGTGCTGATGGTCGTACTGCTACCGAGTGTTTTAATGCCGGTGGTCAATGGACTCAATCTAAATCAGACTATATTTTTAATTTGACTCCTGAAGACAAGATTGAATCCATCGAATTTGGACGTAACTTTGAACATGGCGATATTCTTACAGTAATTTGGTACAATAATGATATCGGTACCACCATGGAAATTGATGAGATTTTGGATTATACCAACAACATCTATATTTCTAAGGGTCCATCGATTGATATAACAGGCCAGGTTCGTATTACTGATGTAGATAATCCTTTTGCACCTAACGTTGAGCCGGTCGCCTCGTCTAATATTACAATAGACACAGCAGCAACATTTTTTGATTTAATCTACCCTATAGGAACTATCTACGAGAACACGGTGAACCCTAATAACCCTAAAACTTATATGGGCTTTGGTTCATGGAAGCGTTTATCTGATGTGTTCTTGGTAGGTTGGTCTCCTGACGCGGCTTCTTTGTTTAATGCAAATAATAACGATCTGGATTCTTCTGGTATTCCACAGTCAACTGCTGGTGGTACCGGTGGTGCTCATGTGGCTAATTTGAAATATGAGAATATCCCTGAACTTAATACCGATGATAAAGTCCTTATTGCTGATAACGATGGCCCTATTTTTGTAGGTGGATGTTTAGTTGACCCTGATTCACAAGGACCGGCTTATCTGAGGATTGCATAATGACTTTAACTGAAATGAAAAGCGGGTTAAAATCCCGCTTAGCCGATTATTTGGAATTATCTTACACTAGTGACAAGCCTACTGCTGTCGCTGACCAACGACCTATCGGTGGTCCTTCTGCAAACCAAACCCAGAAGGGTGTTTATTTTCCTACGGTTCAAAGTGCAATAGATGATATTGCATTTAGAGCAGAGCTTCCTGTGAACTCTGTTATTATTACCACAGAAAACAGAGCACCTGGATTTATTCAGCAATCTGATAAAATTACATTTACCGGTTCTATTTCTTCGGGCGGTGAACTTGGCGACCCGGTTATTATTAAAGTGTTTGGACTTCCTGTAGAGGTCTTAGTTGGCGATTCATCTGTATTGGTTGCATCTAAAGTAAATGATGTGTTTTTAGACGCTATTGCCCGGGTTGTACAATTTCCCATACTATAGTCCAACAGCCAAGGGCTGGATACGGTAAGTGGGAATACTTAGGTAACTCTACCCAATCGTTAGCAGGTGGTACAGTTAACGGCACGATTCCTTTATATTACTATAAGAGATTATATTAATGTCAACAAACACACTAAAACACATTAGTGATAAATCGGAATTCAAATCATTCGACCCTACTGGGTCGAATTTCCCGCCTGATATTACTAATGTTCAAGAAGCATTGGCAACTATTTCATTAATCGGCGTCACAGGTAATGTTCCTTCAGCCACAGAAACATCCCAAGGTATTATTCGTCTTGCCACCACACAAGAAGTAATGGACGGATTGGACGCTTATAGTGCAGTGACTCCAGCAACTTTAAAAGCCCGTTTAGATATTCCTACTCAGGCAACAGAAACTTATGTAGGTATCACTCGTTACGCTACTAACGCTGAAGCCATAGCAGGCACAGAGCCCCAGGCTGCAATCGTAGCAACCTCTTTGAAAGCGGTAATGGATTATACATTTGAGAACCGTTTATCAACAGAGAACGCCACAGGCGTTATCAAGATTTCAACTACACCTGCTGCATTAGCTGGTACCGATGATACCACCGCAATGACCCCACTTAAAGTATCGCAAGCAATTGGTGCAGCGACAGCAGCGTTACCGGTTTATTCTACGGCAACGACTACAAATGAAGGTTTGGTTCGTTTAGCGACTAATGCCGAAGTTGGTAATGGAAATCTTTCTGTAGGTATCGCTATTTCTCCTGCAGGATTAGCCACATTAACATCCACCGAAGAACGAAGCGGTATTATTAAACTCGCGGGTTGGGATATGGTATCTAATGGTACTGACCACACTGCCGCTGTTACACCTGCTTCTTTGTTAGCTCGTACAGGTAATACTGGTCGTATTGGATTGGTTCGATTATCTACTACTGTGGGCCAAGGTGATGGTAATACGGCACTGGCTTATAATGCCAACGTTATTTCTACTTCAGGTGGTGAAATATGGGGTACTTTAAACGTTAATGGCGCATTACGTCGTAATGGTGTTGATGTTGTTACCCACGACCAATTATCAGATAGCGTCCCTGTAGGTACTATTTGTCGGGGATGGTGGGGTGCTATTCCAGATTTCCGTGGATTATATCCTCGTGGCGCTAACATGGTCGGTGGATATTCTGAAGGCGAAGTTAACCCGCATATTGCCGGTAACCGAGGAGAAGACGGTAAAGGTAAAGCCCGTTTAGGTAATGGTGTTGGTTCTTTCCCACAATCTTCCGTTCAAGCCCAAGCATTACGTTATCATAAACATGCTGGTGGTTTTGGTGAACATGATAATGCTGGTGCCTTCGGTAATACCGCTACCTATACCACACTTAATAGTGAAGGTCTTATTGCCAATGAAACACGTCCATGGACAATGTCCGTTCTTTTTATTATTAAAGTAGAATAAGGGTAAAAAATGATTAACAAATTGGAACTTAGTGAGTTACCATTTGTTGACGGCGTACCTGATGCTCCTCAAAAGCGTATCCAATGGATACGCGAGGGTGATTGTATGTCTGCAGCAAAAACAAAATACGGCAATGAAGGTAATTTGAACGCTGCTGCTTTAGGAGTTCAGAAAAACGTTGAAGCTCTTGATGCGAATGATTTGAAAACCGCAGATAAAGTTAACGAACTGGTAGAAAACGTTAATAATATCAATGATGCCTTAGAAATGGCTACGGATATTTCCGTCATCCAACAAATTGAGAAAAACCGTGTTGATATCGTAGACCTTAAAAAGGTTACTTCAGAAACAACAGGAAAATTGGATGAGTTAACCACCAATTTTGATTACTTGCGTGAAGACGTTGGTTACCATGACCCTTTACAAGATGGCCCATATTTAACTGTACGTGAAAATATTGTTCTTCTTAAAACCGAAATAGGTCATTATGAAAACCAGGATATAAATGGCAATCCATTGCCTCCAGGTGAAACCAGCGAAGCCACCGGTATGAAACGTCGCATCATTGATAATACCACTGAATTGGTCGACCATCGTCTTCGCATTGATACCCTTGAAAGGAATTATGAAGATTCTGACGTCGGGCAATTAGGTATTAAATTAAATGAAATTCGTGCTGAACTTGGCCCGCATTCTGATACGGTAGGTAAACAACCTGCTTATACCCGAATTTCAGCATTAGAAACGGCGGCAATTAATTTTAATACGTCTATCGACGAAATTAAGACCAATATTGATTTCTCCGGTATGCCTATAAAGGACCGAGTAACTACTTTAGAAAGCAAAACTCTTACCCTAGAAAATTCAGTCAACGTTGATTTAAAACCTCGTGTAACATCAATTGAAATCCAAATAGGTTCTGAATCAACTCCTACTTCTATTAATGGACGTTTAAGCGGTCTTCGCACCGATGTAAATGACCTTAAAACCATAGTGGGTGTTAGTTCAAGTGATGGCTTACGTTTCCAAGTTACTGATATCAACCGCCGTTTAGGTAGTGAAGTATCTCCGGCAGCTGGGACCATTAATAAGCGTTTAAATGACGTTATTATCCAAGCAAACCAATCTACTTCATCTATCCAGGATATTCAAGTAGAAATTGGAAATAACCAATCCGGTATTAAGGGTACTTTACTTAAACTCACCAATAAGGTTGACGGGACCAACCCTAACGGTACTACTGTAGAAGAACGTGGTCTTATTAACGCGGTTACTTCTTTAGAAACCCAGATGTTAGGTAAGTTGAATGATGCCCCTTCCGATGGTAAGCTTTATGCACGCCGCAATGCTACTTGGACAGAGGTTCTCAATAGCTCTACGGAAATAGAATCTGTTAAGGCTGATTTGGTTGTTACCAACGGTAAAGTGGCCGCTTTAACTTCTAGAGTCGATGATAATGATACCTCAATTTCTTCTCTTGATACTCGTACCGGTGCATTAAACACTTCGGTTGGTGAGATTAAAGCAGATATCGTTACTATAAAGGCTAAAGACGTTGAACAGGACGGTCGTTTAACAGCACTTGAATCTAGTGATGTAACCATTAACGGTAAAATTGCTGCTCTTGAAACTAAGACAGATACTACTGATGACGATGTTACTGCACTGGCTTTAGATGTAACCGATTTAGAAAACCAGTTGACCCCTATTAAAGCGGATATCACCAAGAACAAAGGCGATATCGTTTCTTTAACTGGCCGAGTTTCTTCTACTGAAGGTGAAATTAACGCAATTAAAGTTGATACTGCCAAAATTGCTCCTTTAACAACTAGAGTTACTACAGCAGAAGGTAAAATCACCACTTTAGAAACAGGACTTGCCGCTGTTAAAGTCGAATCTGATAAGGTAGCAGGTATTAATACCCGCCTTGGCACTGCAGAAGGTGATATAGTAACACTTAAATCTGGATTGGCTGAAGTTAAGGGTGAATCCGATAAAGTAGCGGCTATTGATACCCGTTTAGGTGTTGTTGAAGTTGAATCAGGTAAAGTGGCAGGATTAACTACTCGTTTAACTGCAGCCGAAGCTAAAATCACTGCACTAGAAACTGAACTTGGTAAACGTCCGCCAGCGGCTCCAGTTGCTGATGGACTTCCGTATGTTCTTGTTGATAATGCATGGGTATTATTGTCAGATTTTGTGACTTTAACCCCAACACCATAATAAAAGGGCTTCGGCCCTTTTTTGCTATAAATACGGTTATTAGAGGAATAAACCATGGCAAGTGAATCATATAACCCTAAGCAACTCAAGGACGCAATCCTGCGCCGCCTGGGTGCACCGATTACAAATATTGAAGTAACTACAGACCAAGTATACGATTGCATCCAGCGCGCACTGGAGCTCTACGGTGAGTATCATTATAACGGCTATAACAAAGGTTATCAGGCTTTTTATATAGGCCATGATGACGAAGAAAAATTCCGTAACGGTGTATTTGACCTTAAAGGCCGTAATATATTTGCGGTAACACAAATTTTGAGAACCAACGTGGGTTCTTTAACATCTATGGATGGCCAAGCGACTTATCCATGGTTTACTGATTTTGTATTAGGCTTGGCCGGTATTAATGGTGGTCTTGGAACCTTCTTGTAACAGCTTTGGGCCTAATGCCTTCGGTGCCGACCTTGGTTATTTTACACAATTAATGCAATATCGTTCTATGATGCAAGACCTTTTGGTTCCACTTTTAATGGGGTTGATTCTATGGTAGGAAATACTGCAGGATATGGATATGCCTCTGGTGGGTGTGACGAAAATGAATGGAGCCCCGGAGCTATTTGGGATAACCCGGCTCGTCGTATTTCAGGTATGAGGGCAGGTGAAGACCTTGGTTTGCAAGATGGTTCATATAATAACCGTTGGGTCAAAGATTATGCGACGGCATTGGTTAAAGAAGTCAATGGTAATATTTTGTTGCCTGATTATTGGTATAACGATGCCACTGAACAGTTGAAGGTAATGGGTAACTTTGTTAAAGGTGATTTTATTGTAATTGAAGTTTATACTCGCTCTTTTAATGGGGTTGATTCTATGGTAGGAAATACTGCAGGATATGGATATGCCTCTGGTGGGTGTGACGAAAATGAATGGAGCCCTGGAGCTGTTTGGGATAATCCATCACGTCGTATTTCTGGTATGCGTGTAGGTGAGGACCTTGGTCTTCAAGACTGGTGCATATAATAACCGTTGGGTTAAAGATTATGCTACGGCACTGGTTAAAGAGGTCAATGGTAATATTTTAGCCAAACACCAAGGCATGCAACTTGCAGGTGGAACCACTGTAGATGGCTATTCGATTGATTGAAGAAGCTCGTTTAGAAAAAGAACGACTTCGCGAGGAATTAGATTTACTCGACCCACCAACACCTATTTTAATTGGATAATTATGGCTACTTTCGATTCGAGTTTATTCGCTAAGCTAGAAGATAATACTGGCTATGCTAACACGAACGAAACTGAAATAATGAACCCTTTCGTCAACTTTCGAATTAGATTTACTCGACCCACCAACACCTATTTTAATTGGATAATTATGTTTTATAGATTATACGTGACTGAGTTTGAAACGTCGGACGGATTAAAAATTTATGGCGGTAAAAGACATTCGGATAAATCTAATCCAAAGCTGGATTCATACGTTGGCTCAGGAACGTATATTTCGAATGCTAAGAAAAAATATGGACGAAACTGTATAAAACAGGTATTATGGTCGAAAGATTTCGGTAATCCGGAATTATTAAAGGAAGCCGAAGAACTTTTAGTCGATATTCTTAAAGAAGATTTTGCTCAGTGTGTTAATTTGGTAAAAGGAGGACAAGGTGGTCCTTCTTATTACAATCCTAAAGATAACCCTAATATAGGTAAAACCCGTTCTATAGAATCAAGAAAAAGAATGTCAGAGGCGGCAAAATCAAGAGAATGGACTGAAGAAGGGCTAAAGCGTAGAAAAGAATCTACCGCATTAATGTGGACGCGTGTGAAACACCCAGATTTTACCGGTAGTAAAAATCCTGCGGCCAGAGCAGTTAGAGTCGGAGAAATGGTATTCTCGACAGGTAAAGAATGCGCCGAGTATTTTGGTATAGTCAAAAGCGCAGTTATTAATAGAATAAAGAATGATAAACCTAAATGGAAGGAGTGGAGTTATGTCGACATTTGATTCTAGTCTTTTCGCCAAACTAGAAAATAATACAGGTTACGCTAATACGAACGAAGCCGAAATTCTCAATCCCTTTGTCAATGACCCAATGGCGACCATTACAAGCATGAGAATACCCAAACATTGGCTGATGCTTTAGTTGCTGAGTCTATTCAAATGCGTGGTATTGAGCTTTATTATATACCACGTGAATATGTTAAATGCCAATGACCGAATAGGCTTTCAGTAAGTTCGGTATGATGGTTAATGATGAAGTAACAATCACAATTAACCCTAACCTTTTTAAACATCAATGCAATGGCACTGAACCTGTTTCAGGCGACTTGATTTATTTCCCAATGGATAATAAGCCTATTCGAAATTAACTGGGTACAACCTTACGACCCATTCTATCAAGTAGGTGCTAACGTCCAGCGTCGAATTACCGCTACCAAGTTCATTTACAATGGTGAAGAACTTCGTCCTGAATTACAGAGAAATGAAGGTATTAATATTCCTGAATTCAGTGAGCTTGATTTAATGCCTGTTAAGAATATCGACGGGTTGGCTGATATCTCCGACATTCAATACGAAGAGGTCAATGAGATTAATGCCGAAGCGGCTGAATTCGTACATCCTTATGTTGTAATTAATGGACGAGGAGAAGATGCTCCTCCTACAGCATTTGATGATGCTTTTTTAGATGATTAAATAACTTCTATGATAGAAGAAAAAGTAGGATTATGGCTTGGGGATTTGACAGATGAATATCTGGCGGTGGTCTCCAAGCCACCTAAAACAGAATACACCGAAAAACATCATATTCTCCCTAGGTCTTTATTTCCAGAATACGAAAACACGCCGGAAAATATAGTTTCTATAGATGTTTTAGACCATCTAGAGGCGCATGCAATCTTAGCAAAAACAAAAGACCCTAAAATGATTTTAGCCTTTTGGATTATGTTTAGTAGTTCTGAACGTAGAAATTTAAATTTATCCGAAGAAGAATTAAAAATAAAATACGAAGAAGCCCGTATAGAAATGAAGAGGGTTAAATCAGCCTGGGGTAAAACTCGTATAGGTGAATTGAATCCATTTTTTGGTAAACATCACGGAGAGTATGCTAAAAAGAGAGCCAGTGAAACCCACAAAGGCAAAAAGCTTTCAGCAGAACATACCGTATCCTTTGGACAAGCCCAAACAGGTGTACCAAAGAGAAAAGTAGAGTGTCCACATTGCCACAAGATGATAGGATACCATCTTATAAATCGTTGGCATAATGATAATTGTAAAATGAGAGGTGAGTAATGTTCGGTCACTTTTATAATAGTTCGCTACGTCGCTATATTGTTTTGATGGGTGATTTATTTTCCCATGTTCAAGTAGCACGTCAAAGAGAAGATACAGGGCTTAAATTTATTAAGGTTCCTATCACGTATGCTTCTAAAGAAAGATTTATGGCAAATTTGGGCAAATGGACGGCAGTACAGAATATTCCAAATCCCAATACGTCTCCTAAAGAACGAGCTGAACAAAAGGCTAAAGTGGAAACAGTTCTTCCACGTATGAACCTTCAAATGGTTGATATGCTTTATAACTCACAATACAAAACAGCTCTTCAGAACAGAACACAAATTCAATTTGAGAATGGTGACCCTCGTAAACGGGTTAGCCAATATTCTCCTACTCCGGTTAAAATGATTTTCGAACTGGGTATTTACACTAGAACCCAAGATGATATGTTCCAAATTGTGGAACAGATTATGCCTTATTTCCAACCTCACTTTAATACAACAATCACTGAACTCTATACAAACGAGATTAAATTTGACCGTGATATTCGTATTGTGTTCCAGTCTATTGCAATGGACGAACAATTAGAAGGCGATACCACTTCTCGTCGTCGTTTAGAATGGTCCATGATGTTTGAGGTTAACGGGTGGTTATATCCTCCAGTTAAAGAAATGGAAGGCGAAATTAAAACCATTTATCTTGATTTCTTTGCTAACTCAAAGGAACTCGCTCCTGAAGGTAATTTCGAATCGGTTGATAGCGAAGTGGTTCCGAGAGGTGTAGAACAAACAGAATGGGATGGAAGTTCCGTTCAAACATATTCACAAGATATTCCAGTGCCTGTCGAGCCAGCGCCTCCAGCACCAAGGAGAAACCCATGAGCGATTTAGATATCAATAAATTAATGGATATTACCGACCTCCCTGGCTTGACCGGGGAGGAAGTTACAGCCTATGAACCAATAGTATTAAAAGAAGTGGAAAGTAATCCACAGAACCGTACTCCTGATTTAGAAGACGACTATTCTGTGGTTCGTAGAAACCTCCATTTTCAACAGCAAATGTTAATGGATGCCGGTAAAATATTTTTAGAAGTTGCTAAGAACGCTGAATCACCGCGTCATATGGAAGTATTTGCCACATTAATGGGACAGATGACTACCACTAACAAAGAGCTTTTAAAACTTCATAAAGAAATGAAAGATATTACCGCTGAACAAATCGGTACTAAAGGTGGAGAGCCTAATCAAACTAATATCCAAAATGCCACTATTTTTATGGGTTCACCAACCGATTTAATGGATGAAGTGGGCGACGCTTATGAGGCCCAGGAAGAACGTGAGAAGGTAATTAATGGAACAACCAGTTAACGTATTAAGCGATGACCATCCACTAAACGAAGGCAAGACTATAGTCATTAAGCCACCGGGTTCGCTTGAACGTAAAACAGAAGAAGGTATCAATTGGATTAAATCCCAATGGGATGACAAATGGTACCCTGAAAAGTTTAGTGATTATTTACGTATCCATAAAATAGTTAAAATTCCTAATAACGGGGACCGTCCAAACGAATTCCAAACGTTTAAAGATAAAATGAATAAACGTACCCGTTATATGGGCCTTCCTAACCTTAAACGAGCAAATATAAAAACACAATGGTCTCGTGAAATGGTTAGTGAATGGAAGAAATGTCGTGATGACATTGTCTATTTTGCTGAAACTTATTGTGCAATTACACACATTGACTATGGTACAATTAAGGTCCAACTTCGTGATTACCAGCGTGATATGCTTAAAATCATGAGCAAGAACCGTATGACGACTTGTAACCTGTCTCGCCAGTTGGGTAAAACAACCGTCGTTGCTATATTCCTTGCCCACTTTGTTTGCTTTAACAAAGATAAGGCAGTAGGTATTCTTGCGCATAAAGGCTCGATGTCTGCCGAAGTACTTGACCGTACCAAACAAGCTATTGAATTGCTTCCGGATTTCTTACAGCCTGGTATTGTAGAATGGAACAAAGGCTCAATTGAGTTGGATAACGGTAGTTCTATTGGTGCTTATGCTTCATCTCCAGACGCCGTGCGTGGTAACTCCTTCGCAATGATTTATATTGACGAATGTGCGTTTATCCCTAACTTTCTGGATTCATGGCTTGCTATCCAACCTGTTATTTCATCAGGCCGTCGTTCAAAGATTATTATTACAACCACCCCAAATGGATTAAACCACTTCTATGATATTTGGACTGCCGCAGTAGAAGGTAAATCAGGCTTTGCACCATATACGGCCATCTGGAACTCAGTTAAGGAACGTCTTTATAACGATGCAGATATATTTGACGATGGTTGGGAATGGTCCTCTCAGACAATCTCTGCGTCCTCTTTAGCGCAATTTAGACAGGAGCACTGTGCAGAGTTCCAAGGCACAAGTGGGACATTGATTAGTGGTATGAAATTGGCCATTATGGATTGGGTGGAAGTTACTCCTGAAAACGGATACTTTTATCGTTTCCATGAACCAGACCCTACACACAAATATATTGCTTCATTAGACTGCTCAGAGGGTCGTGGACAGGATTATCACGCTTTACATATTATTGACGTTACGACTGATGAATGGGAGCAGGTTGCAGTTTTGCATTCTAATGAAATATCCCATATGATTCTCCCTGACATAGTGTATAAATATCTAATGGAGTATAATGAGGCTCCTGTATACATTGAACTTAACAGCACAGGTGTTTCGGTTGCCAAATCTCTTTATATGGACCTTGAATACGAAAACGTTATTTGTGATTCGATGCAAGATTTAGGCATGAAACAAACCAGACGAACTAAACCCGTAGGCTGTTCTACATTAAAAGACCTTATTGAAAAGGACAAATTAAAACTTAATCATAAGCAAACAATAATGGAATTCCGTACCTTTAGTCAGAACAAGTTATCTTGGGCTGCAGAAGATGGTTTCCATGATGACCTTGTGATGAGTTTAGTGATTTTTGCCTGGCTAACGACCCAGCAAAAATTTGCCGACTTCATTGACCGAGACGAAATGCGATTAGCATCTGAAGTCTTTAGTCGTGAGTTGGAAGATATGAACGAAGAATATAATCCAGTCGTTTTCGTGGATGCTGGCGATAATTCTTATGAATATTCACCATTGAATCATGGTATTTCGTTTATATAAATAACAATAAAGCATAACCAAGAGGATTCAAAATGGCTTTATTATCACCGGGCATTGAGCTCAAAGAAACGTCCGTACAGAGTACTGTCGTTCGTAACGCAACGGGTCGTGCAGCGCTGGTTGGTAAATTCCAGTGGGGCCCTGCTTTCCAGGTAACTCAGATTACTAATGAAGTTGAACTGGTTGACTTATTTGGAGGTCCTAATAACGAAGTTGCCGATTACTTCATGTCGGGTATGAACTTCCTCCAGTACGGTAATGACCTTCGTACTGTTCGTGTTGTTAACCGTGAATTCGCTAAAAACGCATCTCCGATAGCAGGTAACGTCCAAACCACTATTACTACTGCAGGTTCTAACTATGCGGTAGGCGATAAAATTAATATCAAATATAACCAAACTGTAATCGAATCTGAAGGTCGTGTAACTTCGGTCGATACAGACGGTAAAATTCTATCGGTGTTTATTCCTACAGGCAAGATTATTTCTTATGCTCGTTCTGTTAACCAATATCCGAACCTCGGCCCGGCGTGGACTGCTGAAGTTACTTCTGCCTCTTCCGGTGTTTCTGGTACTATTACTGTCGGTAAAATTGTAACCGATTCCGGTATTCTGTTGACTGAAGCAGAGAACAGTGAAGAAGCTATTACTTCCCTGGAATTCCAAGCATCTCTTAAACAGTTTGGTATGCCTGGTGTGGTCGCCCTTTATCCTGGTGAAATTGGTAGTACTCTGGAAGTTGAAATTGTTTCTAAAGCGGCTTATGATGCTGGTTCTAATAAAATGTTGGATATTTATCCAAATGGCGGTACTCGTGCTTCTGTAGCTAAAGCAGTATTCAACTACGGTCCTCAAACAGAAGACCAATATGCTATTATTGTTCGCCGTGACGGTGCAATCGTAGAATCCGTCGTACTTTCTACCAAAGAAGGCGAAAAAGACGTTTACGGTAATAACATTTATCTTGATGACTATTTCGCTAAAGGTACTTCGAACTATATCTTCGCTACCTCGCTGAACTACGGTGAAGGTGACGAAGTTGCTTCGACCGTCCAGAAACATGTTGTGAGCATTGCTGATGAACGTCAGGATTGCTTGGCATTTATTTCTCCTCCTAAAGGTCTGTTGGTTAACGTTCCATTGACTCGTGCAGTAGATAACCTTATCGACTGGCGTACCGGTGCAGCATTGTTTGATACCAACAACATGAACATTAGCACCACTTATGCTGCAATTGACGGCAACTATAAATATCAGTATGACAAATATAACGACGTTAATCGTTGGGTTCCGTTAGCGGCTGATATGGCTGGTTTGTGTGCCCGTACGGATGATGTGTCTCAGCCTTGGATGTCTCCGGCTGGTTATAACCGTGGCCAGATTCTTAACGTTCTGAAATTGGCAATTGAACCTCGTCAATCCCAACGTGACCGCATGTACCAGGAAGCTATTAACCCAGTTGTTGGTTTTGCTGGTGGTGATGGTTTCGTATTGTTTGGTGATAAGACTGCAACTAAAGTTCCATCTCCGATGGACCATATTAACGTTCGCCGTCTGTTCAACATGCTTAAGAAAAATATCGGTGATGCCTCTAAATATAAACTGTTTGAATTGAACGATAACTTCACCCGTTCAAGCTTCCGTATGGAAGTTTCTCAGTACTTAGATGGTATTAAGGCACTTGGTGGGATTTATGAAGGACGTGTGGTTTGTGATACTACAGTGAACACCCCTGCGGTTATCGACCGTAATGAGTTTATTGCTAATATCTACGTTAAACCTGCTCGTTCTATTAACTACATCACGTTGAACTTCGTTGCAACGAGCACTGGTGCTGATTTTGATGAATTGATTGGACCGTTAGTATAATCTATTATCCCAGGCTGTAATATAAAGAACCTAAAACCATTATACCATGAGTTTGGTTACAGCGTACATCACGTAGAATTGAGCCTGGGATTGATTATTCTTTAGGAATATGATTTATCAACTGTATAACTAAAAACGTCGCAGGCGCAATCCTGCGACTTTCTGGTATATAAATATAAGTATGATTACTAATACTCTATTTGAAATACCTATAACGAATCGCAATGTTTCTGCTTTTAAAAATCTTGGATATCAAGTTAAAAGTGGAAGCTCCCATTTAATAAAATTAGAAGACTGTCCTGGAAAAATGGCTGTTACGTGTAAATGTGATAAATGTGGCATTTATTATACTGTAACAAAAGGGCGACTTAATGAAACCAATTCTAAGTTCTGTAAAGAGCATCGTTGGGAAGTCTATTCAGAAACAAGAAAAGAATATTGGAATTCTGATGAAGGCATAAAAATCCGTAAAACCAAAGGGCCTAAAATTTCTAAGTCTAAAAAAGGTATAAAGATTGAAGCTTGTTCAGGACCTAAAAACGGAAGATGGAATCCTAACAAATCTGAACGTAATAAATATTATTATTCAGTGAGGTCTTTTACTAATAAGACTTTTAAAGAAGAAGTTGATAATCTACCAAATAGACATCTAAGCGGGATATGTGGTGTTAAAGGAGCTTATCAATTAGACCATAGGGTATCTATCAAATATGGATTTGAAAATGGCGTCCCTCCCGAAATAATAGGACACATTTGCAATCTAGAAATGATTCCTTGGGAAAAGAATCGAAGTAAAGATTCTAAAAATAGTATAGATTTAGATATGCTATTCCATTTAATTGAAGAATATGATAGGAAACACTAACTTATGGAACTTACGGATATCACTAGGGCCTTCGAGTCAGGTGACTTTGCACGCCCTAACCTTTTCGAAGTGGAAATTCCATTTCTGGGTAAAAACTTTAGCTTTAAATGTAAAGCAGCACCTATGCCGGCAGGCATTGTAGAAAAAGTACCGGTTGGCTACATGAACCGTAAAATTAACGTAGCTGGTGACCGTACGTTTGATGATTGGACAATTACCATTTATAACGATGATGCACATGACACCCGTCAAGCAATTGTCGATTGGCAGAATCTCTGTCACGGTATGACCAATGAAATTACCGGTGCAGCACCTGCAGAATATAAGAAACAAGCAGTAGTTCGCCAGTTCCATCGTGACGGCAAGACTGTGACCAAAGAAGTTACAATTTACGGCTTATGGCCTACTAACGTTGGTGAAGTCCAGATGGACTGGGACTCGAATAACGAGGTAGAAACATTTGAAAGCACATTTGCTATTGACTGGTGGGAATAAGTTTTTACTTTTATAGCAAATTATGATAGTATAAATACATTCAAACAATGAAGTCAAGGAGTTTAGAATGTATTGTACTTACTTAACCATATACACGGGGTCTAAACTACCCCGTCGTTATATTGGCTCAACATACGTTGAAAGGATTCTCAAAGAAGGATATAATGGTTCTGTATTATCCCAAGCATATAAAAAGATTTGGAATCTAGAACGTAAAGAAAATCCGCACCTTTTCAAAACCAGAATTTTATCTTTATTTGAAACCGATAAAGAAGCTCGTATAGCTGAGAAAGAGCTTCAAATAAAGTATAATGTAGTTAAATCTAAAAACTATATAAATATGTCATTAGCTCAGCCTGACGGGTTCTTTGGAATGTCTCGTAAAGGGATTCCAATGAGTGAACATGCCAAACAGCTACAAAGAGATTGTAGGTTAGGTAAAAAGAGGCCTGAACATTCTAAAGCTCTAAAAGGACGTAAGCGACCAGACCAAGCCAAAGCTATGTCTGGTGAAGGTAATCCGATGTTTGGTAAAGAACATCCGGCTAAAGGCAAAAAGATTAATCAGCCAAGGATGATTTGCCCTATCTGTGGTGTTGAATCAACTCGTTCGGCTATAACACGTTATCACAAACATGAAAATGAATGAGTATAAATAGAATTATCAAGGAGCTTCGGCTCCTTATCCCATTCATCGGAGACTCTAATGGCAAACTTTAATACAATATTAAGTTTTCTTAAGCCATGGGCTAATGAAGACGAAAAAGAATATAAACAACAAATTAATAACAATTTAGAGTCTGTCACCGCACCTAAGCTTGATGATGGCGCTCGCGAAATTGAGACACAAGAGCAAAATATTCCTTATAATGCTCTTATGCAACAGATGTTTGGTAGTAATGAGCCTGAAGTTAAAAATACCAGGGAACTTATTGATACCTACCGTAATTTAATGAACAACTATGAAGTCGACAACGCCGTACAGGAAATTGTGTCTGACGCTATTGTCTATGAGGATGATAAAGAAGTAGTTGCATTGAATTTAGACGGGACAGAATTTAGTCAAGCAATTAAAGATAAAATCTTGGCCGAATTCAGTGAAGTTTTAAACCTTTTAAATTTCCAACGTAAAGGTACTGACCATTTCCAACGCTGGTATGTAGACTCAAGAATTTTCTTTCATAAAATTATAAACCCTAAAAAAATGAAAGATGGCGTACAAGAGCTTCGTCGCTTAGACCCACGCCAAGTCCAATATATTCGTGAAATCGTTACACGTATGGAAGATGGCGTTAAAGTTGTAGACGGATATCGCGAGTTTTTCGTTTATGATACAGGCCATGAAAGTTATTGCGCTGATGGACGCATTTATTCAGCCGGGACTAAAGTTAAAATTCCTCGTGCTGCAGTGGTTTATGCTCATTCTGGATTATTAGATTGTTGTGGTAAAAACATCATTGGCTATTTGCAACGTGCTATTAAGCCTGCAAACCAGCTTAAATTGATGGAAGACGCAATGGTCATCTACCGTATTACACGTGCTCCTGACCGTCGTGTGTTTTATATCGATACAGGTAATATGCCTTCACGTAAGGCTGCAGCACAAATGCAACATATCATGAACACGATGAAAAACCGTGTGGTGTATGATGCTTCGACAGGTAAAATTAAAAACCAACAACACAATATGTCCATGACTGAAGACTATTGGTTGCAACGTCGTGATGGTAAAGCGGTTACAGAAGTTGATACAATGCCAGGCGCTACTGGTATGAGTGATATGGACGACGTTCTTTATTTCCGCACAGCACTTTATCGTGCGCTGCGTGTTCCTGAATCACGTATCCCTAGCGAGTCCAATTCTGGTGTTATGTTTGATGCCGGTACAGCAATCACTCGTGACGAATTAAAATTCTCTAAATGGATTCGTCAGTTACAAAACAAATTTGAAGAAATTTTCCTAGACCCGTTAAAAACAAACCTCATTCTTAAAAAGATTATTACAGAAGATGAGTGGGAAAAGGAAATAAATAATATTAAAGTTACGTTTAACCGTGATAGCTATTTCAGTGAAATGAAAGATGCTGAAATCATGGAACGCAGAATCAATATGCTAACGATGGCTGAACCATTTATTGGTAAGTACATTTCACATCAAACGGCTATGAAAGATTTCCTCCAAATGACTGACGAAGAAATTAATCAAGAAGCTAAGCAAATTGAAGAAGAGTCTAAAGAGGCTCGTTTCCAAAACCCAGATGAAGAAGAAGAGGATTTCTAATGGAAGATTTAATCGAAGCTATTAAATCAAACGACCTCGTAGCAGTTCGTAAAGCAGCAGGCCCGCTTATCGAATCTCGAGTAGCCGCTTTGATTGAAGCCCGTAAAGCAGAAATTGCTCGCTCCGTTATGATTGAAGGCGAAGAAGCCGACAAAGATGACGAAGACGAAGATGACAAAAAATCCGATAAAGCAGATAAGAAAGACAAAAAAGAATCTGACGATGCGGATGAAGGTGATGATAAAGACGAAGACGAGGACGACGAATAATGTTCCTTATCCCTGATGATTACGAATTAACTCTAGAAAGCGTAGAGGCTAAAATTCCAGAAGCACAGGGACGTTTTGCTGCTCTTTCTGAAGCGCTCGAGAAAAGCGATATAAATAATCTTGTAGAGAACATGATTGCTGAAGGCGATATCGAATGTGCTATCGCTCTTGGTTCTTTAAATGAATCAATGGCTCTTAACGAATTTATCGTTAAACACGTTTCCTCTAAAGGTGAGCTTACTCGTACTAAAGATATTAAAACCCGTCAACGTAATGCGTTCCAAACGACAGGTTTATCTAAAGCAAAACGCCGTCAGATTGCTCGTAAAGCATCTAAAACCAAACGTGCTAATCCATCTACTCAAGTGCGTGCTGAACGTAAGCGTAAGAAAGCCCGTTCTAAACGTAAAGCTTTTGGACTTAACTAATGAAACCTGAATTGCTCATCGAACATTGGGGACAACCAGGTGAAATTATCGATGGGGTTCCTATGTTGGAATCTCATGATGGAAAAAATTCTGGGCTTGCTCCCGGCCTTTATATAGAAGGCATTTTCATGCAAGCAGAGGTAGTTAACCGTAATAAACGCCTTTACCCAAAACCTATTTTGGAAAAAGCCGTTGCCGATTATATGGCGGAACAGGTTGCTACTAAACAAGCTTTAGGAGAATTAAACCACCCACCTCGTGCTAACGTTGACCCTATGCAAGCCGCTATTATTATTGAAGATATGTGGTGGAAAGGTAATGATGTTTATGGACGTGCACGTATCATCGAAGGTGACCATGGCCCAGGTGATAAACTAGCTGCAAATATCCGTGCTGGTTGGGTTCCTGGTGTTAGTTCTCGTGGTCTTGGTTCTTTAACCGAAACCAACAAAGGATATAAGCGTGTAAACGAAGGTTATAAATTAACCGTCGGTGTTGATGCAGTATGGGGACCATCTGCTCCTGATGCTTATGTAACTCCAAAGCAAATTACAGAATCACAAACGGTAGAAACCGATACCAGTGCCGATGACGCCTTTATGGCTCTCGCAGAGGCCATGAAAAAAGCGTTATAAATATTATTATCTAAACAACAGGACTACAAAATGCTTAAAGAACAACTGATCGCCGAAGCACAGAATATTGATGCTTCCGTTGCTCTTGATAGTATTTTCGAATCAGTTAATATTTCTCCGGAAGCAAAAGAAACTTTCGGCACTGTATTCGAAGCTACCGTCAAGCAACACGCCGTGAAACTGGCTGAATCTCACATCGCTAAAATCGCTGAAAAAGCGGAAGAAGAAGTAGAGAAAAATAAAGAAGAAGCTGAAGAAAAAGCCGATAAGAAAATCCAAGAAGCTGCCGGTCGTTTCCTTGACCACGTTGCTAAAGAATGGATGGCTGAAAACCAGCTGGCTGTTGATAAAGGTATTAAAGCCGAACTGTTCGAATCCATGTTGATGGGTATGAAAGAACTGTTTGTTGAACACAATGTGGTTGTTCCAGAAGAAGCAGTAGATGTTGTTGCTGAAATGGAAGAAGAACTCCAAGAGCAGAAAGATGAAACCGCTCGTCTGTTCGAAGAAGTTGGTAAGCGCGACGCGTATATTAATTACGTACAGCGTGAAGTTGCTGTTACGGAAGCAACTAAAGACCTGACTGAAACTGACGTTGAAAACCCAATCACCGAAGCCGCTATAAATAAAAATGTAGACGATGCTGCGGCACTGAATTACATTTCAGAAGCAGTTGAAGAAAAAGGCGCTAAGCCTACCCTGTCCTTCGCGGACCTGTCTGCAATCGCAGCATCACGAATTTCTTAATTTAATAAGGTTATACAACACATGAAAAAGAATGCATTAGTTCAAAAATGGTCCGCTCTGCTGGAAAACGAAGCTCTTCCTGAAATCGTAGGTGCTTCTAAACAAGCTATCATCGCTAAAATTTTCGAAAACCAGGAACAAGACATCCTGACTGCTCCGGAATACCGTGATGAAAAAATCTCTGAAGCATTTGGTTCTTTCCTGACCGAAGCTGAAATTGGCGGTGACCACGGTTATGATGCTACCAATATCGCAGCTGGCCAGACTTCTGGTGCTGTAACTCAGATTGGGCCTGCAGTAATGGGTATGGTTCGTCGTGCTATTCCTCATCTGATTGCTTTTGATATTTGTGGTGTTCAGCCTCTGAATAACCCTACCGGCCAGGTATTTGCCCTGCGCGCAGTTTATGGTAAAGACCCTATCGCTGCTGGCGCTAAAGAAGCTTTCCACCCGATGTATGCTCCGAACGCTATGTTCTCTGGTCAGGGTGCTGCTGAATCTTTCGAAGCACTGGCTGCAAGCAAAGTTCTGGAAGTTGGTAAAATTTATTCTCACTTCTTCGAAGCTACCGGTGCTGCACACTTCCAGGCTGTTGAAGCTGTAACCGTTGATGCTGCTGCTACTGATGCCGCTAAACTGGATGCTGCTGTTACCGCTTTGATTGAAGCTGGTAAGTTGGCTGAATTGGCTGAAGGTATGGCTACTTCTATCGCTGAACTTCAGGAAGGCTTTAACGGTTCCCAGGATAACCCGTGGAACGAAATGGGCTTCCGCATCGACAAACAAGTTATCGAAGCTAAATCCCGTCAGCTGAAAGCAAGCTATTCTATCGAACTGGCACAGGACCTTCGTGCAGTACACGGTATGGATGCAGATGCTGAACTGTCCGGTATCCTTGCTACCGAAATTATGCTCGAAATCAACCGTGAAGTTATCGATTGGATTAACTACTCTGCACAGGTTGGTAAATCTGGTATGACCAACACCGTTGGCGCTAAAGCTGGTGTGTTTGACTTCCAGGACCCGATTGATATCCGTGGTGCTCGTTGGGCCGGTGAGAGCTTTAAAGCCCTTCTGTTCCAGATTGATAAAGAAGCAGCCGAAATCGCTCGTCAGACCGGTCGTGGTGCTGGTAACTTCATCATCGCTTCCCGTAACGTAGTTAACGTACTGGCTGCAGTTGATACTTCTGTAAGTTATGCAGCTCAAGGTCTGGGTCAGGGTTTCAACGTTGACACAACCAAAGCAGTATTTGCCGGTGTTCTTGGTGGTAAATATCGCGTTTACATCGACCAGTATGCACGTTCCGATTACTTCACAGTATCAACCCGTTCGCTGACCCGTCTGCACAGGCTCCTACCAAACGTATTCAGAGCGGTATGCCTGACATCGTTAACAGCCTCGGTCTGAATGGTTACTTTAGACGTGTCTACGTTAAGGGAATTTAATAACATAAGTTATTAATTCTTAAAAATATTTGGGAGACTTCGGTCTCCCATTCTTGTTTCTATAGCTTAAAACAATCATCGCGTTCATTAATCCAATTTCTTATAGTTTTTGCGGATACGTTAAAGAATTCGGCAGCGTAATCGTAATGGCTAAATTCATGACCTTTAATAGAAATATCCACAAATACGAATTTCTTACCTTTATTAGAATTCTTTCTAATTTTGGCTTTATGTTCTTCTGATAGTTTCCTACCTTTAAGATGAGAATCCCTATTCTCGTAAAACTTTTTATTAGCTATAGATTTGTTTTCTCGGTGCTCTTTGGATTCTTTAGAACCTGTTTTCGATTTAGACATTTTGGCCCTTACTTCCTTGGTCATACCGGCCTTGGTCTTTTCGGATAACATCTCACGATACCCGGGTTCCTGTAAAGCTACTATAACAGGATTACCCTTACCGCCTAAGGCAGCATTATAAGTATCTGTTCTCATGACAAAAGCCTCATCAACTAGTTCGGCTTCCTTAGCATACATCTCTTCAGGTGTTTCGAAATTGAAAAGGATTTCCTTTTTAAAATTCTCTAAACCGTGCTTCTTTATGGATTTTACTATGTTAACCCCAGAACCCATATAAGAATCGTTAACATCTGTAGTGGCATGGGCTCCAACATAAATCTTGTTATTAATGAGATTGGTTATTTTGTAAATTAAATAATTCATATTTTACGCTGCTTTGACACGACGGTTGATGATATCACGGAAGTCAATACGATTTTCTTGGATTTTCAGCCAGTTACCAGATTTGTCTTTGGTATGGGTAGAGTATTCACCGTTCCACCAGAAATCAGTTTCATAAGCCAGAGCTTCGTATTTCTTAACCAATGCATTAACTGCATTACCATTAGGATTGGTACCGAATTTTTCTACCAGAGCTTTGATGTCTTTGTCAAGGTTAGAAAGTGTAGTACGGATAAAGTTTAATTTGTTCATTTTTAATCTCCTCATGTTTTGATAGGTCTATAGTATCACGTGGCCTGCCTGCTGTAAACAACTTTTATAAATAATTATAAATAAACTTATTACTCCACAAAGGAAAATAGCAATGGCTAAAATTAACGACCTTTTAAAAGAGTCGACCACTACTTCGAGTTCTTCGATTGGTCGTCCAAATTTAGTAGCTTTAACCAGAGCTACGACCAAACTGATTTATACCGACCTTGTAGCTCAGCAGCGTACTAACCAACCTTTGGCTGCTCTATATGGTATCAAATATCTTACAGAAAAAAACGAATTATCTTTCCAGACAGGTGCTACTTATTCCGGTGCAGTATCCGCTAAAGACCGTGCCTCTATCCCAGTTTTCACTGCGGGTGCTGTTTACGCTAAAGATGATTTGTTCCAATTTGAAAACGTAGTTTATAAAGCTTTGGTAGCAACACCATTTGCAGGTGCTACTGGCGATGAATACGAACAACTTCAAGAAGCTATTGTTAAGTTGACTATTCGTATTATGTCCGAAGCCGCACTGACTGAGCGTTTTGAAGGCCTCCAGGATGTAGATGTTTCTGAAGCCAAATTCGTCGTTAATAAATGGAACGCTCCAGTTAAATCCCGTAAGTTGAAGAGTACTGTTACTGTAGAACTGGCTCAAGACCTCGAAGCAAATGGTTTCGATGCCCCTAATTTCTTGGAAGACCTCCTGGCTACTGAAATGGCTGATGAAATCAACAAAGATATTCTTCAGTCCCTGGTTACGGTTTCCAAGCGTTATAAAGTTGAAGGTTTGTGTGATGATGGCTTAATTGACCTGAGTTATGCTAACTCACCGGAAGCTTCTCGCAAGCTTTATGAGTTAGTTTGTGAAATGGTTTCTCATATCCAGCGCGCAACCTCTTATACGGCAACTTATGTAGTAGCGAGTACTCGCGTAGCTGCTGTTCTGGCTGGTTCTGGCTGGTTAAGACATACCCCACAGAACGACAAATATCTTTCTGCAAATGCATACGGATTCCTGGAAAATGGTTTGCCTGTGTATTGTGATACCAACACGCCGATTGATTATGTTACTGTAGGTGTTAAAGAGGAATTTGGTGGGAAAGAAGCAGTAGGTTCTTTGTTCTATGCACCGTATACAGAAGGCCTCGATTTGGCTGACCCTGAACATGTGGGTACATTTAAAGTGGTCGTTGACCCTGAAAGCCTGCAACCATCTATTGCATTAATGGTTCGTTATGCACTGGCTGCTAACCCTTATACGGTTACTTCTGATGATAAACAAGCCCGTATTATTGATGCGACTAATATGGATTTGATGGCGGGACGTTCTGATATGTCCGTATTGCTTGGTGTGAAACTTCCTAAAGTTTTGACTGAATTAAACTAACAAAAAGGGACCTTACGGTCCCTTTGTCATTTATTTGGATATTAGTTCAATCCATACGGCTCGTAGGGTATCTTTTACACACTCAACGAGCTGCTTTTTAACTTCAACAGGATTTTCTGCATCGGTTAATTCTAATTCTTCACGGGCGGCTTCTTCAAGGATATCCTGGACGGTCAAGCCCATTACCTTTCCAAAATCCTTCGGTGATACTTCGCCAATCTTACTGATGACATTATTAATGCGGTTGACAGTCACATAATCAGTGAATTGCCACATCAAATCCATATCGTCTTGTGATAAAACTACAGCCACCTTAATAGGCTTATCAGACTTTTTCTTCTCGCTGAATTTAGAGTTCTTGCATTTAATAGCTACGCGATTTCCATTTGGAAGCCAGGTAGGAATATCAGGTTTAAGTACAAAGCCTTCAGCCGTGAATACTTTACCTTCTACCTTAGGAATAAAGTCTGTTGAGTTTGCAATAGTTAGGCCAGCGTTATCCACCGCAAAATTATAATCAGGAATAACTGAATCAAAGTCATTAGGTAATTTAATAAGGTCTTCAAAGCTACCGGTGACCAGACATGGAGCTACCTTAAACTTATGGATAATACAGAAGGCTTCCATCAATGTATCGCTTAGAACAGATTCTGAACCATCTTCCTTAGTAACTCGGATATCGAACACATAAAAGTCTTTATCACCGTAGTCCACATTCTTCTGGATACCTGGCCCAGCGAATTCGCCATAAATCTGGTATGACTGGTAATTAATCGATTCAATTAGATGTTGAACAGATTTAATAGAATCAGCATAGTTCTTAAGTACAATTTCATAACCATAGAAATCTTCAGCAGGGAGGATAGGGCCAGTGCGCTTGGCGCATGTGACTGCGTCACGTTCTATGATTAAACTAAAGTTGGTTCCATGAATCTTCTCACGTGCCACCCATTCACCACTGGTCAAACCATTAGTACGGAGTTTTTCGATAAACTTACTGTTGTAGTGGTTTTCGAGACTGCTATATTTCTTGAACATAAATCACCATAATAAATATAATTAAATAGAAGAGCTAGTAGTCTTCTGTCACCAAGCCAAATGGTTTAACGGAAGGACCTAGACCCATTATAACACACCTAAATTTAAAGCATATTACTTTGAACTAGAACGCGTCTTGCGCCGAACCTTGTTGTTCAATCTTTTACGATAAACAACCTTTTCTTTCGCTTTAAATTTGGCCTTGGCTTGTTCTACATCAACCCATGCTTTGGCCATGTCCTTAGCGGTCCCGCCCATTTTTTTAGCAATTTCTATAAAATTCAACCCAGATTCGTGTAAAAAATGTACTTTAACCTTATCCATAACAATTCTCTCGTTGAGTTGGTAAACCCATCTTAACATAGAATTTTTAACTTGTAAACAGGAATTTTGTACTTTAATGCAAAATGGGCCTTGCGGCCCATAATTAATAAACGTAATCGTATATAATACCAGCTTCTAAAGCGGTGCGATGAATAATTCGACCATTACGAGATTCTTGTACATCAACCTCTGGATAGTCGGTAATCATTTTTTGAAGTGTGTATCGGTGCAAATAACTGCGTACTGGCAATGGATGCACATAAGGTAATTCACCGTCAGGAACAGGTGCTACTTTAGCTGTGACTGTTACATTACCAGTTTTCGTAACAGTCGTCGGGTTATAATCAGTCGCCGAAACCACAACAGAAACTTCAATAACCTGTGAACCTTCAGCGCTTGTATCGATTGCTAGAGTATCCGTGGTGCCAACTACAGGAGAACCGTCTTTCTTCCAAGAATAGGCAAAAGTAGCTCCACTCGGTGCGCCGACTATATCCGCTTTAAAAGAAGCTGGGATTCCTTCAGGAACATTAATAGAGGCGGGTGTTAAAGTAACGGAAACACCTGCCATAGTCTTTTTAGTAATTGCTACACTTCCTGTTTCGGTAACGGTTAAATCATTATAATCCGCACCTGTTAGGACTACCGAAACTTCAATAGAGTAAGAACCTATTGTAGATGTATCTACAGCAAGAATATTACTGCTTTCGCCCGGAATAATAGAACCATTTTTCTTCCAAGAATAAGTTGCATTTACGCCGGAAGGAGCGCCAACTACATCCGCTTTAAACTGCGCAGATGAGTCTTTCTCTGTACTAATTGAGGGAGGCGTTAAAGTAACAGAAACACCTGACATAGTTTTCTTAACAAAAGTTACCGCAGCTCCTTTAGTTGCGGTGCCATTATTATAATCGGGTGCAGAAACAGTAACTTCGCAGTTCAATGTATAATTTGCTTCTGCTGATTCGGTAACAGTAATAGTTTTACCAGTTTGACCTGGGATTACGCTAGTGTTACGTTTCCAAACATAAGCAATTGTTGCACCAGAAGGAGCACCTGTCACGTTAGCAGTAACAACTTGAGATTGACCCACTTCTTTAGTAACAGAGGCAGGGTCTAAAGTCAATGTAATAGCAGGCATTGTTTTATTCTGGATAGTTAAAGTTGTCTCAGCCTCAGCAGTTTCTGGTTCGCCGTCTGCCGGAGTGGAGGTTGCAACAACTTTAATAGTCTTACTGCCTGCTGGACCAACAGCGACATAATCCATTGCAGCAGTCACAGAAGATTGAGGAACGCCATCAACGGTCCAGACAAATGATTCGGTACCTTCAGCTGCAGCACCGGAACCAGACGCAGTGAAATTGGTTGTTGCTCCAATAACGGCCGTAGCCGCCAAAGGAGCAATAGTTACGGTATAAGCCATAATACACCCTTATTTTAAAGTGACAAAAGATGAGTTACGAGTTTCTCGTATTAGAACAGACCCATTACGATTGATGTAATAAATCAAGCTGAATAGTGTTTGGTGTGCAGTAGGATGTTGGAAAGCAGTCGGACGTTCTTTCCAATCCGGAGTCTCAGAAATCCATTGATAAATCCACCAAGGAACAGTACAGTAACCAGGGTTTTTACCAATAAGCAAAAGATTAGGACTGAAGTTTTCAGGGAGTTCAAATTTAGGTTTTTCCAATTCAACAACCTTGGCTACAGCTTCTTTGAATTTCTCTTCGTCAAACGGAACATCCTCTTCAATAATCTCTACCTTAGGATGTTCGGCTACCTCAACGACTTCAACAACTGCCTCAGGAGCATCGAACAACAGGGTTGCTTCTTCTTTAGCAGGTTCAGCACCATCAATAAATTCATTAGAACCTGTAAGTTCGTCGGCGGCATCAATCAAATCAGAAATGGACAACCCTTCGGTTTCCGGAAGTGGTTCGTCGGCCAAGGCTTTAAGACCTTCAGTGATATCGATAATCAAATTATCAAACGAACGGGTTTTCTTAAGTTTTAAACCGAACTGTTCACCATATTCGATTAACTTAGCTTTAGCTTCTTTTTTATCTTCGAGTGCACGAAGCTCTTCAATATATTGAGTATCCATAATTAGTCTCTTGTTGGTGTATAAATATAACTATATTTATAACTGAGAATTACTTATGCAAATTCAAGTACATTTTGATAATTTTAGTCATGTCCGTATCGAGTGTGATGAATCCACATTCTACGAACTCAGAGACTATTTTAGCTTTGAAGCTGATGGATATAAATTCAACCCTAAATTTCGTTATGGGCAATGGGATGGACGTATTCGTCTTCTGGATTATAACCGTAAACTTCCTTATGGATTGGTCCCTCAAATTAAAAAGTTCGCTGAACAATTTGAATACTCTCTGTGGATTGACCCACGTATTCTTGAACAGGAAGATATTTCTCGTGAAGATTTTGACTCATGGGTGGCTTCTCAAGAAATTTATTCAGGGTCTACCAAGATTGAGCCTCATTGGTATCAGAATGAAGCCGTATACAACGGCCTGACAAAACGTCGCGCAATTCTGAATTTACCTACATCCGCAGGTAAATCATTAATCCAGGCACTCCTGAGTCGATATTACGTTGAGAACTATGAAGGTAAAATCCTTATTTTAGTTCCTACTACTGCACTTGTTGACCAGATGATTAATGACTTCATCGATTATCGGTTGTTCCCTAAAGCCGCAATGCTTGGAATTCGTTCAGGTACTGCTCGTGATTCTGATGCAATGATTTACGTTTCGACTTATCAAACTGCTATTAAGCAACCTAAAGAATGGTTTGCTCAGTTTGGTATGTTTATGAACGACGAATGTCATTTGGCTACAGGTAAATCAATTTCTACTATCATCGAAGGCCTAACCAACTGTATGTTTAAATTCGGTTTGTCTGGTTCTTTAAAAGATGGTAAAGCTAATTTAATGCAATATATGGGTTTGTTTGGTGACGTGTTTAAGCCTGTATCCACTTCACAGTTAATGGAAGAAGGACAGGTTACCGACCTTAAAATCAACAGTATTTTCCTTCGATACCCAGACGAATTCACTGTTAAGATGAAAGGTAAAGATTACCAATCAGAAATTAAAGTCATTACTAAGGCTACTCGTCGTAATAAATGGGTTGCTAATTTAGCTGTTAAACTCGCTAAGAAAGAAGAGAACGTATTCCTGATGTTTAAAAACATCGAACACGGTAAAACTCTTTTTGAAATGGTTAAAGAGCAACATAAAGAAGTTTATTATGTATCAGGTGAAGTTAATACCGAAACGCGTAATGCTCTGAAAGTAATGGCGGAAAATGGTAAGGGTATTATTGTTGTGGCAAGTTACGGTGTGTTCTCTACCGGTATTTCCGTTAAGAACCTTCACCACGTTGTATTTGCTCATCCAGTAAAATCTAAAATCATTGTACTCCAGACAATTGGTCGTGTACTCCGTAAACATGCTTCTAAATCGACAGCACAAGTATGGGATATCATCGACGACATGGGTGTTAAGCCTAAATCAGCTACGGCTAAAAAGAAATATGTTCATTTGAACTACGCCCTCAAACACGCTTTAGAACGTATTCAACGTTATGCTGATGAGAAATTTAATTACGTAATGAAACAGGTGGATTTATGAAAACCTTTAAAGAAGTTATTCAGGAAGCATCTATTGAAAGCTTCATGGCTAAAATTGGTTCTTGTCAGACTATGGATGGTCTGAAGGAATTAGAGAAGTATTACAAAACTCGTAGTAAGGAAGCCGAACTTCGTGATTCGGATGATATCAGCGTACGCGATGCATTGGCTGGTAAGAGAGCTGAATTGGAGTCGATGGACGACGAGGAAGAGGAAGATTTCTAAACAAAAAAGGCCCAACCTTTCGGAAGGGCCAATAACCATAAATGGCTATACACACTAGACTAAAGTAGTAATTGGGTTTCGTTCAGCTGTTCTTCAGTGTTTTCCGTAACCGGCAAGCTTTGAACGTAATTATAGCATGAGCCCGGATGAACCGGACCTTTTTCTGTTTCAACAACCAATGCAGCATCGATTGGAGTTTTACAGACAACGCAAATCTTATCTGACATGATTGTCTCCTTAGTTTAACTTACATATCTATTTATTACTTGATAAAGCGGCATTAATGAATTCTTGGAGAAGTTTCATTTTATCAACATCTACTTTAATAGGTTTGATATTTTTAGTGCGTCTCATTTTTCACCTGCTTCAAATTTCCTGAGCTCCAACATATTCTTTAATGAGAACCCTCTGGCTTTTACTGCGTCTAAAGCTGAACTACAAAAGTCCTGTAATAAAGCCCAATACTGAATTGACGTATCGATTTTAATTACACTAGAATCTGCAGCCATAACAGTTTTTAATTCAGACTTCTCATACTGGTCCATACAAACCTCATCACCTGGCTCTCCACGTCCCGTGTAGAAATCTAATCGCTTCTTAAGTGAGGTCTTTTTCTGGATTTCTAATCTCATTATTTCTTTCTTACAATTCGTATACAGTCTTAGCCATTTGCTGTGCAGCAAAACGTTGTTCTGTACTTCATACTGTAAACGAGTCCCATCAATCTTTAAATCTTCATCCAAAGCATCTTGAAACGACTCTAACTTGTACTCAATCTCTTTACTCATCGCATGTTTCCTGTGTAATAACCATAGGACCATTATACACTATTCAATTGAACAGCAATTAACCACTCTGTGAGAGCTGAATTCTAATTTGCTCTAATGTATCCGGGTCATCAACAATACTAAACTGAACGGTTACGATAATCGAGTTATCATCGTACACAGGTGTGACACCTACAGCCAGGGCAGAAATTCTAGGTTCGAAGTTCCGCACAGCGGAAACTATATTACGCTTAATAGTATCCGTGATTAATGGGGTGATATTCTGAGCACCTGTAGCTTTAGCGACGTCTCTATTCCAAGACGTCCTCATTTCAGGGTCTAAATCCGAATACATTTTATTGATATTCATTACATCACCTTAAAGAACTCTTTAAGTCCCTCAATAACGTGGACGGTATGTTCACCACATTCACAAGAAATAGGTATGGCCAAAATAGGCTTAGGGGCGACTAATGCATCATAAACTTCTTTTATATCTTTTTCTGTTATCACAGAATAAAGGTCATCAAGTTCCGCATCGCTTAAATCGGAAAGAAAAAGCTTTTCGCCTGCAGAAGTTAAAATATAATCGATACACCCAGCGACCATCATAGCCCTATTTTTATCTTCAAAGAGTTTAGGGTACCTGAAAACAATTTTAAAGTTGCCAAAGTCTTTAATAACATCAGGCTCTTTACCTAATTTTGCGCGAGTTAGTGTCATAGGGACAACCTGTGAGCGACCACAACTACAAACCCACTCACGTTCTATATTCACTTCAGCTAATGAATGGGCCCACAGGTTTATCACCAGGAGCTCAGATTCTTGCTTGTTTAAATCACGAGCATCTGTGCAATTCGAAATGAGTTCATTGATAAAGGACTCTATTCTGCCTTCTAATTTAGCTTGGAGCAAGTCCTTATACTCTCTGAGGGTAAATGCTCTGCATTTTATGGTTTTGTTTTTAATTTTTACGTCAAAAGTATAATTCATTGTCTTCTCCTTTAAGCTTATTTATAAATACATCAATAAGAGGACACCCTATGGCTAATATCGTACGTTGTGAAATGCCTGATGGAGTCCACCGATTTAAACCTTTTACAGTAGCTGATTATCGTGATTTTATTTTGATTCGAAATGACATGAATAATAAATCACCTGAAGAGCAAAAACAAATTTTAGATGAGTTACTGGAAGAATACTTCGGTGAATATCCTACGTCATGGCGCCCGTATATGTTCATTGAACTTTACACGTCATCACTCGGCAAGACCAAAATTCCTATCCGATACACTTGTAGTAAGTGTGAAAAGGATAGACAAGTTTTATTCAATTTGAAACAAGCCAAGTTAGATAATCCCACAATTGAAGTGGCTGGCTTGAAGCTAACATTCAAATTTCCGGAAATAGAATATCAAGACAAATCCGAATTGATTTTGAACACCCTCCAAACCGTAGAAGATGAAAACGGAAAATATAATTGGACTGACCTTTCTGAAGAAGACCAATTAGCCGTAATAGATGCTATAGACTTATCTACTTTAGAGGATATAGTCAAACAAACCAGCCCTATTAATTTCGAACTCAAATATGGATGTTGTAATCGTAGAACGATTGCATATACCGATATTTTAGAGGTGTTTAAGCTTATAGTCAATCCAGATGAGATATTTTTATTTTACCAAATAAACCATTTATTGGTAAAGAACAATTATTCATTAGAAAGCATTATGCAGATGATTCCAATCGAACGCGGTATTGCTTTGTCTTTGGTTGAAAAGGACCTTAAGAAATGAGTTCAAAAACTATGCAACGTGAAGGCTTTCCTAATATTAGTATACGCCTTTACGAAGATTATGACGCCTGGTTAGAGCATCGTTTTGTTGAACTAGGCGCGACATTTACTACTCTAACAATGCGAGATGGACTTTACGGTAGTAATGAAGGGCTGCTTCAGTTTTATGATGCAAAGAACCTTCATACTAAAATGGATGGCGAGCAGATTATCCAAATTTCTGTTAAGAACGCTAACTCCGAGCGTACCCAGTCAAGAATTTATGGAAGCAAACACTTTGCTGTAGGAGTGGATTCGAAGGGCGACAATATCATAACAATACAACTCGCCCCAATCCACTTTTTAGAAAATCTTAAATTCGGACGTATGTTCTTCCCTAGTGTTCAAGAAACATTAACTGAAATGATTGGTGTTATTTACCAAGACCGTCCACTTCTTGCACCTCCATTGAACGGGATAAACGTTTACGTTCCTAATGTTCCTTGGTGTGATTCAATGGACCGTTATATGGAATTTGTACGAGAAGTAGGTATGGCCGTTGAATCTGATAAATTTGTATTTGTCTGGGAAGATATAGATGGTATTTCTATCATGGACTACGAATTTATGGTTAATCAAGAGCCAATTAATTTTGTGGTCGGTGAGCCTCGTTTAATAGGCCAATACGTCCAAGATATGGACACTCCTATCGCATTTGATTTTGAATGGTTAACTAAAGCCAACCAGCATTCCAGAAAACCATATGAAAACGCTACTATATACGCCCACTCTTTCTTAGACAAAAACGCCACACGAATTACTTTTGGCGATGGGCAAAACAGTATATTGGTTTCTCGCTCTGGTGGATATTCCGATTATACCTACCGAAACGGATTTGAAGAAGCAGATAGATTGGTTACTATGGCCCAGTATGACGGGTACGCTCATTGTAAAGTTTTTGGCGATTTTGAACTTACTCCAGGCGATAAGATTAATTTCTATGACCCTAAAAACCAATTCCAGTATGATTTTTATGTAGACGAAGTTATTCATGAAGTGAGTAACAATACATCAATTACAAACCTTTATATGTTTACTAATGGTAAGCCTATTAAGATTGAAGAACCACCGAAGGTTAAAAATGAACTTAAAACTGATACTCCCGATCAAGAAAATAACGCTGGGTAATAAAGAAATTTCTATTCCTAAACTAGGTCTCAAGCACCAGAAATTAGTTAAGGACGAAAAAGACCCCTACAAAGCCCTCCACATGACAATGGACTCCATTTGTAAAGGGTTATCTGCAGCAGAAACAGATTTTGCTGCTTTGCACCTTTTAGAATTCAACGGGCGATTAAAAGAAAAAGTAACTAAAGACGGATTCACGTATAATTTAAACGACCTTTATATTTGCCAACGGCTTGAATTCCAGTTCCAAGGTAAAACGTTTAAAGCCTTTGTTGCCACATGGGCTGACGATATAACTTCTACTGTAGCTATCCCTGGCCCTAATGGTCCTATCAAAGGATTGCTTAAAATCATGGATATCTTAAATGAAGAACGAATCTAACCAGAATAGTTTTCGTCGCAATAAACTGATTGAAGAAATGGCTCCTCAGCGTCGTGCTGAGGCGCTAGCCCAAACTCAGAACGACGAATTAGGAAATATATCAGATGTTTTATCTGATTCCCAGGCGGCGTCTGAATTGCTCTCTGAAGTGGTTGAGACAAAGTCTAATCAGATTATTAGTTCTGTGGACCGAGTAGATAAAAGCGTCCAAGATGTTGTTGCCGGAACCGAATTAACGGCTGAAGCTATATCAGAACAAACCCAACAATCTAAAGCTCTTTCGGATGCATTAAACGAAAAGATTAATAAGCTTTCTAATATGTTGGAGGCTAAATTTTCTGGTATTTCTATTCCGCCGGAAGGGAGCTCATTAAAGGTTATTGAAGACTCTATTCCTGAAGAACCCAAGGCCGAAACTCCTAAAGTTCCAGCCGTTATTGAAGATGTTCTTCCACCTGAAGATAATAAACCTGACGCCGAATTTGTGCCCGAGCCTCCTAAAAATTCAGATGAAGGTAAAGAAGGTGATAAGTCTTCTCTTTCCGAGAAAATTGAAGCCCTTACTAAAATAACTGAAAAGGGATTTAAAGCTTCCGTAGGTGTCGCTGATAGAATTTCAGGTATGCTTTTTAAGTATACCGTTACTGCAGCCGCTGAAGCTGCTAAACTTGCCGCAGGTTTAGTCCTTTTAATATTTGGTATAGATGCCATTCGTGTATACTTCCAATATTTCATGGACCAATTTGAGTCAGGATGGAAAGAATTTAACGATAAGTTTAAAGAGTGGGGACCCTTACTTGAAGGGCTAATGACATGGGCCAAGAATGCCGAAGCCATGTTTAGTGAAGGAAACTGGTTAGGGCTGGCCGAAGCTATTATTCGTGGTATGGTCAATCTTACTAAAAATATGGCTCAGCTTTTAATGGTCGGTATTTCTAAGTTGATTTCTGCTATTTTAAGCAAAATACCTGGTATGGGTGAGTTGGCTGAAAACGTAGAAGCTTCCGCTTTAATGTCGTATCAACAAAATACCGGAGCCACTTTGGATGACGAAGACCAAACTAAAGTAGCCAAGTACCATGATAGACGTTCTGCTGAGGCTTTAGAAACAGCCGAGAAAATGAATAAGAAGTATAAGGATAAACCTGAGCTTATAAACCAGGCAGAGAAATACGGCAATCTTACTAAAGAACAAGCTGACCAATTACGCGCAGGTGGAATTGACACAAGCTTCCGTGACCTCCCTGAAGAAGAACGTTTAGAGTATTTCAAGAAACGTGATAAAGCCCAGGCTGATATTATTCGTTTGACTCAAACTGCTGATAATATAATGAAGCCTGATTCTAAAGATATCGAAAATGCTAAAGCGTATAAAGCTGATATCGAGAAACAATTGGCAGACCCTATTATGGCTAAAGGTGGAGCACCGAAGGACCTTAATATCCAGCAATTACTTGATAAGATGAATAAATCTTTAGAGAAATTTAACGAAGCTGAAAAGCCTAAACCTGCTTCTGTAGCTGAATCCCCTGAAAATACCCAGGTTAAAAAGGTTGATGAGCAAATGAGAGCAAAGGAAAATGCTAAATATAGTCAGCAAGCTCCAACTCAAATAAATCAGCAAACGAATATCAAGAAAACGAGTAAGACTAGTTATAATTTACCTCCACAGTCCTCTACTCCGGCTCCTGGTATGCGTCAAGCTACTAAAGTTAATTAGGATTAATAATGAAAGTAAAAGAACTTGACTTTGATGTAGCCTCCTTGTTTAAAGGAGGTTCAAAGACCTCCGCAGGTCAATCTAAAACACAAGCAATAAAAACCACGGTAACTGCTCAGTACCCAGCTGAGCGTGCTTCAGGTAATGATACCTCAACCGATATGGTATTAAACGACCTCTATAAAAATGGCTTGCTTTTTACTGCATATAATTTTAGTTCTCGTGTATCTCCGGATTTGCGTAACGACCGTTCGAGTCAAATGACTAAAAAGTTCTCAAGTGCAGCCAGCAAATTAACAGGCAACAGTGGAACCTATAGTGCTGTTAAAAACTTATTTGGCGGAAATACTAAGGGCGTTAAATTTGATACCCAAGCCTTAGCCAATATTCTTTTACCTCGTTCTAAATCTGATGTGGATTCTGTGTCACATAAATTTAACGATGTAGGCGAATCATTGATTACTAAAGGTGGTGGTACTGCTACAGGTATTTTGAGTAACGTTGCAAGTACTGCGGTATTTGGTGCATTGGAATCTGTAACTAATGGTGTAATGGCTGATTCGGGTGAACAGATATACACTACCGCTCGTAGTATGTATGCGGGCCCGGATAACCGTACTAAGGTATTTACCTGGGAAATGACTCCACGAAACGCCCAAGACCTTATCCAGATTATTAAAATATATGAAATCTTTAATTACTATTCTTATGGCGAAACAGGCAATTCAGCCTTCGCAGGCGAATTAAAAGATAAGATTGATACCTGGTATCGTTCTACGTTTAAAAAAGAAGCTATTGACAAGTTTGACGGTAAGCTATTAGGGGAAAGTATTACAAGCTTCCTTTCTAATGTTATTGTGGTAAGTAACCCTACCATTTGGTATATCCGAAACTTTGGTGATAGCAGTTCATATGATGGTCGTGAAGATATTTTTGGTCCATGCCAAATCCAGAGTATCCGTTTTGATAAAACTCCGGACGGCCATTTTAACGGATTGGCTATTGCTCCTAACTTACCATCTACGTTTAGTTTAGAAGTTACTTTCCGTGAAATTATTACTCTGAACCGTGGCTCACTTTATACGGAAGGATTCTAATGTATACTTTACAAGAATTTCAGAACCAGGCAATTAATATTGACCTACAGAGGAATAACCTGTTTAGTGTAGTATTTGCTACGGTTCCTTCTTCTAAATCCCAAGCGCTCCTCGACCAGTTCGGTGGAGCTTTATTTAACAATATCCCATTGAATACCGATTTGTTTGGTATTACACAAGGAGAGTTGGCCCAAGGTGTTACGACATTAGTGACAGCGGGCACTCAGAAGTTGATTCGTAAGTCAGGCATAAGTAAATATCTGATTGGAGCTATGTCATCCAGGGTTGTGCAGAGCTTACTAGGAGAGTTTGAAGTAGGTACATATCTGATGGATTTTTTCAATATGGCCTATCCTACGGCAGGTCTTTTAGTCCACGCCGTTAAAATCCCGGATAATACTTTGAACTATGAAATGGATTTGAACCACAACTCGCCTAACATCAAAATTACCGGAAGAGAATATTCTCCATTGGTATTAAGCTTCCGTATGGATTCTGAAGCTGCTAACTACCGTGCTTTTAATGATTGGGTCAATAGTGTTCAAGACAATGGTTGTGTTCCTGTTGGTGTTTCGTCACCGGAATTATCCTACGACGGTGATAACCAAATTGCTTCATTTGATGTTACATTTGCTTATAGAAGTGTACAGACGGGTGCAGTTGGTAAACAAGCTGCTTATGAGTGGTTGGAAGATAAGATTATTAAAGGCGTCGCTGGGCTAAGTGAGAGCAATTCGCTGAGTTCTTCAGTGGCCAAATTAAGTAGACTTTCAGGAGCTTCTAGTGGATTAACAGGATTGGTTAATACATTTGGTGGGCGTGCTATTAATAATGGAATATCGAGGCTGTTATAACAAAAAAGGAGAGCATATGCTCTCCTTTAGGGGTTTATTTACGGAACGAAATGAAACCTGCTGCCGTCATTAGCGGTTGCTTTTTAACAAATACCGTAACTGAAATAGGAGCTTCAGATTCGAGTTGTCCTGTCACTACACCGTTAAAAATGTTTTCGGTTTGTTCTGGATAAGAAAAATTCTCAACAGGTCGGATATCAAACTGTTTGTCTTCACCGAAAACTCGACGTAATTCATTACCTACGGCACTGTCAAACTCTTCAGAAGCAGGGATAACGTTTTCAACTACCAGTTCTTGACCATTAAAACGGAATGCAGATTTCATAATGTTCTCCTCATGTTTGTGTAAGGTAATAGTACCACATCCTTGTGGTGTTGTAAACTACATTTTGAATTTATTTGATAAAGAAGAGATATCCAAAGACGCGGCAAGGATTTCCATAGCTTCGTTGCTTTCAGAAACGGATTCATTAACCAAGAATTGACTAAATCCATCCATCAGGCGAACTTCACCAGTTTCCATCAAATGGTCACCATCGTAAACAGATTCGCTGAGCTCTGAAGGAGGTGTTACGGTAGCTTCCGCATATTCTGTAAGGTCGCCAGGAGCGATAACTTTAACTGCTTCAGCACCTCGAATAACCATACCAATTTCAGCAATTCTATCCGCAGGACCTTCAGGTGCAATTGGATTACCGAACTCGTCTTCTTCCCATTCTACCTCTTCATCATCGACTTCGCCTACATCAGATGAACTACCACTAGCCAATTTAAACAACTCATCAGCGGAGGATAAAGAACCTTCACCACCAACAAAAACGGCTTGGTTGTCGAGGGCCATATAATTTTTACCAAATTCACCAAAGATGTTAGGCTTTAATGAGGCTGACACAAAGTTCTTAAAGTAAAATGTTTTGTTATCGATATTATGACGCAGAATTTTGTATGGCAAATCCTGACCACGATACAAAATAGTACCCTTAGGAAGTTTAATACCCTTAGTAAATGCTGAGTCTAAATCCTTAATCAATCTAATAGCCGTTGTATTGTTTTCGGATTCAGGTTTACCTAAAAGGAATAAGTTCATAGGAGCATATTCAGCCGCACAATATTCAATAATAGCATTGCTTTCGTCTTTGGTTAGGTCCTTAGGTTTAATGAGCTCGCCTGAATAAGCATATGCATCACCAATAGAATCGTTAACCAGTTTATAAACGGCTTCCATAGCGAAAGCAATTCGAGATGCTTTCTCTGAAGGGGAGCCATTAAAACGGGCGCTCAGGTTATTAACAATTTTCTTAATAATATCCAGACTATTGGTTGTATTGATTTGCGAAAGGCCGCTTAAAAGTCTATCGACTTCTGTATTAAAAAATGCCATATTTTTAGAGTAAATTTCAAACCCTTGTTTATCTCTATTAGCATAATTTAGTTTAAATTTACTATCAGTCATTAAAGCGTGTGTGAGAGCAATAGTGTATCTAAAGTTGGCAAGGTCCTCACTCTTAGATTTAAACTGAGAAGCCTGGCGCATTTTGGTAATAGCACCTTTTTTAAAGTTCTGACTAATCTGTTCAATACCTTCGTTCTCAAGGCCTTCGGCAGTGTGAACCGGTACAGAAGCTTCAAATTCGTTATAAACCTGCAATTCTTTAGGGGACAAAGTTTCAGGCTCAGCAGTAGAATACTGCGCGGCAGCCGCCATACGACGGGAAATCTTAGTACGAGTAATGACAGCCTTATCGGTACGTTTCTCTTCAACCTGTGCAATAGATGCCGCTACGGCTTCTACCTTACTTACGGCCTGGCCTGTTTTCTTAGAAACATAAACTTCGCCGACTTTAGAATCGACTTTGGTATAAAGGTCGGCATCAATTTCAGGCATACCCTTGATATCTTCGATATTAGAACCACGACGTACTAAAAGAACATAGGTATGTTTTCCACTGAATTGGAACATATCATCGACAACTTTAAACTTACCACCGGTACGAGCCATCACCAAACGAGCTAATACGCGTTGGACAGTAGGGCCCTTACCTTTCATTTTCTTGGTAGGGAAACGGAATAAAACCGCATCCATTTTAAGTTTGTTTACTTGTTCGTATACGGTATCAAAAATGGTATTCAGTGTACCAAGTGGGTCAGAACCAAGGCCGCCCTTAAGTTCAGCCGGAGCACCCTTGCTCGACAAACTCATTAGAATAACGTGGACATATTTGTCGCCTGGCTTAACCATTTTAATAGCGTCTCCTTGAGACGCATAAGATACCATACGAGCGACCAAGTTATCATTACCTGGTGCTTGGATAGAGAAAATCTGCGGAATACCGGAACCCGGTTTAAGATTTATTACTGGATAGTTTTTAGCGGAATCGCTATCAAAAACTTCGTTTAAATTTTCCATTATTTACCCTTGGATGAATTTTTCTGGGATGTCATAGAGGTCTATGCATGAAGCCAAAAGAGTCAGTACATCAACCCGTGTAGATTTAACAAATGAATCAAAAGATACAGGGCTTTCGGAAGTATCGAAATCATCTTGATATACGACCAACTCGCCGGTTTCCACTAGTACGTCACCATCATATACCACTGACTCTTGAAGCTCATCTGACGTCATAACTTCGGCTTGAATAAATTTATTGTTAGACACCGCAGAACCAGTATTGGCTGATGCATCCACGATTTTATCTATTTTTACAAGTAGCCCGCGTGGTAAAATTATTTCCTTTTCGTTGGCATGCATGCTTAATTGGCCAGGATAAATCACGTTAACCTTATGAGCACCACTAATAGCCCAGCCAACATCAACACGGATTTGATCCGGTGCATACATATGTGTACGCACTTGACTAGCAGAGATGGTAACACCTTCGTCATTATTATCAATGTTTAATTCTTTTCGAACATCATCGGAAGCAAGACCAATAGCCGCATTCTCTTTAAAGCCACCAAAAATGATTGGAGCCAATGAGGTTGAAACATAGTTTCTAAAATAGAATACCTTATTTTTAACTAATGCTTCGTAGATAGGCGCGCGCAAAGATTGTGCTCTATAAACCATTATTCCTTCAGGTAAACGGTCACCATTTTTAAAGGCAGAATCCATTCCATCAATAGCACGTTTAACTTCGCTTTCGTCCAAAACTTCATAAAAGCCCGGTTTATAACGGCCAAGAAGGACATTGTTAATATCAACATAAGCTGAAGAGGCGTATTCTCTGATAGCTCGTTTTTCTGCAAGTGTATATTGTTTAGGGTCTCGAGATGTTGTTATATTAAGAATTTCTCTAGTTGATTCTATAGCGTATGTATACATTATCTTAGACAAGAATGAAGACTTACGTTGTTTCCATACTCTTTCACTGTTTTCATTCAATATCTCTTTTTCCAAATGGAAATTGTCTTTTCTATAATCTTCAAACCAATCACTTTTAATAGATTCTGCGATTTCATTAGCAACTTCAACAAAGGCAGCTAAAGCTTTAACTGACGTGGTTTTTTCATTTTTAATTTTTTTGACAAATTTTTCTAAAGAAGAGTTAATTTTATCACCGTAAGAAACTTCATCCGCAAATTTAAATGAATCATCCATAGTATTATAAATTTTAAAATCAATAGCCGTAGCCAGCTTATCCTTAGCTGTTTCGGATGATAATGATAATTCAACTTCGGCCGCTTGTGGAATTAATTCCGCCGTAGCAGGCGCACTGAACTCATTGGCAGTTTGTTCATATTTCTGAAACAATTCACCTTCATTACGATCTGCTTCTAATGACTGGCTTGCCGCAATAGCACGACGGGAAATCTTAGTCTTGGTTATAACCATTTTATCAGTGCGACGTTCTTCAACTTTAGCAATACTGCCGGCAATAGCAGTTTCTTTAGTAACCTGAGCGCCTTCTTTTTTAGAAATATAAACTTCACCGACATCAGAATCTACCTTAGTGTATAATTCGGAATTAATTCCTGGCATACCTTTGATATCTTCGATATCAGCTTGTTTACGAACTACTAGGATATAAGTATGTTTACCGGTAAATTGGTACATAGCTGGAACTACTTTAAAACGTCCACCGGTTTTCTGTGCTACCAAACGTTGGATAATACGTTGGACAATAGGCCCTTGTCCTTTCATTTTCTTGGTAGGAAAACGGAACATCACGGCATCCATACGAAGCTTTTTAACTTGGTCATAAACCACATCAAAAATAGTATTAATCGCATCTACAGGAGTAGGGCCAAGGCCACCCTTAAGTTCGGCTGGAGTACCTTTAGCTGATAAACTCATCAAAATAACGTGGGCATATTTGTCACCTAATTTAACTTGTTTAATGGCGTCGCCTTCAGAGGCATAGGATACCATACGAGCAACCAATTGGGATTCCGCGTCGCCAATCTTCCAAATCTGTGGTACTTTAAGTTTAGGGTTCAAGTTTACTGTAGGCAGTGTGCCTTCGGACTCAAACACTTCATTTAATTGTTCGGTCATAATAATTCCTCTTTAATAACCTTATTTATGCCAGAAAAGGCCCGAAGGCCTTTATTAAAGTACTAACAACGTACGGTACACTTCAAATTTAGGGCCCTTTTCATAGCGGCCGAAATTATCTTTAAAATCGGCGAACGCGATTTCATTTTCAAATTCAAGGACAATTTGGGACACTGCGGTGGAGACATCGCCACCTTCTTTATATCCAATAACCACGGTTTCTAAATAAGCTTTCATATTATAGTCCAGTTTGAGACCAATCACCGAATACATCTTCAAATGTATCAGCTTCTGTTTTATCGAAACGCCAACCTTTAATGATTGGAAGGAAAATACCTACGGTATCAGTACGTCCTTTAGAATGAACCCAACCATTACATTCACAGTCAGCAATACGTCCAATCAACTTACCTTCACGAGCTTGTTTCATGAGAAGTTCACGGTCTAAATCAGGACGGTCTTCCAATGGAATCAATACCTTTTTACCTGATTTATCTTTCTTATGGGTGGTATCTTTAAAGCCTGAACCACAGTCACTTGTAATTCGACGACAACGCGATACCAACTCGACACCGCCTAGTTTGTTAGGGTCCTTCGAGTGTTCATAATAACCTACCACTTCTAAAGCGATATCGATTACTTCTTTGAACTTGATAAGATTCTTAGAACGGCGGTTTTCCCAGTAGGAGTCCATGTTCTTAAGGATAATGCCTTCCAGGCCCTGGTCGACATATTTCTTATAAACGACTTTAGCTTCTTCAAGATTATTAACCCACTGGTTTTCGATAGCTTCGACACGCGTTGTACCATGCAATACGACATTATGAGCAACCATAAGTTCTAAGGCTGCAAAGCGTACATCATACTTATCGCCTTTAATTTTACCTTCGGAATATACGACATCCAACGGGACATAATCCCACGCCTGTAATACCATACCTGCGGCTTCGGTTGGAGTAATAGTTCCTTGAAGAGCCTTGTTAGCCAAGCCGTTTGACGTGGAACGATCGGCGACAGTTTGGAATTCCTTAGCCTTACTTAATTCAGGAAGTTCCTCATCAAACATACTAAACAAATCATTAGATGCTTTAGGTTCTACTTTAGGAGTGTGGTAAACTAATTCGCCGTCAATCATAACACCATTAGGATGGCGTTGTCGAGCTTCTTCGGTCATTGCCATTAATTCAGCCGCCAAAAGATTAAGCCCTTGATATTCGTTACCACCACGAGTAAGGAATGTGACCCCATCGTTACGAACTTCAGCAAAACAACGAGCGCCATCAGCTTTTAATTGAGCAAACGCAGGCCATTTAATATTTTTCTTAATCAAATCTTCATCATAAGAACTAGCCAACATCTGTGGTTGTTCAGGGATTAAACCTTTCCAAACCTTGTTAGCAATAGAAATCGATGCACCACATTCAAGGTCGCGCATCATTACACGACGTAATACCTCGGCATCTTGAGCCTTAGCATCAGCAATGATTTGGGCCAGTTCTTCAATAGCAGCATTACCAGTAACCTTACGAGTGGCTAATGTGAACTCTGCGAAATCAAGAAGGTCTTCAAGAGTAATCATACCAAAGGATTGAGACGTAAATCCAGGTTCTGGCCACTTTTTAATACCGTAGTTCAAACGACGAGTATAAGCCATACGATAAACACGTTTCAGAAGCTCATTGTCCTTTTCACGAGCAATAATGGCTTCTTTAGCTTTAGTGGAATCAATAGCAGCAATTTCGTTCAAGATATCTAAAATCATAATCACCTCATTAGTCATGAATTCTATTATAAGCCACATCAGCCAAAAGCAAGTCTAATCGCTTATGATAAGAGAACACAAATCTCATTCGCCCATCGGATTTGAACTTGGACATAAAATGAACATAAATGAATCCCTGTTCGACACATTCGCGCCAAACAGGATGGTCTTTAGCCGGATTTACATCAAATGAGTAATCATGATTCACATGACGAATAAACTGGTTTACATGACCATAATCCATTGTAGTGGTAGGACCATAGTCTGAAATTGTATGAACTACAAACATATTAACCTCGCGCAATCCATTCAACTGCAGCATTATTACGAAGGGATTCGATAGCTGCGATATCGTCCCATGAATTAACCTTTACGGCTAAATTAGGTTTAAAGTCACGTTCACCACGAGCTAACCAATAAACTTGGATATCCATGAGAACATTAGATGCAGCATCACAGTGGTGAGCCAAATCATCAACATAAAACTTAATACGTTTACCGTACGTATTTTTAGCTCTTATGAAGAGGTCTTCTTTTGATTCTGAATGACCACACATCAGAATCTCCTTGAATGCGCCAGGGAACAAAGCATTCAAATTGAATTGTCTATTCAGCAGGGCATCAATTGAGTCGCCTAGCGCAGTCACGGCTACAAAATCGAAGTCTTTTTTGAGCTTGTTGATATGTTTTAATGCGTCCATGTAAGGAGACAGATAACGAATAAAATCCGACTGATTATATTTCTCGATTAAACGAGCGCCTAATTCATTATCACAATTAAACAGCTCGCCTGGAGATAAGAAACGTTCGTCCTGAATCATATTCAAAATATGTTCTAAAGGCAAATTATATTTCTGTGCGAAATAAGGCAAGCCGGACTGCCAACTTAAACATACTCCATCGATATCTGTTAAGATAACTGGTTTCATAATAAATCTCTCAATTTGTTTAGGATGTCGATAAACTCTTTTTCAGTTAGTATTGTATCACATTCTGTAAGGTGGCTTGCCATAGAATGCTTTAAAACCCTACCTTTTGTGGATTGTAACGCATCGCGAAATCCTGGGTTTTGGATCGCTGCTTCAAAATAAGCATTTTCGTACAACTCTTTCCATGCTGTAGAGTATCTTGAAATGGGAGTTCCAAGCCAGAACAGCGTCCCACGGTCCTGAGCTCTAGCATAAGTTCGTCCAGCTTTTTGTGCGTCCAGGCCTGACATTCTGAATATACGTTTTTGTTGTTCATGATTTTTCACCTTAATACTTCTGATTTCTAACTCAGACATCTTTGACACTTATAATTTCGACATCAGCCCAATGCCCGTAACCAGGTAGGCGGTCTTTAATAGATAATCCGCCGTCAGACTTCAGCATTTTAATTGTTTTAGTATACGGTTCAATATTTCGGGCCCATGGACTTACGTCAGTCACGCGATAAGTCACTTCGACCATTTCCGTACCTAATAATTTCTGAATCAATTTCTTAAACATATTATCCTCGCTTTAAACATTTGATTACAGACAGTTCACCACCCATACGAACGTCTTCAGTTCCATCGACCCATAGGACGGTGTAGGCTTCTTTAATAGTAACATTACCTAATTTAAAAGCAGGTAGAACCTTGGAAATCATTCCAGGAATACCTACACCTTTTAGCTGAACAGTTTGTGATAAGAATAGTTGCATTAGAACCTCATCTGAAAGCCGTGTGATTTAACATTACCACCATAGATGTCAGAGGTCCATAAGCCTTAATAGATTCACGAGTAGGTTGTTTGTCGGCAGGAACATCTTTACCTGCTTTAGAGAAAACAACTTCACAGAAATTTTTACGAGTATCAAAATAAGTGGTCATAAACATAATATTTTCCTCAAAGGAGGCCGAAGCCTCCATTTTTAAGTTAAGATTAGATATCGAATTCGTTCAGAACTACATCAAAGATTGCTTCCAGGTGTTCAGGTTTAGCTCGGTTGCTCAGGATGTGACGAATCCAGGTTTTAACCAGAAGCTTACGATTAGCACCGTTCCAGCAAGGATGGGTACCTAAATCACGTTGACGGAAATCATCATCTAAAGCGATTTTAAAAGTAGAACCTTCCATTGTGATTGAAACCGTAATACCATTTTCAAAGCGCATATAAACGTAGTTAGGAGTCATGCACTGTTCGATTTCACACACTGTACCGTTTTCGTGTTTCCACAGGCAAATAACTTCAGAAGAACCAGCGATACCGTTAGAAACATATTTACGTTCGAAGTTGATGTAGTTCATTTTATTCTCCAGTTTGTTTTCGTATTATTTGGTACAGGTCTATAATAACACAACCTGTACCAAAGTAAAACATTTATTTCACAACATTCCAATTTTTCATATCAAGTTTACCAACTTTTTTCATCTGAGCAATCAGACGTTCAGCGCGTGTACGGGCATTAACGTAATAGAATTCACCAATTTTGTTTTCTTCAATACGACCGGTAATTACAGTTTTCAGTTCATAAATCCAACCTGTAAAGAAGTTGTGAAGCTCGATGGTGAATGTAAAATCAGTACCCATACCTTCAGTTGTTTCAACTTCTATGATATCACCTTCAACTGCAGTCAGGACCCACATGGTTTCTTGATATCCACCGTTGAAACATTTAGCTTTAACAGATGCATTCAGATTTACAGTTTTCATTTTATTCTCCAGTTTGTTTTCGTATTATTTGGTACATGTCTATAGTATCATGCCTACCGGAGATGTACACCCTTTTTTTAAAGATTTAGAAACAAAAATGGGACTCCGAAGAGTCCCATAACTTATGCCTGAGGCTTACCAAAGCAAGCAGCATCTGCACGCAATACTGCACGGGCACGAGCTTGAAGCTTATCAACTACCTGATTGATACGCTTGTTGGACGCACGCTTGTAACCAGCGCGTTTAGAGGTACCGTCAACTACTTTAACTTCTTTCTTGGCCATTTTAAATCTCTTAAATTAGAATGCAGGACTTATTGGCGTTGCCTGCGCAAGCCCTCAAGGGGAACATAGGTTTTAGATATTTAACGACAGGATAACCATAAACCTCGTCATCATACCAACCACGGCTTAGACAGATAACCTTTTTCTGACACGTGATAGTACAAAATACATTCAAGAGGTACACCGTAAAACTGTTGGGGTCTTAAAACTATAATGATTCGCAAATCATTAATCAAACAGTTCGACGGCTCCTCGATTTAACTTACTTCAGGGTAATAATAAAATGACGTACTGCTTTACGAGCTGCTGAAGCCAAAGGCTTAGCAAATTTCAGTTCATCTTTAGCTTCCAGTTCAGCAGCCAGAGTAGCCTGTGCTGGGTTCAGATGTTTGAAATAACGCAGGATTTCCAGTGCTTCGGCTTCAACATCAATAGATGCACCGTAGTTTTCGTGACCGTTGTTCCAAGCGTTGCGTTGCAGTTCAAGAGCGTGATTCAATTGTTTGTTCATTTTAGTTTCTCAATTCGAGATAAAGATTGGTGGACACGTTCTTCTGAATTTCACTTCCTTTCGGCAAGTCTCTCAGTTGTAGTCCACCGCTTAGGATTCTCCGGTTAACTAACTAGTCCGGCAGCCAATCCATATTATTATTTATATCACTTATAAAGGCAAGGAATAGCTTTATAGTGACAGGTAACGAATTTCTGTTTAATTTCTTTAGGTTGTTTAATACCCAATGCAACCAACGGATGAGGCACGTTAGCAATCTTACCAACAGGAAGTGGAGTCAAATCGCCTACTTCACAAAAATCTTCAGGGACATCAGGTCCTACAGAATAAATTTCACAAAGTTCAGGGATTTCACCTTGATGAAGTTTGCCAATAACGATACCAGATGCAGTAGTTTCTTCATCACCAGCTTGTTTTGGTTCGGAAACGAGAATAACATATTCTCCGACCGCTTTAATAGGAAGTTCCATATTTAATCCATATTGTTTTGTTGATAGATTAATAATAACACGCTATTCTTAAAGCATATTACAGGACAAGCAGAGTTTCGGTCTGAAGGCCGTTAATAGAAATCAGCTTATCGAAACGGAATGAGCGCCAATCACTGGCCTTAGTATCAAATACTCTGATATAATTAACAGGTTCTTTATTGGCTTCTGGTCCAGGGGCCTGGACTTCTTTATATGGCAGCAGGTCTAAGTCGCGAGTACAAGTCATACGACGGGCGCTACCATCGGCTTTTTCAAACAGGACTTCGTGAAAACCAACAGACAAAATAGTCTTGACTTTTTCACGGAGACGAATTGTTTCTTGTTCAGTTAAAATCATAATTATTCCAGAATAGTTTTGATAGTGGTTGCGTTACGCTCTTTTAGAGCTCTTAATAGGTTATGACAATTATCAAGAATAGGTACCGTTTTATATTTCATTTCGGCGCGAACCCACTCGGATTTATAGTACGATTTCCAACGAGAGAAAAAGTACTTTTTATATTCTACTGAATAGGCTATCAGGTTTTCACCTTTTGAGTTCAGACCTGAAAATTTAACTAGACGAAATTTCATTATTCACCACAATAGTTTTGAATTGATTCCCAGTTCAAAGAACGGAGACCTGTACGATTATACTGGATAACTTCGATGCCCGATTCACGGAGGATATCGTCCCAACCTTCAGGATTTCGGTCATAGAGCTCAGCATAAACCAATGTTTTAATTCCAGACTGCGCAATAGACTTAGCACAATCGGCGCACGGAGATAACGTCACATACATCGTAGCGCCATCAATAGAACTTCCAGTACGAGCTGCAAACAAAATAGCATTCAGCTCAGCATGGATTTCATTTTTAGATGACCATGCAGCGTGAGCCATACGATGTTCTTTAAGGAGGTTATAGCCTGTAGAGATAATGCGACCATTCTTTTCGATAACCGCACCCACTTTCCATGAACAACATTTTGATTCTTGAGAAATCAGATATGCAATCTGAAGGTATGTGCTTGCTTTCATTACATCACCACTAGATAATTTTTGTTTATCGAAAAATACCGCCGCCGGAATTCGATCACCAATTTCAACCGGAAGAACAGTAGCCAGCACGGCATCATATGTTGAAGTATGGATGCTTTGGAAATCTTCACTCAGTTTAAAAAGGTCTTTGATGTACTGAGTAGCCTTTTCAGAGAGACCTACCAAGTTTCAACTGGGTAATCTGGTCACCATCTTTAGGATTAACGATAACCAATACCGCACGTGGTGATTCCTGAATTACTCGCAGAGTTGCATCAGGAAAACGTACAGAAACCTTATTAATCAGGGCCTGAGCAAATTCTTTAACTTTAACGTGGAACTGCTCTACAGTAATAGGTTGTTCGCTCAGCATTAGATTGTCTCCAACTTAAGTTGTTTGGTAGTGGTAGCTTGGGTAACGTCGCCTTTAACAATATAACACACTTGCTGGAACGAATTGGTCAAAAGCTCTTCAGCCTGACGATCAGCTTGTTCCTTTGTGTTATGGCGAGAATGAACTTCAATCTTACCGTTTTTAACAATAAGCACTTTCCAATCGGCCGGAGTTTTAATAGGTTTGATTTCAGGGTTCTGGAAAACTAACTGCAGTTCTTTAGGGTCTACCACTTCGATAAAGTATTCGAATTCATGGCTAAAAAAGCCCGCTGAATTAAAAAGAACACTATTTGCATCGTCAGGATTACCTGTGAGTTTGCTCGGGTCGACAAACATCATCTCGTCATATACACGAATTCGGCTTACACGTTCACGCCCATTATGGTAATCAATTTCAACTTCAAACGGATTCATACCCACATACTTAGCAAAAGCTGTATTGAGGCCATAAGCACCGTTATTAGTGAATTTGTTTTTAGTGTATTCACCAACGAACTTGTAAAACTTACGCTCTTCAAAGAACTTACCCATTTCGATTTCCTCATTTGTTTCGGTAGGACTACTATACCACAGTCCTACCACGGTGTAAACAAGTTGATAGGTCTATAGTATCCTTAAATTGCTTCGACAACTACCGTTTGTTTCTGGAAGTCCATTTTGCATGAAATAGCCAAAATGTGGTTATCAATTTTAAATGGGACAATTGCAAATGCTGCACCAGGCGTGAGTTGAACAGTGATTGCATCAACCGCATCCGGGAACATGATTTCCAGAATAGCAGACAAACGACCGTGCACTTTTAGTTCAGTCGACGTGTCGACGGTTTCGTATAGATAATCAGATACAATCTGACTAAAAACGGTTTTAACAATTTGAGAATAAGTAGGGAACATAATTACCTCAGTGTACTGTATGGACCTTCACGTTAACAATAAACCGGTCAACGACTTCAGTCAGGGGAACAAACTCAACATAGTACTCGCCTTTGTAACGTTCATTGAGGTCATTACGAAGGGCCGCAAGTGAGTTAATGAGGGCAGGAGACATATTCAGACCTACCAGTTTCTGAAGCTCTTTATAAGCTTCTTCTTCAACTTCATGGTGTTTGTTATACATAATGTTCTTCCAAGAAGGCAAGGAGTTCAGGAGCGGATTTAAAAATACCACCATCGACCTTGTCTTCATCTTTATAGTCCATAACATCCAGGCCAATACGTCCATCAGTTAAAGGCCATACGCCGAAGAAAAAGCATTTACGTTTTTCAATTTCTTCGATTGTACGAAAAATCTTTTCGATATTATTCATTAAAAGTCACCCGCTGCGACTTGCCAACATTCAACACCGATACGCCGCCACATTTCAACCACTTGGGTACGGTCATCAATAGCTAATTTAACATCAAAGTGTGGAGCAATTTTTTCCCAGAAGATTTCTTCTTTAACGATATCATCTTTACGGTCGTCGCCTTGTTCGCGTTGGCACTGCATGACCAATGGTACACCAGCAAAGTCCTCAACCCATTTACGAGTCATACGATAATATTTCATTGGGTCTTCTTTAGTACCGCATTCGCGACCACTTACTACGATAATCTGATAACCCATATGGGCATACATCTTAGTCAGTTCAACTACCATCGGGTTGATGACGTCAGTATCACACTTCTCAAGGTCGTATGGACTACGGTCTACCATTTTAGCCAGAGTACCGTCAACATCAAAAATAACGGCTTTAGGTTTTCCTGGAGTTCCTGTATAAACCGGAAGGACAAGATAGGCTCGCATATGACTATACATGGAACGCAGGACATCAATTGGTACTGCTTTTGAGCCGCGACGACTGTTGCGCTTAACAAGTTCAGTCCAAGGAACATCGAATACTTTATATTCAACTTTCCAGCCATATTCTTTAGCAAAGGTTTCCCACATCAAACGACGTTCAGGATTCAAGTTGGTGTCTGAAATAATTACACCCTTAACAGAATCACCACCGTATAAAATACCCTTTGCCGCATCGAACTGCATACAGGTCACGATGCCTTCTTTCTTCTTAGAGTATTTGTACTGGTCGCGCTCTTCATGACCCATAATGGATTGGCGATAGTCATCACGGTTGATGTTAAAATAGCCAGGGTTCTTAGCGATGAATTCACGAGTCCAAGTGCTCTTGCCTGAGCCAGGACAACCAACAGTCAAAATAATTTTCTTCATCATTTAATTCCTAACAGAATTTTAAGGAGGCGAATACGTAATTCAGTACGCTCTTCACCTAATTTGGCTACGGCCTTATTATTTGATCGGCGAGAGGTATTGGCAGAGATGAACATAATCAAATGTTTCTTTAGTTCACCCATATCAACACCTTGTGCCTTAGCCGCTTTACGTAGAGCTTTACCTGCATTATCTAAGATTTGTCCAGCGTCTTCATCATGGTCACCTAATTTCAATCCATAACACAAATCCACGTAATTATCTGAGCACTTGATATAATTCTCTAATAACTCTTTCATACACCAAGTTCCTTATAAAGTTCTTCACGGCAGGTTTTAAGGATTTTACCAGTTTCATATGCCGCACTTTCAGAAACATCACCAAGTGCAGCGGCAGCTTGCATTTGTCCATGACGTTTAGCCGCGTATTCAAAACTTTTCACCAATTCACGAATACGTTCTTTTTCATTGTACTCTTCAATGAATTCAGGGTATTCCCAAACCGGGCGCATCATACGATACCACTGTTGGACGGTAATATAATTACTTCCATTCAAATTAATAATCTGCGAAGGCTCAATAGACCCTGGAGCATAAAAAGACACCTGTCTTACTACATCAATACCGTCTACCATAGCCCAAGCAAAATCGAAAGTTGCCTTCTTTTCAAGTGGTGTACTTGCACAGGACCCTAGTTTTAGGAGCTTTTGTAATGCAGGCGATTTAACGCCTGAAATGTATTCAGGCTTAGCCACAAAACTGTTATCACGTAAAGTCATAATAATTTCCTCAATTTTTATAATCCGTAGGAGCATTATACTCTGCTCCCAAGAGTTTGTAAACTACTTTCCAAAAATACCATTTATACACATGCTAAGCACGATTCCAAAACAAAAGCATGTAAAGCCAAATAGAATGACATCCGACCCATCGATACAAGACTCAATCATTCGGAATCTTCAAATGGCATTCCAACCCAAGCTTTACCATCGATTACCTTAACCTGCCATTTAACATTATGTTTGGCAATAGGTTGTGGCCATGAAGGATGTAGTTGTTGCTTAGGCACTACAGGGATGTCCTGGGCACATCCAACTAACAAGCCAATAGATAATACTACTACAGATAATTTAATCATTCTGTAATGCTCCTGAAGTCTTCTGTAAAGGAATCGAAGGACTTGTTGATTTGTTTTTCGACCAGTCCTGGCTTACTTGCCACCACGTGCGCCTTCTTCGAATCTTTACGGAGCTTTTCATTTTCTACCTTAATTTTATCCATTCGGGCATTCATTTCAGTAGTACGGAATTCGATATCAGAGTATTGACCACGAAGGTCATCTACGGCTTCGGCATTCTGTTTGGCCGTTTGCTGGGTTGTTTTCAGTTCTTCGGTTAATGTATCAATACGGCTTGATTGGTACGAAATAAAACCGTAAGCACCTACTGCAATGGCTCCAGCTAAAAGGTAAATACTTAATTTAGACATTTGGTAATAATCTCGATGATGTCATCACGTGACAGGGAATTAATAAGAACCGTTTTAGGATTTTCGCACTGAATTTTGTACGTTTCGAACATAAAACACAATTCTTCAGCTGTATGGTAAGGACTTGAAATACCAAGGCGATTAAACTTGTCGCTTAATGGGTCGCAAATCAAATAGAAAGTGATGCCTGAGATTTTAACATTAGGTTGGCTAATATTGATGAATACCTCGGCATCGTACTTAGAAAGGTTGTTTTGGAGAAACTCAACCATAGAGTTGACAGCTTCAGGCATGGCTTCACGCTTTTCTTCTGCATAACGGGTAGAGTATTCTTTTTGCTTGATTTTCTTTTTAGCATTTTTAGCTAAAGTAACACGAAGATCGGTCAGGTAACCTACTGCACGAGAACCTTTAAAAACTTGGATACCGTCAGTAGAGTCACCAAAAGCCTTAACAACCATTTCGTTAGTAATCATTTGCATATTCATTTTGTTTTCTCCTCATTAGTTGGTAAGTCTATACTAACACATCATGAGGAGATGTAAACTACTCTACCACAATTTCTTTCAAATATTTTTCAGGGATTTGGGCCTTATGCATAGTCTTTACGGTCGCGACCCTTGAGCTGAGAATACGCTGCTTCTAACAAGGCCAGTGATTGTTCTAAGTAATCTAAATGGATACGTTCAAAGGCATCGATTTTCTCGATAGCAAACGAATCCGTACTGAACAGGCCACGAAGGTCATCAGTTCCGCCAGCCACTACAACTTCAAACAAACGTTCGTTATTGTTAATGGAATCTTTGGTATGATGCAGTGCACTGTACCATGCAGTTTTGAGTTTAAAGAACGTACCATCTTTCAGTACAAAGATGAAACCTTCAATGCCCTCTTGTTTACGAATGGTTTCTACGAAATCACCCTCAGAGAGGTCATAGCTTTCAACCAAATGCTTACGCAGAGCACCGTCCTTAAACAATTCCGCATACGGAATATATTCACCCGTTTCATTATTACGAACGTTTAACAGGATGAGGTTTGTTTCTTGGTAAGCCAACACGATACGGTTGGTAGGTGCAACATATTCAAGGTTGCAGGTATACCCGGCTTTGGTGATTTCTTCTAGACGTGCGGCAAAAGCCTCGTTCTCAGGGAGACGAAGGAAACGTAAAGAATCATGCACCATTGATGAATGGATAGAGCCTTTAGATTTAACAGAAAGATACTGACGGTCCATGAATGTAGAAATCAGAGAACCATCTTCCTTAGCCATTACGAGGTCAATATTTTCCGGCGACAAATCCAGACCGATAGTCATAGGGTTTTCGTCGAGGTTAAAGAACTTTTGCATAGGACGAGCAGCAATACGTACCGGACCGTTCTCGTCCATTTCAAACATAATGCCTCGGCACTCTAGTGCGCCGTCTTCCAACCAATCACTGTACGATGCATAGTTATAACTAAAGATGCGATAGTTGACTCCTAGCGCACTCTGAAAGTCTTTAAAGAAGAACTTAGATTTAGTCGAGTTTTTAACCAGGGCCATCAAGTTATCATATAATTCAATCATTGCTTTACCTTAAAATTTTCAACCATTTGATAATAGGATACATCAGGATAATTTAAAGCTACCATCTTGCGTTTAAAGGTTCTATGACCGCATCGGCCCATTTTAACCCAATGTTCGAAAAGCTCCTTTTCGTAAAGCCAATGTTCCTTACGCTTGGAAGAAGGAACTCCTAGGGTTTTGGTATTAGAATTTGCTTTTAATCCTGAATTTTTTTCAAAGGCCGCTATAAGGCCTCCGTAATGCTCATTAGGATATCCTAATGAAACCGCCAATCGCCCAAATCTTCCGTATCCTAATAGACCGTTATTTACCCATAATTCAAAAAGCTCATCATAAAAATACCATTGCGATAATTTATCACCGGTTTTATGACCCCTGCCTCCAAGAACAACATTTAAACAATATAGGTCCATTAAGGCCTCATAACATACCAATTCCTTTTCTTTATCATAAGCTTCTTGTTCATCCGAATGAAATGATAAAATTTCCTTAATAAATCTAAAATTTCTTTTTATATACGGTAGTTTTACACCACTACCGCTATAAATGTCATTTTCAGGGTCCTCGTTAGACCTTTTACCTATATAATAGTGGTCTTTAAATGGGCCTTCCATGACTGTAATTTTGTATATGTAATGTTTCTTCATTTGGCACGGTGTTGGGTATTCCAAGGTGGATTAAATTTCTTTATGAACATTGGCTCTTCAAGAGACATGGTCTCGACTGACATAGTTCCAAGTTCGTTAGTCATCGACAGATTAAAGCACTGCCGTGCATAGAACTCTACCTTTTTACCTGCCATTAATGCTTCATGAATCAGAATGGACTTGGTCGAATCCGACGTTTGGTCCTTACGATTAATAGCGGTTCGGTAGTAAGTTGATGCGCTTACGAAGATTTTTAGTCTTCCCGATGTAGACTAGTATATCATCAACCGCTATAGCATATATGACATTTTGTTTATTTGGTACTGTGAGCGGAGCTATGGTGGCGTCATCTTGGAGTTCTAGGGTGACGTACTTGATAAAGCTAAATTCGTCTGCGATTTCTTTCATAGCAATAAGGGGCCGAAGCCCCATTCCTTAAA